TTAAGCGAATAATTCAACCTTATTACACTTTTTCCAACGAATATCACCCATTGCTCTACACTTTTTTAAGCGAATCAAACGTAAACAAAAGTTTTCAGGTTTTATGACCGATTTTCTATCATCCAATACCTTCTGGAAAATAAAAAACACACCGCAAACCACAGAAATTCCAAGAAAACCACTACCTTTGTATTCAACAAGCGTTCTGTAACATACCTGCGGAAATGTCCTATCATTCAGCACCTTGTATCTGATAGCGGACATTCCACAAAAGGGCTGAAAAGAGGCGGTACAACACGTATATGCAAAGCCATGAAATCCAACGATTTGCATTTGTCCCTGCATTCTGTGTATTTGTCAAAACAGAGGTTGTACCGATTAAAATGAATGGTCACTGATAATCAGTGATGTAAATATGCTGCATCGGACATAGAACGAAAAAGCAGTTATAGAGAACTGTTCTTAAGGGCTACGCTCCAAAGTATTGCAGCAATGCGAGGTCTAAATGTCGATGTTAAACATAATACACTTTGGTGCTCAGATATTTTCAGAAATGATAATGGCACCTTGTTACATGAAGCGATAGAATGCTCACTTATTTTTGTGCCACAGCAAAAATACGCCCTGCTTTCCTTGCGGCCAACAATATATATAGAAAACCCACGCTCGGTTTCAAAAGAGAAAAAGCAGGAGTATGCGCGGATATATCTGGATAAAATGTGGAACCAGGCATATAGCAATAAACTTATTCAATGGGAAAATATCGTATTTGGCAATGCACGTCTTATTTTTGAGTTCCCTCAAAATTCTGGCAGTGGATTTAAGTTCCAAATAAGCAACAATAGCGGATTTTCCGAAATACAATATCAAGACAGCACTGAACGAGGATATTTTTCAAGATCGTATGATAATAGAAGAACGATTTATTGGGGCCTTCAACTCAAAGAACCTGAATTGGAATTCGTAAATACATTTGCAGATAGGCCTTTTTTAGATTCAAATCCTATGAGAGGATTATCTAATCATAAGCCTTATGATTCTTGGCAAAAAGATGTTTTGCCACAAAATGTAAGACTGGGGGTAATTTGTCCTAATGCTCACACCAATAGTTTGAAATCTTTTTTACAACGCTTAAACACAACTATACAAGCTAACGATAATTCAGATTACATTCAGCCATATACAGGATTCCATAGTATATATAAAACATTATTAGAAATTCCGGACAGCGATACGGATAAGTGGATAAAAACAGAAGATACACCAAGAGATACAATAAGCCTTGCGCAATCAATATGTCATAAGGCCGGTAGTTTGGCCGAGAAATATCCAGGAATTGTAGTTGTAATTTACATTCCTACTTCTTGGAGTCTACACAAACAGTTCAAACATGATGGAGAATCGTTTGATTTGCACAACTATATAAAGGCTTATGCGGCTCAACACAGTTTTACAACTCAAATCATAGAAGAAAAAACTTTGAAGGACCCAATGGTATGTGAAATCTGCTGGTGGTTGTCATTAGCTTTATTTGTTAAGGCAATGCGTATCCCTTGGGCATTGGCCAGTCTTGATTCAGATACGGCGTATGCAGGTATTGGTTATAGCGTCAAAACAAATGGTAAAGGAAAAGTGGACATCGTTTTGGGTTGTAGCCATATATACAACGCAAAAGGTCAAGGGTTAAGATACAAATTATCAAAAGTTGAGCAACCTCAATTTGATGGGAAAAAGAATCCTTATTTAACTTATGAGGAAGCCTTCAAATTTGGAATTACTATACGAGAATTGTTCGTTAAATCCATGGATAAATTACCTCGTCGGGTTGTCATTCATAAACGAACACCATTTAGAAATGAAGAGATTGAAGGCATTACCCATGCGCTAAGTCAAGCGGGAATTAAAGACATCGACTTGATAACCATCAATTATGAATACAATGCTAAATTTATAGCACAAAGAGTTTATGACAACAATATTTCTGACGATTCATATCCGGTATCGCGCGGAACGTGCATAAAATTGTCATCAAGAAATGCTTTACTATGGACACATGGTGTCGTTCCATCAATTCGGGGTGGACGGCGTTACTATCCCGGTGGCAGGTGTATTCCAGCTCCTCTAAAAATAACTAAGTATTATGGTAAAGGAGATCTATCTACTATTGCCTCTGAAATTATAGGATTTACGAAGATGAATTGGAATTCATTCAATCTATATACGAAATTGCCAGCAACAATTGACACTTCTAATACATTGGCACAGGTGGGTAATTTACTGCATCAATATAATGGAGCAACGTACGATTATCGATATTTTATTTAATTCTGTAAAACATTAGTCTGGCAATGCCAGACTAATGTTAATGCAGGGGACTTGTTATAACATAAGTTTATACTATTTCCCGTCATATATTTTTTCCACGACAATCCACATGTCGTCCGGCAATTTCTCGTCTGAGATTTTCTCGCACGCCTGTTTCAGGTAGGCAAGTTCATCCCCCGCAAAGTCGATGGCCAGCGGCGTGTCTTTCTCGATGTCCCACTCGATGCGCCCGTTCTCCTCGTTTTCGTGCAGGCCGACCGCCTCGCGCTCACCGGCGGAGATTTCGATTTTGCGAAGAATCTCTTTCTTGGTGTTGAAATCCTTGAACGTGCCCTCCTTGGGCAGGATGACCGGAATGTAGAGCCGGTCTTTGATGTTTAGTTCCATATTCTGATAATTAGGTTTCCGTACTATTCGTTGTCTGCGTGTTCATCCGTTACGGCGGACTGGATCTGGACCATGAAGTTTTCGAAGTCGCCCATCAGACCGGCAATGGAGGCGTCCTTGGGCAGAGAGCAGAAGATTTGGCCGTTTTCGTAAGTGATGGTGCCGATGAAGACCGGTGCCGGGTCGCTGTCGAGGCGGCTCTCGGGAGTGTAAACGGTAGCCACCACACGTTCCAGTGCCCCGTCGGTCATGGTAAAATCCAAGTTGTAGAAGGCACGTTCCGTGCGTTCCTGTGCTGTCTTTGTCGTAGTGATGCGGATAATTTTCATAAAGCAGAGTTTATGAAAGAATAGCATGGCAGGGTGCCGAACAGGTGACAATGCTTCAAAAAAATTACAAATCCCAGTCCGCCGTACTGATTACTTGGAAGTTGAACGAGCCGTCATTCCGGGAAGCGTCATCCTGCGTGTAAATGTCGAAATAGTAGGAATAGATTGCTTTTACCGTCGGATAAATCGGAGTGTTTTCCGCCGTGGAATAGATTCCGGTAGCCATGACGAGGTAGCGGCTCGACAGCCCCCACGTAGAAGGAAGATAGATACGGTACATCCCTTTTCCCAATCGGCTGACGGATACCGATTTCGAACCGTCGAAACAGAGGAAACGGACGGATGCGCTGGAAGTTGTTCCGGTAACAATGCCTGTAACAAGGATTTGCTGGAACTTTCCGTATCGGCTGGTTGTCATCAGGTCCCGGCGGTTGAGTACAATCCATCCGAAAAAGGTCTTGTCGTCCCCGTAACCAATCATTTCAATTACTTCGCGGGAGAATTTGAGCGTCGTTTTCGAGATTCCATCCTCGAAGAAATATTTGCCGCTGGGAGCCGTAATGCTCATCACTCCCGTAGAGATGGTAGAACCCCACCTGTAATTGACAAGGCAAATCCGGCGGCCGGAGTTTTCCAAGGTCCATTGCAGGTTGATGTTCTCGTTCCAGCCGCCTGTTTGCGTACAGACCACGTTGTCGTAGTGCACGGGGTCGGTCTGCACATCGCTGGTCGTGCCGCCGCCCACGACAATCCAAATTGAAGGGTCGTTCTGCACGAACGCGCTACGGATGGTGCCTTGGATGGTCACATCCTTGAATTTGCCTCCTTGGGCGATGATGTTGCCGGCGGCATCCCATTTGAATTTGCCGTTGGCTACCTGTCCCGAACCGTCCGTGTTGAAGATGCTCCGGCCGGAACCGAACGAGGCGGAACCGTCGTTGTTGAGTTTCCAGCGCGTACCGTTGGTGATGGAGCCGTCGGCACCCAACGAGACGTTGTTTTTCCAGATGCGGGTGTTGTCGAATGCCCATCCGGCAATGCGGTTGTAAATCTCTTTGGCTCCCGATTTGGTGTAGTTGGCCGACAGACAGAAGTATTCCACATGGTCCCATGTCATCATCTGGATGCCGAGAAAACCGGTTTTCACGCTGTTGCCCGAAGCGGCAATCTGACCGAAAACCACATGCCCCGCATTGCTGCTTTGGTACCATGTCATTACGATGCCCTGCGGTTTGTATGCGCCGTTGTACCAGTAACCTGAACCGCTGGCCGCAGTCCGCATCTGGATTGGCATGGCTCCGACTGCACCCACACTGCCGGCCGTGATGTTGTCCGCGCCGATGGTCCAGCCACCGATTTTGCCCCGCACGAAAGTACAGGTCAGGCCGTTGATATAGTCCGTATTGATGATATTGGCCTTGATGCTGCCGGCATCCAGTTTTGTGGAATTGATGCTGCCGGCAGCCAGACGGTCGGCACTGAGCGTCCCCGTCCGGATACTGCCCGCATCGATGGAAACGGCATTGACCTGCGCCGCAGTCAACGTGCCGGTGTAGATGCCTGTAGAACCAATGTAGGTCAGTGGATGCGCAGCCAATGTGCTGTCAGAGCTTTGAGCCAAAGCGATGAACCGGTGACGGCGTATCTCCTCCTGAACTGTCGCCGTGAGGGTACGGGCACCCGGAGCGTTAGCCGTGTTCGAACCGCTCTGAAAAATAAGATCGCAGTTGTAGGCAATCTGCGGTGCTGCCGGAATCGGAGATGGACTATAAATGTTGTTCACTATCGGCTGATCCGAGTAGATATGGTACACCGCACCAGTCGTTCCGCCCCCGCGCAGGAACACGGCGAACATGCAACAATTACCACACAATTGTGCACCGGCAAACATGCGGCAGTATGTCTCTGAAAGTTCATAGATGTCCCACGAGTAGCCAATGCCGCCCCAACCGCCGAAATTGGCTTTCAGCAATAGGACAAGTCCACCTTTATGAGTTGTATTGTTCCAACTGTCAGGGGCTTGCTCACTATATGCACGTCGGATAAGAATATCCCGTTTGAAGGTCTGGTCTCCGCCCTTGAAAATGACAGGATAGTATTTATCCTCTTCACCGTAAATGACGATTTTGTGATAATATGGATAACCGAAGTTGGCACGTTTGGCAGCCTCTATATCGTTTTTCCAGTTCAACGACACCGCCGCCGAAAAGGTCACCGCACCGGCTGCATCCCATGAGATGTTTCCCGACGCGATACTGCCGGACCCGTCGTTGTTCAGCTTCCATTTGCTGCCGTTCATGATGGAGCCGTCCGCACCCAATGCGATGTTGTTCTTGTAGATACGGTTCGCATCGATGTTCCACCCGGCAATCTGGTTGGCAGAACCGAAACGGGCAAGGCAGTTGCCAGCAGCATCCGTGGCATAGAAACCGAAATCCGTATCGGAGTTGTAATAGATCTGCACTCGCTTGCCGCTTGTCGCTCCAGAGCTTGCCCCGTACACGACCACCCGTTTGTTGCCGCTATCCAACAATATGTGGCTGTTGGATAACGTGGTTGCACCGATAGTCCAGCCGCCGATAGTTCCCCGAACGAAGGCACACGTCAGACCGTTGATGTATGCCGCATTGATGATGTTCGACCGGATTTCCGCAGCATTCAGACGGGCGGTAGCGATGGTGCCTGCCGTAATTTGCGAGGCATTGATGTTGATGGCATTGACGGTATTGGCGGACAGTTTCCCCGTGAATATGCCGTTTGCATCGATGTAGGTCAGCTTGTTCGACCAGCCTTCCGCATTGGCTTTCGAGGTAATGGCATCCGCCACGGCACGGGCATCCGTACCGGCTTTCTTGGCATCGGCAATGGAAGTGTTCAACGTAGCGGTCAGTGCCGAGATTTTACCGTCAGCGTCTTTACCGGCTTGCGTGACGGCTTCGCTTTTTTTCGTGTCGGCATAGCTCTTGGCACTGCCCAATGCGGCATCCGCTTTGCTTTGGGCAGTAGCGGCGGCAGCGTTAAGCGTTTCAGTCTTGGCTTGCTGGATGGCGTTGGTCCAGTTCAGGCTGACACCCGCACCGAACGTGATTTTGCCGGTTAAAGCATCGTAGCGGACAAACTGGTCGCCGTAACCGAGCTGGACGTTGCCGCCGTTATCCAAAAGAAAGGTTTTGGATCCGTTCCTGAAGCCGCAGATACCGTCGATGGTTTCGGTGGCAATACCGCCGGAAGCGGTTTTCGTACTCAGAGAGAAGCGGCCGATGGCAGTACCCGTCACGGTGCCGTCCGCGTTCTTCACACCGGCAAAGAGTTTCGGCGTGATGACAGTATGGCTGTCGATAAGCGTTTTACCGGTATTCCATTCCCGTACCCAGTCCAGCAGGTTGGCATCGGCACCGGCAGTGCCCGGCGCACCGGCTTTCGCTTTCGACCAGACGAACGACAGGCTGTAAACCGCCCCTGCAATGGTAACGGGAATATCCAAAGAGCCGTGCTCGGCAAGGGTTGTCGTTCCGGTGGCAACCGTATAGGTCACTGTTTTCCGGCTGTTATCCACCGAAATGGACGAGAATCCGGCCGGTTTGACAATCACTCCGATGGTAAAATCCTTGTATTCCGAATCGCCGCATGTGACCTTGATGGTCGATGTCAGGCTTACGGCAGAGAGCACCTTCCCCGAATGGTCTGCGGGAAAGACGTATTCCCCGAGCGATTGGCTGATTGTGTAGGAATCCTTCTGTATGTAAATCGTGGTTTGCCCACGCGCGATAACTTGTCGGCTGCTCATACGTTTTGTTTGTATAAGAATAGCCGTATGCGTGGGCAATGAGTTTATAGACAAGATTGGTTATCTCATATTGCCTACATGAATACTTCACAGTTGAACACCGCCTTACGCCACACATCCTCACCGGTAATCCGCAGCGTGCGTCCCCGATGTTCTTCAGCATTCCAGAGTGCATCGCTGTCGGCATCGTCGCTGATGCGGTTCCAGAGGAAATTTTCATCGGGAATCCGGTCCGTGATTTCCGTTCCTGCTTTGTAAAGACGGGCATGTAGTGTCGTCTCGACCATGTGGTTGCGGAAAACGGTGCCCGAATCGGACTCCACATGCAAAGAATAGCTGTCACTGCCGTCGTATTGTTTGGAAACGGTATGCGTGGCATGATACGATGTGCCGGAGGATCGGACGATGAAACGGAGTGTCAGGACGTTCCGGCCTTCCCAGCCGGAGAAATCCGGCGTGAGCGTGTAAACGGACTGGTTCCCGCCGGTGTCTTTCCACCCGCCGTCCGCAGCAAGGTATTCCCAACGGCAGGAATCCGTTGTCAGGTTCTGCGCCGTGCCGGTCAGGAGGATCTCTGCCGGGTCGCAAAGATTGCCGGAAACGGCATCGTTATAATGAAACACCGTACCGCCATCAACGGTGACGAAACGGGGTTTCATCTGTTCCTGCATCTCTTCATCCAAATCCTCCCAGCGGATGGTGACATCCTGCAAGATGATGGAGTCTTTGTTCCAGCGGAAACGGCCGCCGGAGAAGTATCCGCTGCCGTCAGGGTTGATGACGAACGAATCGTTGCCGGCACGGATGGAACCGTCCGGCTCCAACCGTAACAGGGGGTGTTGAATCGTGCCGCCCACACCGCCTCGGCAGAACCACGCCCCGTATTCGTCGGTTTCGTTCAGGATCCCGTCTGTCGGCTGGTATAGGGTCGGCACGTTCCCTTTTTCAAGTTGCGGGGAACTGAAAAACCAGACCACCCGGTTCTCGGTACGGAAGTCGATGCGAAGGTCGTCGCCGGGGATATGCTCGATGTCGAAAGTCACATGTACCCGTTGCCATGTCTGGGGCATCATAAGGCTGGCGAGCACCTTTTCCCCGTGAAGAATATCGAACGGAGTCTCTTGCTTGGACGGGCAATAACACCAGAAAGAGAGACAGTAACGCTCGCCCGCATGTTTCTCTACCCACACTTCTTTCTGGCAAAGCAATGTCCCGCCGGTCACGGGCAGCAGGATGTTTTTGCCGATACCGGTCGGTGTGGCGGATGAAAGGCGGACAACCGTACTCGTAAAATTGCCGTTCAACGAATCGATGATGCAGTTCTTGTGAATACGTCCGGCGTAAAAGGTGCTGCCGAAGCCGTCCTCGTCACCGGCGGTCAGCGTGCCGGCCACATGAACGTCCCGCGTGGCATAGAGACGCTGGAAGTAAGCCCCATAACCTTGTAGCATACCGAACAGCGGGTCTGCGATTCCCGTGATGCGGCCGATACGGATTTTGGCGGCTTCGGCAAAGGACGAAAGCTGTTCCAGTAGGCAGACATTGAGGTCTCCGATTTCGCACCAGTCGTCCGGACCGAGCTCTCCCGAGAAGTCGAGGGACAGCGCGCGGGCATATTCCGCAGGAAAGTCCACCGTAATCAGGCTCAACCGGTATTGCCATTCGGTCGTAACGTCCACGGTGTCCTGTCCGTCTGTTTCCGTACCGTCGGCATACCCGAAGCGCAACGGCACGGCGGACAACTCTTTGGAAGCGCGGATGCGGAATGAAATCACCAGACGCTGGGGATGGGAAACGGCCTGTGGAAACGGAATCTGAAAACCGCCGGTGACAGCCGCCGCGTCGGAGGAGCGGCTAATCCGGAGGATGCGGGTGGCGGGACCTTCCGAAGGCGTGTAACGGCAGGACCACACCCCGTTGTCGCTGCAACCGAACGCGGCAAGGGATGCCGGACGAAACAAGGAACGTTCCGTCCCCATGCCGTCAATGACATCCATGTACGGGGCTTCTTCGTCCGAGGCAGTCAGGTACATGGCGCCGCTGCGCCGTTCATCGGTCAGGCTCGTGAGACGCACGAAGTCCAGCAATTCTCCGTCACGGGGCTCGTCGCCCTCGATGAGTGCGCCGATGAAAAAAGGCGATGACGCATGTATCCCGTCGGACAGCAGCACGGAGTCTTCTCCGGTGGCCAGCACGACCATCAGGCTGTAAAAGGTTTGCGCACCGTCCGCATACTGACGGCGAACCACGTCTCCGGCATGCAATCCCTGCCGTTTCTTGGAACCGGGGTCGATGCGTATCTTGAAACGGGAATATTCGTATAGTGCCATAATCGGATTTATAGTTTTTCGACACTGTCTCCCGAACAGGTATCGGTTACCCACAAGGCTCCGTTGGTCGCCGAGGAACGCTGTACCTCCAACTCGTAAACCCGCATCCGTTTCCGGATGGTCAGTTCGTCGAAGGTCGCCGAGATGCTTCCCGTCGTCCGGCTGCGCAGGATCGCCCAACCGGTGCCGGCCATTCCGGAGGTGAATCGCTCCGAGGAAAGACTGCCGTCGAAGTAGGCGTTCCCGCCGTGACGGATACCGTCCCCAACCTGTCTGAGGCAGATGTCGCCGGTAAAGAATAGCCCCTCTGCCGTAAGTCGGGTGAAGCTCCCGTCGATACCGATGTGTCCCGTGACCTCGACGGGATTCAGAGCGACGATAAAGTCACCGGATGTACCGATACGCAGGGAGTTCGACGCCCGGTTTAACGGAGCGTAACGGCTGGTGGACGGAGCGTGTCCGAGGAATGTGTTCACCGATTCGTATTGACCGCCGGGAGCTTGGGTGTGGTCGCTGCGGGAGACGAAAACCAATCGGTCATTGTCGGCTGTCAGATAGCAACCTCCCGTGCTTCCGAATCGCAGCAGTTTGTGTATGACGATGCCTTCATCCTCGCTGTCGGTACGGTACGAGGAGAGCAGGTCCCCGCCGTAGCTGTGCCGCACCCGGATGGAGTCGGGAAAGTACGCCGCCCCGTATGGGGAAAGCAGGACGTGCTCGCCGTCGATGTCCGTAAGGTTCGACAGAATCCGTATCTTGGCTGTGTGGTCGCCGCCTACGAGCAGGTCGCCGTCAGCACCCTCCAACCGGATGTCTTTCGCACCGGAACCTTTGAGCACGGTAACTCCGCTGATTCGGACTCCGCATCCGGCTGAAAAGGTCAAGTCACTCAGACAGGATACGGTTTCGCCGAGGACAGAGAAGAGCAGCCGCCCGACGTCGCCCAACTCCGCGCCCTGCAAGGCACGCAGCTTTCCGGAGAGCGTCGCCGCTCCCATGACTTCGAGAGAACCGGCAACGGTAGCGTCGTGCATCGACCAGTCCACAGTGGCGAGGTTGGCATTACCGCCGTGATAGACTTCCCGCCCATGAATGAGCAGGCTGTCGGAAGTCAGGAACACCCCGTTTTCTTTGGTCTCGCCCAGCAGGATATTTCCGGTGAGGGAAAGGGCGGCGTCGGCGAAATTAACCCGTTTCCCGCTCAGGTATATCGTGCCGGTAGCCTTATCGCAACGGAGAGGCTGCATACCGCCCACAAAGAGCTGATTGCCGCCGACATGTACGTCGCCCGTCAGACGGATGCCGTAGGTGTAACCGATGACGTTTCCCTCGTCATCGCTTTGCGAGGTGCGGTACGTTTCCAGCAGACGGCGGTTGTCGATACCGGCGGTAAAGCCGTAGTCGGCACATAACAATCCCTGCATGTCACCGCCGCTTTTGGGCAGATAGCCCGACCAACTACCGGTACCTCCGCCTTCACCGGAAACGCCGGACGAAATCGCCTCGGCAAATCCATAAGCCGTGTTATGCAGACGGATGGACGTGTCGTCACCTTCCTCCACACCGTAGGGATTGTCTTCGCTCTTGCGTTCTTGGGCGTTGAAGAAGGTCTGGTATAACTGGCGGTAGAGACTGTAACACAGGCCCTGCGTATCGAGACCGCCGATGCCGGGATGAAGGGTGACACTCATTTGGTATAGGAGGTTTTGGATAGGAATTTCTGAATCTTGGAGGTCAGCGAGAGGAAGTTGGGAAAGTTCAGCGGCTGCATGGTTCCCATGAGCGTAGGCGTCATAATCTTACTGCACTCCGTCAGGAAATCTAACATGAGCTGCGCCAGCTCGTTACCCAAAACCAGCGGTTCGGTGGCGTTCTCGTCGCCGAGCGTCACTTTGTTGTCGGCAACGGCAACGGTCGTGGAGTTTACCTTCTGTACGATTTTGTCGGCGGTCTGTCTGACTTCCGACTTATCGACGGTCTGCGCAATCTCTTCCGCACCTTGCATGACCGACGATTCTTTGCCGCTGTCGTTCCTGACCGTTGCCGTGATGCCTTCGGCCGTGTAGCTGGTATGGGCTTCGTTTCCGGTCGGTTCCAGCTCGTCGTAATCGGGCGAGGAGTCGCTGTCGGGGTCGAGAGCCTCGGTTTCCGTCATGCCGATGCTGACCTCGGAATGCGCCTCCATGCGGATGGTTTCGGCATGGGAGTAATTGACGATATAGGCATGGCAGGTGGCGGCGTCCACTACGATGGTCACCTCCGAAAAAAGGGTCGGTACGATGAGAAAACCGCCCTCGTTGTTCCGGGCGGCAGCCAGCAACACGCCTTTGTGGATGATACCGCCCGCCGAAGCAGTTTCGTCAGGATATTCGCCCACGTCCACCGTGCCGCCGTAGTCGGCGAACTCTTCATCACTGGGGTCGTCATGTATCTTGGCGACATAACCGTGAATCATGCGGGCGGTACCCACGCCGCCCATGCCGCCCGGAGCCATCTCGATACGCTCAATACTGCGCCCCAATGCGATTTTGCGGATTGCCTCCTGTATCATCCGCCGGTTGTTGTCCTGTGAATTCTTCATATTCAAAGAATAGATAAATTCGACAATAGACAGTTGGATAGAGGCTTTTTGCTATCTTTGAATACTTAAAATGAAACTTTATAAAAAATGAATATACAAGAAAAATTATTATCGTTAGGAGTATCTGAAAAAGAGATAGTATCTAATTTGCGCGGGGCTTATAACACTTCATTCTTCCATATTTACACAGCAGGAGATTTCAACACCGATTTAAGCCTAATAAGCCAAGAAGATCGAGGGACTTTCATTCATGAATACATCCACTATTGGCAAAACATAGGTACTTTGTGGGGATTATCTTCCAGTATTTTACGCTATGAAATGATGTTGAAACTGAAAGAGGAAATAGCCGTCCGTGATGAAGTCAAGTTACCGTATTCTATTTCTCCGACAGAACGAATGAAGCGTCTTGACAGCATATTCAGAGTTGGAAATGGATTTTTCAATGACAGTCAATTTTATGGAGTAAAAATAGACCAAACTAAACGAATCGAGATTAGAACAGGAGAGAAAATTGTCGAAGGGAAAAATATGCCTGTAATATCATTGATTATAACATTTGAAAACAAGGTTACGGATACTTTAGAACTGGGAGCACACATCATCAAGGAAAGCATGGCAGCCTTGTATCAAAGTTTAGTTGACCCTGATGCTACACATGATGATATTCCGTACAATGTTGTGAAAATATTATGCAAGCACAACTATCCTTCATTATACCACAATACCAAACTTCTTATCTGCTGTTGTCATGCAGCTCTTTTCAGTATGGCCCCAGGCGAGAGTCTGATTAAGCTATTGGCAAAAGCTGAAAAAGAAAAGATTACCGACGGTATGCAACTATTTTCAGATTATATCGATCAGTCTACAATTACAACACCACAAAAGAAGAGCATTCCTATTCCCGATTTTTTTGATGGAATGGTCAACAACTTTTTAGAAATGTTGAAGCAAAACTTAGTTGCTCCGTTAGATTATATTAAGACGGTTCTGGAGCGAGTGCGTTTATCCAATAAGATGCTTCCTCTATTGACAGTTTTATATGAAGAAAAAACAGATTGCATTTCGATAGAAAACTTAAATGCTATCATTAGTTGGTTAGGCATTCCTTATATTCAAACTCATAGTTGTGGACATCATAATCCTGCAACAGCAACGAAACGTGCTGAAGATATAGTTGAAGGCGATGATTCGATGGACGTTCTTGAATTGATCGCTTTGGAGGCAATGTATAAATTTTTATTAGGCAATTCATCCTTTCGATGTTGTCCACTCTATGGTATGATGTGTAGCGAATCACCCATAGCGAAATCCGAATGTTTCGATACACCGTGGTTGGGAACTCCTTGTGCATTCACAGTCATAAGTTCACCGCTGGAATTGGATAAGAAAAATGTCCATTGGTAAAATCATCTTTAAGAGTTATTTCCATACGTTGTCTTTGTTCCTTTGATTTTATGCGGTATCGTGATTTTCTGCCGGTAGCCTCCCGTCCCGAAAGTGGTTGTAACCTCCTCGACGATGTAGGTGCCGTTCTTGGCCGGGTTCCGGTCATCGATGAGTTCCACCTGACAGGCCGGATATAACCCGAAATCCCCGAAGAGCGTCACCGAACCGCTGATGCCGTTCAGGTTGTAGCTGCGGAAGTATTCGATGGCCTCCTCAACGAGCTTGTCGGAGTTGATTTTCATGTTCGGCGACATGTAGGGTACGATGGTGTAGGTCGAAAGGTCCACTTTCGTGCGGGTCTGCGCACCGCTGGCCGTGGTGTTGCCCGTCACCTTGTGCGTCTTCTTGCTGATTTGCGTGGCGTTCACGGTCTGGAACTCCTTGCTGCCGGAAACGTTCGGGTCGTAGTCGGGATTCAGGCGCACCGTCACCTCGAAGAATTTCTCATCCGAGCCCAACGCCTTGGCCTGCACGGCAAGGAATTTCGGGTCGGTCTTGAGCACTTTCAAATCCGACGAGGCCACATGCGTGTCGAAGCGGATACAGAAAGGACCGGATGCGCTGTCTTCCGGAAACCGGGGCTGACTCTTGGCGGAGGAGTACGGACGGCCGATAGCGATGGCGGGCATCCGGTCGGGACTGTTTTCGTCGTATTTCAGAAAGCAGTAGATGCGGTAACGGCTCCACGCCGAGAGGATGTCGGCAACGGTGAAGTTGTCCGTGATTTTGATTTTCCCGATCTGGATGTCGAACCGCTTGGTCTCGGAGTGCAGTTTGAATCCGGTATCTTTCAGGATGTTGTATTTGCCCTCCATCACGTCGTTCACGCTCGTGCCCGATGCCGGCGTCTCGAACTTGGGTGCCTGCTTCAGCTTGAGCTTGTAAGCCATGTTCTCGCATTTCAGCTCGAAGCTGCTCTCGGTGTTATAGCCGGTGATGTATCCGTCGAACATCGTGCGCAGCATCCCGTTATAGCCCAAACGGATACGCACCCGTTGCCCGGTTTTGAAGGTCGTGGCGTCCATCGCCGAGTAACTGGAACGTTTCTCGATGACCACGCCGTCCTGCATGACCTCGGTGGTTATCCGGCTGGCGTCTTTGCCTTCAAGGGTGGCCGTACCGATGATGGTGGAGCGGAAAATGGTCCCTTTTGGAAAACGGATGGTTGCCGTGCCGATGAGTTTCTTGTAGGTCTCGACGATTTCGACCTCCTGCACCTCCGTAAGCGTAATGGGGTTCAGAATGGACATCGGATTGCCCGCATCGGGGTCTCCGATGGTAATCCGGCAACATAATACGTCAAGCGGTGCTACAGCCATAGGTTGTTCAGTTTTAATATGGAGGTTGGGTCAATGACATCGGTGCCGAACCGTACCCACTTGATCCATTTGTTCGTATGTTCGATGGCTTCATCCACGACCTCCGCATCTTTGGAGATCAGTTCTACCGCCTCGGAGGGTTCCACGGCCACGCATTGCAAGGTATAGGGCTGCACGTTTCGGTATTCGGCGGTTGGAAGCGAGTAACCCAGAATGATAAGCTGCGAGATTTTCAACTGCCGCAGGATGGTGTTGTCGCAGTCGATGACACCTTTGTACTGGACGATTTTCAGGAACTTCGACAGCTCGGCTTCCGGGTACACGTCGGGATATTTGCTGGTTATCCGACCGTTTATAGTAAATTCCAGATCACCGCCCGAAATGAACTCTTTTCGGGTGTAGTCACGACCCTGCACCGTGGTCAGCACGATGTTGTTTTTCGAGGAGAGCTGTACCTGCGGACCCAAATCGACGAAGGTGATCAGCCCGTATTTGCTGTTGGGCTCCACCTTGCCGCTTTCTTTGTCGTAGTAGGTTCCCTCGCCGCTGATTTTCAATTCGATGTAGTCTGCCACCGTGCGGCCCACTATGCTGTCGGTGTAGTTCTTCTTCTCGGCGACAGCCTGCTGCTCCTTGATGAGCTGGTAGTATTGTCCCGATTTGTTGACGATGGCACTCTGCGACTGGGTTTCGAGGTATTTGTCCCGCTCTTTCTGTTCCCAGTATTTGATATAGCGGGGATAAGAGCGGAGCATGCCGTAGGCCGTCTGGCTGGCGAACTGAATGACGGCACGTTTCAGGATGTCGCTGTTCTTGGAGAAGTAATGTACGGCACCGTCCTGAAACTCCGCGAGTCCCAGACCGATGACGCGACGGGCGGCATCGCTGATGTAGCCGCCCAGTCCGCCATGCGAAAGGATGCCCCCGCTCAGAAGCGTCGAGGCACCGATATTGAGCAATCTGCTGCCGAATAGGTTCTTCATGTCGTTGTCTTTTCGTTAATTAACCGTTCCACGAGGCGTCGAAGTCATGCACTACGTCGATAAGGGCCTGTGCCATCTGTTCCTTGAAGTGCTGGATCTCGGCGGTCTGACCCTCGGGCGATTTCAACAGGTCGATGGTCTCCACGCTCATCAGGTTGGTGATGTTGACGATGACCTGCTTGGGAGCCGCCGAAGATAACCGCCCCGTACCGGAGTAGTTGCCGCCCGCGCCGCCGTCATCGTCTCCTATGTTCGTGATGCGGTTGGCGTTGAACGGGGAGGTGTCGTTCGAGTCCGGCTCGTTGGCATAGAGCGCAGCTGAGAAGCCCGCCTTACGGAGGATGTTTTCCGCAGCCTCCGAGGAACCGCCAAATACCTGGCGTAGGGTACCGGAAAGGTTTACCAACAGGTGGTGCACGCGCTGCCGGCCGGCCAGCATCTCCTGCCGCTCCTTGTCGGTAGCCTGCGCGTTCAAAGCCTTCTGTACCCACAGCCCGTCTTTGTTCTGCGTAAAGCCGCCACGGGCCAACTCTCCATAGTCGAATCCCGACTTCTCGATCAGGGCACGGGCACCCGCCATGCTCTCGATGGCATCGAGATAACCTTGTGCCGCCGTGGTGATGTGTTTCACGGTGGTGTTGTTCTGGTAGGCGGCGTAAGTGGGCGTATAGGCCGCAGCCACTTCCGGCAGGTCACCGAGAGCGTTGGTATAGGTAATCTTGCCGTTACGTTCGAACCAGAAAGGTTTGTCCAAGCCGAGTTTCTTTGCGGCTTCGGCCGCCGTCACCGCCTGCTGCCCGTATTTGAGGGCGATGTTCTCGATAAAGGCACGGACCTCCAACGGGTCGGACATTTTGCCGAACTCGGCATAGGCGGCGTTCAGGCGCGACTGGCTGTCACGGCGGGCAATGGCGGTAATGGCCTCCCGGCTGTCGTCTTGTTGAGCATCGCTATAACTGTATGCCGGAGCATGATAGACACCCCCTCGGGAGGAAGACAAGCTGGCGCCGAGTTCAGCCAGAAATGACATCCACCAGTTCCCGGTAAATATTCCGATTTTATGCCCGCTGCTTTCCTCAACTGTCTTGCCGGAGGTCAGGTCGTCCACCGCCTTTTTGGTATCGATGGCCTGCTGGTAGGTTTTGTGCAAGGCCGCGTACAAGTCTTCGATGACCGGATAGCGGTATTTCTCGTTGGCGGTTATGTCTTCCAGTACGGCGTCCTTGGCTTTCTTGATCTGCCATGTCTTGTAGGCGACCCAGCCCAAGGCTCCCACCAATGCGGCGATACCGGCCGTTGCGGCAACGGCACCCGTACCAATGGCACTCAGGGAACCGGCAGCACCGACCAGACCGCCGCCCGTAGCGACCTGTGAGGCGAACAGCGAGGAGAATCCGGCACGGGCGGCGAAGGACCCGGCTCCGCTTTGCAACAAGGCACGGCCCATCGCACCCTTGCCGCTGACACCGGCTGCCCGCAAGGCCGTGACAAGGGCCCGTTTGTTGGCGAAAGAGAGTGCTTTGATTCCTCGTGCACTGGTCAGGCCGGTCAGACCGGAAACCAGCTCGACGATGGAGTTGCCTGCGGTCTGTTTGCCGATAAAGCCGACCGCGACGCCGACATTGGTCAGGGCGCCGGCGAGTTTGAACAGCCGCGTGGCGACAAAGCCGGTGAACAGGAGCGGTTCGATCCAGTAAAAGTTACGGGTCATCCACGATGCGAAGTTACCCAGCACGGAGAGCAGGCTCATGACGCCCTGCCCAATGGAGGCGAGACCTCGGGCGAACTCGCGGGAATTGAATTTGGCAAGGAAGTCTTTCAACGTGCTCCGGATGACCGGCTCGATGAGTTCGTACCCTTGCATGAAGGATTCCGTAAGCTGGGAGGTCATCTGGTACCACAAGCCTTTGGTCGTGTCCTGCTTGACTTGCGCCAGTTCGGAGGAGATGCCCTGCGACGCCCGGTTCTGGGAAGCAAGCGTCCGAAGCTGCCCGTAGTTGCTGACAAACATCATGGCGGCGTTGCCTCCGATTTTGCCGAAGATGGTCTGCATGTCGGCCATCGTCGCCCCTTTCTTGTTCAGGTCCTCGAAGATGTCGGCCAGCGGGCGCAGCTTTTCCACCTGCTTGCCGTAGATGTCTTCCATGCGGGTGAATTTCACACCCAGACGGTCCAATGCCTCCCGCGCCTCTTTGGTGGGTTTGGCAAAGCGGGTGGCCATAGCTCGCAAAGCCGTACCGGCCATTGTTCCTTTGATACCCATATTGCCGAGCACGCCGATGGCGGCGGATGCTTCCGTAAAATCGACGCCCGACAGACGCAGGTAACCGGCAGCCATCTTGAAGGACTCGGCCATCTCGATGATGTTTACGTTGGAACGCGAGACGGTAGAGGCCAGGATGTCGGCCACCGAGCCCATGCTGGTGTTCTTGATGTTGTAGCCGGTCTGGATGTTGGTGGCAAGGTCGGCAATCTGCGAGATGTCGTTGTCCCCGATGAGCGCGAGGTTCGTAATCGGGCGGATCGATTCGTTGATGGTCTCGATACCCATACCGGCCATACTGAGGAATTTCACCGCACCCGCCACCTCGATGGCCGTAAACTTGGTCTCAACACCGATGCGGCGCACGTACCGGGCCATCCGGTCGAAACGCCCCTCGAAGGTCGCCAGGTCTGAATCGGCAACCCGGAGAATCGAGTGTGCCGACTGCATGATGTTGGAATACTCGACGGCCTCCGTGAATTGTGTGCGAAGGAAGTTGTAGGCCATGTAGGCGTTGAGCATTCCGGCCATCGGGAGGTTCCGCCACGACGGAGCCTTGGAATACTGGATACGGTTGATGGCCGCACGGCGTTTGCTGCCGTACACGGAATCCTCGAAAGCCGCCTGACGGCGCATGGTTGTTACCGCACGGGCTGCGTTGCGCCGCCGCTGGGTATCCTCGGCCTGACGGCGTCGCTTCTCCGCATTGAGTTCCTCGCGGCGGGTGCGCTCGGCAATTTTGCGCAACTCCCGGTCGGTACGCGTACGTTCGCTTTCACGTAAGCGTGCGGCACGCTCGGCGGCACGGATCTCCGACATCTGCCGGAAGGTCTCCACTTGCAAGGCCGCTTTCTCTTTGGCCTGCTGCATGCGCTGACGGTTCATGGCCTCGTCCGCATAGAGACGTTTGTTCAGTCCGGCCTGTTCCTTGTCGGAAAGAACGGCGGCTGCGACTGGGGCATACGGCGGGCGCACGACAGGACCGACAGGGACAGAGGTTGCAGGCACTGCCGTGCCCAAGTGCAGCGTCATAGTAGTAGCGCCACGGATGTTACCCAAAAGCGAGAGAATCTCCTGCAAGCGTACACAGGCCGTGTCGGTCTTAATGTTTACCTCACGCCCTTTCTCTAAATGAGCGAGGGCCGAGTTGATCTTGCCGATGGAACGGGTAACCGTTCGCTGGGTGTCCATGACACTCTTGACTGCCGAAGCGGCATTTCGTTTCGCTTCGGCCTGCTGTTCGTCCAATTTTTTCTTGCCGACCAGCTTGTTGGTCTGGTTACGGAGCGCACGGCCGTCGATTTTCTCGCCGGGATTGATGGTCAGCTTGATGCCCAGCGTCAGCTCTTTGATTTCGGTCAGTAGGTTCTTGACACCTTCCAGCCGCTTCTCCGTCTCGCCGGTCCGGATTTCCAGATCGAAGTTGAAATTCTTCTTCTTACCGTTTTTCCCCCGGAAGGTCTTTTCCACGGCCTGCATCATCTCGTTGATGTTGGTCACGACTGGCGCAAAGCTCACACGGCCCTTGCTCAGCTTCTCGACGGCATTGGCAAAGGCGGTGACCTGCTCCGTTCCTTCCGTAGCATTGACCTTTATATCGTAATAGACTTCGTAATTCTGCGTTTGAGCCATGAATAGCGTGTTTACATCCGTTGAAAGAATAGCCCTTTTCGGCTGCCGGGGACTGAAAAGGAAAGCCCCGCAGTCACAAGGGCTGCGAGGCTTCGGGAAGCGGATCAGGGAGACGGCGGTTGCAGGGTCAGACGAGAGACGAGCACCTGCTGGTGAAGCCACAACGCCTCCTCGGAAAGCATGGCGAACTCCTCGTCCGTGATGCTGTCGAGATGGACACCCGGAAAGTAGTGGCGGATATAGATCAGCCGCTGACGAATCCGCTGGTCGTCACGTACCGCCCAAGTGTCTATCAGTTTACCAGCAGGCTCTGACGGGTGGTGATGATCTCCGAAAGCTGGGACATCAGACCGAAGAGGAACAGCGATTCGTTGTCCACCAGTTCCTTGTCGCCGTCGAGGAAGCAGTCGCGGGCGAGCTGTCGCATGGCGTTCACCTCGTCCTTCTTCGATGCCGCCATGAACTTCGAGAACTGCGGGAAAGTCGGCTCACCCATGTAGGCAACGTAAAACTCTTTCTCGCCGCAGTCCGTATCGCCGAACACGACCATCGGATAGACCTTGCGGACTTTCTTCTCGGCCTTCAGCGCGGCCGCTTTCTCCTTAATCTGGGCTTCCTGCTCCAGCGTAAGATTCTTATCTTCCATTTCTGCGTGATATTTGGTTACAAAAAGGAATAGCGGCTTTATCGCTTCAACGGGTGTAATTTCGCAGATAAAATTGTCTATCTACTTGTTTATTCGTATCTTGCAACAGGTTTCGGCATAATACGGAGCCTGTTTATATATAGGATAAAACCTGCTTTTGCGGTCATATTCCGTCAGATAACAACGATATTGATATATAGAGAAATGAAGATACAATACGCAAGCGACCTTCATCTGGAATTTGATGAAAACAGCCGTTTTTTGCAGAAACATCCCCTGGCCGTAACGGGAGATATTCTTGTTCTTGCCGGTGACATCGGATACTTGAGTGATAAATACTGCGAGCGACATCCGTTTTGGGATTGGGCAGCCGACCATTACGAACAAGTAATCGCTATTCCGGGCAATCATGAGTTTTACCGGGGATTCGATATGGCAACAACGGTAGACGGATGGAGTTATGCCCTTCGCCCCAATGTTCGTTATTATAACAATCAGGTCATATCGCTGGGGGTAGAAATTGACTTGATTGTGACACCTCTGTGGGCACAGATTCCGTTCGACAAAGCAGCGGAAACCGTTATGCGTGTGAATGATTTTAGGAATATCCGTTGCGAGAACGACATACTAAGGTGGACCCGCTTCAACGAGGAGCATTTTCGCTGTTTCCGGTTTCTGACCGAGGCCGTAAAACAGAGCAAGGCCAAACACATCGTGGTTATGACACATCACGTCCCCTCATCGCTACTGATGGCTCCTGAATTTCAGGACAGTCCGATCAACGGAGCGTTTATGGTGGACCTGACAGACTATATCGAAGCGAGCCCGATTGAATATTGGATATACGGGCACTCTCACCGAAACATCGACGCAACGATCAGAAACACCAGGTGCCTGTCGAATCAATTAGGATATATCGGTGGTAATGAGCACATTTCATTTGATCCGGCTCGATATATGGAGATAGTCGAGGAATAATCTTTGTACAAATGTACCACTGTATTGAAAATTTGTGGTAACTTTGTACGAAAGATAAAAGAAGACATGGAGTATATTGAGAACATCATACGGAACAATGGAGGCTACATTACTGCGAATCAGGCGAAGGCCGTAAATCGCACAACGTATTACAAGGTACTGGAACTGGTCAGAAACGGAGATTTGGTTCGCATACGCCCAGGTGTGTATCTGTTGCCGGATGAAATGGCTAAAACCATGATTGATGTTGAGATAGTCATTCCGGGAGGCGTTCTATGTATGTACTCTGCATGGTCCCATTATGGACTGACCACCCAAATACCGACTGAGTATTATATTGCCATAGCGCGTAACAGAAAAGTAAGGACACCTGAATATCCTCCCATTACGATATATCGATGGGATGAAGTGGCCTATGAAACCGGAATCACACATACCGTCATAGAAGGGATTACCGTTCCTGTTTATGACATCGAAAAATCGGTCTGTGACGCCATAAAACACCGGAATAAAATCGGTATTGATGTCAGCTCCGAGATACTGAAGAACTACCTGAGCCGCAAAACGCGGGACATCGATAAACTGATGAAATACGCCAAAATTATGCGTGTGGCATCAACAATAAAAAAATATCTGGAAATACAGTTATAAAATATGGGAGAAAAGAATTACGGAAAATCCGTCAGGGCAAAACTCCTGAACATATCCAAAGCGGAAAAGCTGGGTTACCAGCTCATAGTAATCCGTTACATTCAGGAACGCCTGTTGTATCGCTTGTCTCAGAGCCGTTTCCGCGAGAAACTGTTTCTGAAAGGAGGCGCGTTGCTATACGCTCTCGAACAGTTCCGGGCACGTCCGACCTTGGACATAGACTTCCTCGGCGATAAAATCAGCAGGGACAAGGAGTTTGTAAAAATGGCATTCGAGGAGATATGTGCCGTGTCTTGTCCGGAGGACGGGATGACATTCGACACGGAAAGCATCTCAGCCGAAGAGATAACGGTAAACAAGGAATATCATGGCATACGGCTTCATGTTACGGCTCGGCTGGATACCATCCGCCAAGTCATTTCGATGGATATCGGGTTCGGAGATGTGATTACGCCGAAACCCGAAGAACTGGATTATCCGGTATTGCTGAAAGAAACTCCGGCTGTCAATATCATGGCCTATTCATTGGAAACGGTCGTGGCGGAGAAATTTCAGGCTATGATTGATCTGGCGGAAGAAAACAGCCGGATGAAAGACTTTTTTGACGTGTACCGCATTCTGGAAAGCAACAAAGTGAATGAAGAGATGTTGCAACAGGCTATTACCGCCACCTTCTCGAATAGAGAAACCGGATACAAGCCGGATCACATCCTGTTTGCGGAAGAGTTCGTGAAAAGTCCGACACGTATTGCTTTCTGGAAAGGTTTCTTGCGAAAAATCAAATACACGGAAGAACTGTCCTTTGAAACAGTAATGACCGTAATAAAAGAGCGACTACAAGGATATTGGGAAAATTTATAATTCGAAATAATATGGACAATAAAAAATTATCTGAAAAGAAACAAGAATTGATGAAGCCTGATTGGACAGAGAATCTTCATCATGAATTGCAAGAACTACCTTTGCAAGAAGCAAAATGGATTGTAGAAAATATGACTGACTCAGAAATATTTTCTAAAGTAAATAACCGCAGATTTCAGGAGGATTATATTGCCGATTATATAGAGTATCTTTGGACTATTAGTCCAATTGCATATTGGAAGCACATTATTGCGTCATTATCACCCAATATAGGTGCTCTTTGGAGTGATAATATGTCGCATTTTAGAAAAATGTGTACTATTAAGATTCCTGTTGATGTCTTACATGCTGTTTTATCTTTTGCAATATCCCATGATGATAAAAATCGGCAAGATTCAGAAGCTATTGGTTGTGTTATTAAGGCTCAAATTGATAAATTTGGTAGAATAGATGAAATTAAGGCATATATTTCTTCACTACCAGAGAACCAACGAGTTTTTGCGAAAGAGAAAATTTTTGAATATGTAAAACAAGAATGCGGTTATATCTTTTACTGATATGGATAATCATTTTACTATAAATTATCTTCAAGCAATAAAAACTCATCTTCATATCGATTTCAATACAGATAATAGAGCTGTATTCTATCCTGACAAGGTTTGTAATTCAGACTTTATCAATTTGAAAAAGACTTTAGATCAAATATGGAAGGAAACAGAGAGTGCGATTTCTATTTTAAGGACACGAGAGGAAGCCTTTGTCCAGATGGGTTTGTTTGGTTTAGTAGACGATTTGGACTTAGCTGTAAAAGTTGGTTTTTCGTTAGGTGACAGAATTGTATTAGTTGATTACTTATACGAACGGATTTTATCTAAATTGTCTCCTGAACGGATAAATATAACTCATATTGGTTCCATTGCGAGTTCATTAGTCAATCTCTTACCTTTAGCAGAAAAAGGAAGGATCGTAATGATTCCCAATCCTTTTATGTGGCATTCTGATTCAAAGCAGATTATATCAGAAGTCATAAGAAATGGAGCTGATATGACTCCGGAATTATTAAGTCTTTTGAATATGCTATCAATTACAAAATATTGTAATTTACATCCATATACGATAGCAGAATCACCTGAACGGTTCCAAACAATTATCGAACAAGATATCGATTTCTCCGATGCAAGAGGTCTTAGCTCCGGAAAATATGCTTACGATGGGATATTAGGAGCATTATTATCAGAAAAAATAATCAATGAAACAGAATTGAATATTGTGCTGAATACTCCTATCACTCAATATTATGACATAATATCTCAAGAAAAGGATTTTTATAGAGATTATCTCCAGATTTTAACAAATGGAGGAGCTTTATCTGCGTCTAATAATATTGATTCTGTAAGATCATTGATTGTTAAAGCAATAGGTAGAAGAAATGAGCAAGCGAAGCAGAAAATAAAAAAAACTATTGAGATTGGTGGCGGAATAGGTGGCGGAATTATTAGCATTTTAGGAACAATTTCAGTCATATCTGCGCCATTAGCATTGACAGGTGCCTTGCTTAGTTTTGCTCCTTCATTAGTAAGTTTATTAAGTGATAAGACAGAGGCGAAAAATTCTGTTATATCTATATTCAATAAGTTGTTAGAAAATTAAAAGTAACTCTTGAAGAAGTGAAGAAACAAAGAAAAGAGGGAATGCCGACATCGGGAGACATTCTCTCTTTTTTACAGCAACGCTTTCAATTTCTCCTCCAGCACGAATTTGGCAATGGCTCCGACCTGCCGTCCGACCTCCTTGCCGTCCTTGAAGAAAATCACCGTCGGTATGTTCCGGATGGAATACCTTACGGCTATGTCGTTGTTCTCTTCCACGTCACACGCAGCGATAACCGCCTGTTCCTTGTAGGCCTCCGCTAACTCCGCAACCATCGGTGCCAACGCCTTGCACGGGCCGCACCACTCGGCGCCGAAATCGACCATGAGCGGCTTCTCCATAGAGAGCAGCTCATCAAAGTTCTTCTCTGTCGCTTGTATCATAATCATTCGTTATAGGTTATACTCAAAAGGCTGCAAAGATACCGAAATATCCCCGGATCGCAAACACAAAACCGCCCCTTTTCAAAAAGAAGCGGTCCCATGCAAGAGAATGAAAGCTAAATGGTATCCCCATCTCCAATCTGAATATCAAAGGGATTGAGGTCGAACTCGTGCGTAATATTGGTATCGTCCTGCTGGCTCTCCATGCCGTCCTCGCTGAAGATACAGCCTTTCAACGTGACGGTGGTGGTCGTCCAGTCATCGCTGGCCATCGGGTTGGCGAACGAGATGATCAGGTCGAACTCTCCGATGTCCATCAGACTGCCGTAGGTCGAGCGCAGGGTCTGCTGCGTGGCATAGTCCATCGTGATGCTCGCCGTGTAGGAGATGTTTCCGAAACCCCGGCTGACCGGTTTCCCGCCCAGACCGTAGTTGGGCTCGATTTTGCGTTTCTTGCTCCATTTGATACCCGAAACGCCTTCGAGTACGGTGGAGCCTTCCTCGATTCCCAAAGCCGTACTGGCTAAGGTAATCATCGACCAAGAGTATGCGACGTTGTTTATGATTGCCATGTTTACATCTATTTAGCGGTTAGTGATAAGCCTTCCTCGACATAGATTTTCACGGCCACACCGACAGGTACGATGACATAGCTGATGCGCAGCGTATCGTCCACCAGTACGTTCTGGTTGGGGTCAATGGTCACGGCATAGCCGCTGATCTCCTGTGCTGCCTGCATCTTGGCCAATATATCACCGATCAGGGTCTTGAAGGCCGTAATCTTCGAGGGTGCGAGAAAGCCCGTTGCAGGGTTCACCATCAGAGGGCTGTGCAGATACGGTAGCAAGGCTTCGCGCACGGCACGGCGGCTCTTATTTATGGTACGGTTGCGGGCGATGGTACGGTAGTCCCCGTTGGAGCAGGTCTGGTCTTTGGAGATGTAAATGCCATTCTCCCGACCCGAATACTTGATGGGAAAAATGTATCCCTTGTCATCCAGTTCGTCCAGCAATACCGGCGAGAGGGATTCGTACAGGTTGGTCGATACGAATTCGTCCTCGGCATCGAGCGTAAGATCTCCGAACCCGAGCTCAATCTGCTGGAAGTCGTCGGCAAAGAGGTTGAACTGACGTACCCAGGCGATGGACTCGTGAACGCTCGCCTTGGCAAGGGCGCCCATGACAGCACCCAGGAATCCCACCGGCGTATGGTTCGGGTTGCGGGACTGAATCGTCGCGTTCTGGTCGTTCCGCGCCTGCCCGAAGATGACGCTGGTGCGGGACGACTCGCAGATGGCCGACGGGATACGGTTCAGGTCAATGACCTTTGCCTCTTCCGTGTCGCTGCCCGTGTTACCGGGGTTGGCGCACAGCACCACCGACAGGGGTTGGTTCAGCTCGGCCAGTGCCACCGCCTTGTCGTTGATGCCCTTGACGAGGTTCAGGTTGTATTTCTCCTGCTCGCCGTTGAGCTTCCAGAGCGGCTGCTCGGTCCAGATACCCACCTGCGAGATGAGCCCGTCCGCCGCGCGCTGCATCACGTCCAATGCGTCCCAGTTCTGGGAGCAGTCCGCGAACATGACATACAGCCGCCCCGGACCGTCGATGTTGCCGCCCATGCGAAAGAACTCGCGGATATGGTAGGCCGGAATACCGAACAAGAAGTTTTCGTTGGCCTCCTCGTCCGGGTCACACGCGACACGCTCCTGGATGCCGAAGTCCTGCACGGAGGATTTACGGCTGGTGATGCAGATGACATCGCCCGGTGCCACGTTCATCTCGTTGCTTTTCCCGTAACCGGCGGTAAAAAGGTCGGGCTGTCCCGATACGTCGAACAGCAGGCCCGTGATTTTCTCGTTGCTTGCGGATGCGGCATACGGCAGATTGCCGTCCACATCCTTGATGATTACATTACCTAAAGCCATATCGCCTGCATGTTATGATTTGTAATAGGGATTCTTGTAGAGGATGGCCTTGCCCCGGATGGCCGGAGTGGTCTGCGGCGTGTACATGCTGCCGTCGGCATCGATGTAGAGTTCCTTGTAGTCGGGAAATTTCCCGAGAATGGCCAACACCGCAGCCGGAATCTCGGTCGCCGCTTTCGGTGCCTGTTCTTTCTTCGGGTTTTTCTCGGATGCCGTATCTTTCTCCACAGTTGCTGCCGACGGTGCGGCTACCGTCGCATCGGGCTGGGTTGTATCTGTTTCGGGAATGGTCGTTTGAGTCTTTGCCATAGATATTTCGGTATGAAAAAGGGGGATGGAGCATGGTGTCCATCCCCCGCACGGTTATTATTCGGTGATTCGGTAAAGGGTTATGCCGTTTTGGCGTAGGCCGTATGGACGACGATTTCGGCAGGCTTGACGATGTTCACGTCCATCTTCATTCGCATTTGGAAGAAGAAGAGTTCCGAGTTGGATTGCAGGCGGTCCACTTTGAGGACTTCGGCATCGTTGGCGTAATCGACACCCATCCACAGGTTGGAATCCATGCCCGACGTGAAGTTGCCCATGACAATGGTGTGCTCCGGTACGCCCGTGATGGGGATGATGCGCTTACCCTTGAAACGGTAGCGGTTTACCTCGCTGTTCTCGGAGTATTTTACCATCTTGTCGGTGATATACTGGTCGTAGGCGTCCCACGCTTCCCAGCCCATGACGATGCTCAGGCCCGACCGCTTGCGGATCTGCTTGGGGCATTTCTTCCACATCGAGTAGAGGGCCGCCTCGACCGCAGCACCGTCCTTGAGCTCTGTCGTACCGGAGACGATGCACTGGCCGCCTGCGACGGTCTGGGCATCGGTGGCGTTCACGTTGTCGATGATGCGCTTGACGACCCCGTCGAAGTATTTCTCCTTGCCGGCTCCGATCTGCACGGCACCGGCGGGAGCCGTGATGCCTGCGGCGGCCGCACCGCCCTTGGCCGAGGTCCAGATGGCATTGCCGATGAACTCGTTTTTCTTGTCCATCAGAAGGCGCAGCATCGTGGCCTGCAACTTGGGGTCGAGCTCGCGGAAGACGAGGTTGCCCGTCGGCTGCGCGAATTTCCAGTACGCCTCGAAGTCGCGCGGATTGAATTCGAGGTAAACCATGAACTCGGCGGGTTCGAGATGGCGTTCCGTGAACTGGTATTCGTTCTCGCCGTTTTCGCCTTTGGCTCCGTGCGAGCTCTGGGGCGTGGGCACGTTGTCCTGAATGATGTCTCCCAACCGGATGGCCGGCAAGGTGTACTTGTGCTGGATGCCGGACTTGATGTGTATCAGCCCCTCACGGTAGGTGTCGTTGCCCTGCGCCGTGTAGGTGAGCAGGTCCTCCAATACCTCTCCGGCATAGCCGTTCTGTAAGAAAGTTACTGTATCTGCCATTGTGTTAGTGATTTTCTGGGTTAGAATCTCGGCCGCGAACAGGGAGCATCGACTCAAAGCGGTAAACCACTTCCGGCAAATCAGTTTATGTGTATCAAGGTGGCGGGATGGTACGTCTCCCACCGGACGGGGTTATTGCAGTTTCTTGAACTGGAAGTCTTTGCCTACGACGGCTTCGACCTGCTCGGCGATTTTCTGTCCGGCACTCTTCAAGGCATCGGCTGCCGCTTTGGCGTTGTCGGGGTCGGTGGCAATCTGCTCGCTGATTTTCTCGCGGGCGGGAATCGAACCGATGGTGTCCTGCACCAACTGGAAGTTCGTGGCGGCCATCTCTTTCCAGCCGGGCACCGCGTCCGCCTCTATCTTGCCTTCGTCCACGGCTTTCTGCAAGAAGTTCTCAATGGCGCTTGCCTTGGCGTCGGCCTCTTTCTGCTCATAGACCTGCAACCGGGCGGTTACGCTGTCGAGGTCTTTCTGGAGATTGCCGATGGCGGCGTCCTTACCCGCGATGACGGTCTTGGCATCGCTCAGTGCTTTGTTCGCCTCGGCCAGCCGGGCTTCCACACCGGTCAGCTCCGAGATGCGGGAGAGCACGTCCTTGACCTCGTTCTTCTCCTGCATGCCGAGCGAGGCGATCACTGCGCTGTATTCCGGGGATAATGTTTTCTCTTCGTTCATGGGTCTCTGATTAAGTTTCGTATTAAGAATAGTGGTTTTCTCGCCCGACGGGTGATTTTCATCCTCGGGCGGTGTGATGCGGTTCATGACTGCCTGTATGGCCGCCGCATCCGTGATGCCCGACAGGTCGGCACGCACCTTGTCCCGGAGCTGCTTGCTGGTCCTCAGTACATGGCTTTCGGGAATGATGCCCGCTTTCACGGCTGCCGCCGCATCGAAGAATGTCCCGTCCTGCCCGGCAGCGCCGTCCATGATGGCCCGGACTTTCTCGTGGCTTAACCCGAACCGTTTGCGGTAGATGGTCTCGATTTGTGCCGTGAAGGCTTTGACCAGCTCGGACGGTTCCCCATCGTTTTCGTCGGGAAGGAACGGATTGTGAATCATCAGTATCCCGTAATCCCGCATGAACGACTTGTCCCCGGCAGCCCAGATAACGGAGCCCATCGAAGCGGCCATGCCTTCGATGACGCATTCGGTAGGCACCGAGGCGTTCTGGATGGCGGCATAGACCGTCATGCCGTGCAGCACCGAACCGCCCTCCGAGTTGATGAGCACCCGGATGAGGGACGGACGCACGATGTTCTCCAAAAAGTCGAACGCCTCGCTGAAACGCCCCGCGCTCTCTTCCGTAATGCGGCCGAAGAAGCGGATGGAGGCCGGACGCCCTGCGCCCGACTGACAGACGATATGTTCAAAAGTTTCCGTGTTCATCTTTTCCTTTGGGTAAGAATAGCTTCGCTCGCATAAAATGGTTTATAATCCGTCTCCGGAGCCATCCGGAACATCCCCGGCAGGCTTTTCCTCTTCGGGTTCTTTTTCATCCTCCTCCGGCAGGTCCGGCACATCGACCGAGGGCTGGAATCCCGTAACCTTTTCGTAAACCGGTTCGGCATGGTGCCCGTGTCCCGCCGTGTCGTGCTGCGGCGCATCGGCATGTTGCGTGAAAGGCGGCATGACCAAGTAGCGCTCGACCCAGTTGCGGTACTTCCATGCTGACGATTCCCGGAACCAGACCTCGTAATCCACCCAGTACGCCTGCAACATATTGGTGGTAACAGGCATGTCGAAGTAAAGGAGGTTGCAGCGTTCCGTGAGTGCCGGTTCATGGCTTTTGGCATCCTGAATGGCGACGTTCAACCGTTGGAAAACGATGAACGGGTCGCATTCCCGTTCCGGGTCGGTATGGTTGAGCGTATTGAGGATGAAGCGGATGCGCATGGTGGCGCGGCCCTCGCCGATACGTTGCTGCTGCACGAGGTAGCGCACGTTCACGAAGCGGATGAAGATGGCCGGGAAGGCGATTTCCATTTCCAGGTTCTCGCTGCGCACGATACGGGAAAACTGTCCCGTGTCAATCATGATTGTTCTGAAGAACGATGGACTTTGCGGGTCCTCCGGATTCTCCCTGAGCGTGAGGATGGCCCGCCGGACGGCCTGATACATGTTCACGAACGGATTCTCCGAGACCGATTCCGGCACGGCGACCGCAGGTCGTTCCGCTTCCGGAGCGGAACCGTTTACGGGTGGATTATGTGGTTTCTTGTCTCTGATCATGGGTTCGGAAAGGGAAATCCCCGGAACAAGATGGGGATAAACAGTTGATTGACGGTATGGTTCAGTTTCGGGCTAATGCCGATAAACTGCCGGTGCTCGGGTCGCCGACGGCTGTACTGATTGACGGTATAGAGCCCCAAAGCCGGGTCGGTGTTGTGCACGGCTGCGTAACTTTGGGAAGCGCCGCGCTTCCCATGCTGGTGATAATTGCTTGCCTTGGTCCAGATGGCATAACGAGCCCCACGGCGGAAAATCTTTTTCCGTTCGCCATACGCACGCTGGGTAAGGTTGGTGCGGTCCATGCGCTCCGCCTCCCCGAAAATAGAGCGGGACAAATTACCGGTATCGTTCATTACGGGATGCGTGAAACGGCGTCCCCAGCGGGATTTACGCTCCGGCCACAGCTTGCCGCTGCCATACAATCCGCCTTCGGCAAAGCTGGTGCGGAAACGGCTCTTGGAGTATTCGCCGGCCATTGTCACGAAGTCGTGGGTGTTGAACTCCATCTTGTTGGGCAGATAACGGCCGTTGCCTTTCGGAGCCCACTGCTCGCAGAATTGTTCAAGGGTGATTCTCATGGCTACGGGTTGGTGTCGGTTTGTTTCACGCCTCGGGGATGACCGTAACGTTTGTAGTATTCCTCGTCCGACATGATGCCACGGTCCGACGAGCTACCGCCGGGCACAGCACCGCCTCCGCAGCCCATGCCGGGTATCACGTTGAGCTGCTTGCCTACGATGATGCCGAACTCTTTCTCGATTTCGTCCGCCGCCACCTCGTACTTGTCCGTGATGAGCGAGTAGAGCTTGATGCGGTCTTCGTTATTCATGTCGATGCGGTTGGAATACTTGAATTCCAACCCGGCAGGGATATAGCCCATCGCCACAAGACGGGGGACAATCTGCTCGTTCATCACGTTCTCGATGTAGCGGCGGTACACCTCGATGCGGTCGCGGAAGATGTCCTGATGCGCCTTGGTGGAGCCGACATACGACTGCATGCCTCCGGCCATCGATTCGGAGCCGAGAATGAGGTTCGAGACCTCCTTGTTGGCGAACTGAATTAGTCCGGTATATATCTTCTCGCTGTTTGACATGGTGAAGGTCTTGATGTCCACTTCGTCCTCCAATCCCGTTACGATGATTTTATTTTGAGCTGCATTGGAGATGTCTTGCGCCAGACGCTTGCGATCCATGTTGTTTTCGCTGACGGTCTTTCCGTGAATAATCGGCTGACCGTATGAATGGCTGAAATTCAAGTAGTTCGCAATCGTAAACTTTTTGGCGAGGATAAGTGGCGTCGTGGCCGAGAAGAGTCCCAAATATCTCCCGTCTTGATGAGCACATAACGCTTCCGGTAGGCGGCCGAGCGGATGTCCCAGTGCGGCAGCCACAACCCCTGCCGCTTGACGACGATGCCCTGTTCGGGCAGGACGTTGCGACGCTCGATGCTGTTCACTTCTTTCAGGCGACCCGTATCGGGGTCGATGTCCGGCATGATTTCCAAAAGCGTATAACCGTAGAGTTTGGCTTCGATGATGCCACGGATGATTTTATCGAATTGCGAGCCCTGTATCTTCTGGCTCTCTTTCACATCCTTGACGTATTTGCCCTTGTCGTTCAGACGGGCGAGCATATAGCGGTCACCGAGTATCTGGCTTTCGAGCGTCTCGATGACCGCACGGATGTGCGCATCCTGTTGCAGACACGCATCGTACAGGTCGATCAGACGCGCCCGGTCGTCGAGGATGGTTCCCAGCAGCATGTTCGAGCGCACCGAGCGGTAGCGGTTGTGCCGTTCGATTTCCCGTACGTATTCCTGAATTGTTTTTTTTGACGTGTGGAATATGCTTTCGAGCAACTCGTGGTTAAAAGTACCTTCTTCCTGCATTTTTTCGGGTTTCAAAAAGAATAGTTCGAACCCGAAAAAATGGGTTATCCGCACCCTTCCGACCATACGAACAAATTACCTCCAATATGTTCGGTTTACCATACAAAATAGGCGGATGAATACTTATAGTTTTTTTGCTTGTTTTTGCGCTGTTTTGTTGTTTGTAAATCGCTATAAATGAATTACTAACAAGAAAATTTATCGGCAAATTTATAGCCAAAATCGAGCCGAAAAGTATATATTTTCCTTCAAAATTCAATATTTTGAGAAAATGAAAGCAATAGAAAATCATCAAGGGTTCAGACTTCGGTTCGGCGAGTTTCCGGATTTGCTGTTTACCGTTACCGACGCCCGAACTTATTTTGACATGACACATTTCCTGCAATCCATGAAACTGGAACCGGAAGAGAAGATTACTGAATTCACCGAAGGGTTCGCCCTTTGGATAGAGCATTTGGGTAAGATGTACGGCATACAGCCGGACGAACGCCTTGCCGTGGATGCCGCGTCGGGACACTTTCTGGCGGAAGAATCCTTTGCCTTGCCGTTCCTCTGCTGTGCCGACCCCGTATTCGGCGTGTACCTGCTGGAAAGCATGTCTCAGATGATGCTGGTCGGCATCGTGTGTTCCGACTCCTACATCCTCATGCAGGCGCAGCAGCGGTTTACCGCAGAAGAACTGAATCCCACCTCAAACCCTCATGAGCAATGAAAATGAAAGGCCCTTTTTTACCCTCGAAGCAGTTGCTGGTCTTCAACGGCGCGTATGTACTCATCGCCGTGGTGCGCTCGCTGCACAGCGCGGCGGATTTTTCAGGCATCAACCTCCAAAGCATATCGTTCTCCTGCACCGGGAAGTATGTAGCCACCGGAGGCTTCTATTTCCGACACGCGCACCCCGATGTGCAAATCGACCTGTCGGACCTCGACAACCTGACATTGCAGGAGTACGACCGCCTATGCGGTGTGGAGCGCCGCTATTTCACGGTGCGTGAGATGGCCCACAAGCGTCAGGCGTATGACCAGCGGCGCAAGGAGTTCCGGAAGTTCTGTAAACAACGTGATTTAGAAGAGAAAAAGAATGAAAAATAATACAAGATGAAAAGCAATGCGATACTATGTGAAGAGTACCCGGTCAGGGTGCTGTTCAACGATGACAAAACCTTGGCATGGGTGAACCTGCATGACCTCTGCAAAGTATTGGGGCGCGAGGAGATGCTGACCGACAAGGCGGCTATCCGCCAGTTGCCCTCCAGTATTCAGATTCCGTTCCGCAAGAAAGGACGCGAGATGTGGGCCATCAGCCCTTACGACGTCTATAAGCTGATCCGGCCTATGCGGCGCGAAAACTCCATCGCGGCAAAGAAGTGCGCCGCAGTGGAGACGTGGCTGAACGAACTGCTCGAAGACGCGGCCATACAGTCTGCCAGAGCGACGCAACCCGCGCAGCAGGAAGATGTGGTGTTCAGTTATCAAGACCATCCGATTTCTTTCCGTGCCGCGAACAACAAGATGATGATAAACGCCACACAGATGGCCCGCAGCTTCGGCGTGTTGCCGGCAGAGATACTGCGCAAGGCGGATTTTGTCCGCTATCGCCAGCATCTGGTTGAGAAGGGCATCTCGGAAAGTCTCGACAGTCAGATTTTCACCACGCGCGGCCGTAACAACGGAGCCACGTGGATTGATGAAGAGCTGGCGATGGAGTTCGCCCGCCAGTTGTCGCCGGAGTTCTCGCAATGGTGCAACACGAAAATCAACGAACTGATGACACGGGGGTATGCCACGCTGGAATCACGGTCCGAAAGCGGTATGGGCACTACCGAAAACCTTCCCGTGCCGCAAAGCCTCGACGAGGCTCAGCAGTTGATTGTCGCCCAACGCCACGAAATACACCTGCAACAGGAACGAATCGACGCCGATTCCTACAAGGTGGAGTTTTACGATAACCTGATAGAGGGACGGGATTTCTACTCGACGACATGGCTTGCGCAGGAACTGAACACGACGCCCCGGCAGTTGCACCAGTTCCTCGCGGAGAAAGGCATCTGCAAATTCTCTAAAAATCAGTGGGTGGCGTTCATGCCATACCGGAGCTGGCAAATAGACATGCCGTATTACTGGAACAACCTGCGCACCGGCAAGTGCCATGCCGCCGGGACACGGAAGCGGTGGAGCAAAATCGGCCGTGACCAGATTCTCGAACTATGGAACAGGGAGCCGCCTAAACGCCCTGAACTACCGTCAGGACGCCGCCGGGTGGAAAATCCGTACAGCCACCTGACGGAAGGCGCGGACTATTTTACACCCACGCAACTCGCCCGTGAAATCGGCATCTCTGCCAGCCGCATGAGTAAATTTCTGGAAGATAGCGGCATTTGCCGGTTCGTGAAAAAGCAATGGGCCGTCCTGCCGGAATACCGGGAGTGGCAAATCGACGTGCCGTACTATTGGACGAATCCCAAAACGCAAAAACGATGGGCGTTCGGTACCCGGAAACGGTGGACACTGCTCGGACGGGAGAAAATCATCGAATTGTGGAACAACGGCAATGCCGGAAAAGAAACGGAGGTAATAGAATGAGCAAGGAACTGATCGACAAGATTTCAAGAGCCACGGGACGCTATCCCGTGAGTTGCGACTGTCCCCGTTGCCGGAGACAATGCCTGACGCCCTGTCTGGGCACGCCGGAGGACATCTGGCGGCTGATAGAGGCCGGATACGAAGAAAGATTGCGGATTACATTTTGGGCTGTCGGTATGCTGGTCGGAGCCATCCCGTTCCCGATACTGATGGTGCAGGCGCATCAGACGGAGCACGGCTGCATATTCTGGAAAAACGGGCTGTGCGAACTGCATGGCCAAGGGCTCAAACCGACGGAGGGTTGCTTGTCGTATCATGTCCTTACGGAAGAGAACCTCAATTTCGAGAAATCGCTGACGTGGAACGTAGCCAAAGAATGGATCAACACGGAAAACATTTCTTTCATCGCCCGCATTCTGCAACGCATCGTAAAATGAAAGCCGTATGAAACACAAAGGGAAAAGCAACAGTACATTCCGGCATCCGAAACAGGTGCTACTGTTCGGACACACGCGCATACTGGTTGCCATCTTCAAGTCGATGCAGTCGTGCGCCGAAATCACCGGAACATCCGTCAAGACGGTTAGCCGGGCCTGCAAAGGCGAATATGCGCAGGCGGCGGGATTCTATTTCCGGCGGTTACATCCGGACGTGGAGATTGAAATGGCAGACCTCGACACGCTTCCTCTGGAGGAGTACGACCGGCTCTGCGGCGAGGTGCGCCGCTACCTACCCAAGGAGCAGGTAAAGGCTTTCAGGGAGAAGTTCGAGCAAACCTACAGGCATAGAAAAAGACTCGATGGAGGCTGACCGATAACTATTTCCGGTTCTATAAATACAGAAAAGTAAGATGCAGTAATATATTATATATACTATACTACTATCTTACTTTTCTTTTTATCTACTGAAAGAAAAACATAGCGAACCCCTTTAGGGGTGAGCATTAAAGGGTATAAATAAACACTGGAGCGTAGCGGAAGTGCTTTATTTATACCCTCCACCTTGCTTCTTCTTTAGAAGAAGATAGAGAATACCGATACAGAAATCCAAAAGAGTTATTTCTCGGCAACTTAAATCTATCTCTTGAATTTCAAGTAATTGATTCAATATAATCACAAATGGTTTCTATGTCATTTTGCAATTCGTCTGGAGTATCTACATAGCGATTCTCATGTTTTTCTCTAATATCGTAAGATACTGGTACGTCAAAACTTCCAGTTTGATTAAACTCATCCGCCAATAGTTTCCAATGTACCGTTATTTTCTCCGTTGGATAAACAGGTTTTACAAATATTGGTTTAGTCGCAATATTATTACTACCTACCAGCAAGTCTCTGCCTTTCAAAAGTACGTTTTTTTCTTCCTCATCGATGTAGGTTGATGATGGATGGGGAATTTCAACTCCAAACACACTATTCATCTTCTTATTATTGCTTCGGATTTCAGTTACGTCATTTCCGAAGTAAAATGTTATTTCAAAACATTTTAACGAAGGTATTCCGATATTTTCCAAATAAAACTGAATAGGATAGAAACTTTTATTTATCTCGCCTCGAACTATTTGAACAGAAGTGGCTTGAACTACATTGCGGTTAATATTTTGGAAATCTGCAATAGCAATTTGAAATGGCGACATCCCTAATAAAGGGTTGTTTGCCAATGATTTTGGTTGCTCCTTTAATTTGTATGAAATTCTTTTTTCTTCAAATGTAGGAGATAACATCTCTACATTTCCCTCGAAAAAATATCCGACTTCTACCTTATATTGAACTTTTTGTAATAATTCTAACTTTGCTTTTAGTAAATCATTTATCAACCAAATAGCAAAAGGAATATTTATGATAGCTAAAATTATGACTATAATCCAGTTATATTCACCTTGCGTCACCTCAATCCCCCATGAATGTTTTCCGGAAGTAACATTATATGTTATTTTGAGAGCACTGAACCCAACCAAAACTAATGTGTCCAGTGTTATGAAAGCCCTAAATGGTCTTGTTTTCCAATAGATTGAAAACAAAGATTTTATGAAGTCAAGAATTTTATCAATCATTGTTATATAATTCAATTTATCCCTTTAACGGATAACGGGACAGTTGTTCCTTCCGTTTCTCCTGTAACTGTAAGGCAAGTTCTCTTATACTCGCTTCATCCGTGGAATAATTACCGGATCTGGCCCGCTTTATATCTCTCCGTCGTCCCTTATCCGTTGTCCTACAAACCTTCCAGAACTCTTTCAGGTAATAATACACGCTCTCTTCAGAACGGGAAACAGGACCGACACCCAGTTCGTTCAAAAGATACCTCCGGAGTTCCTCCATCGGTTCCCGATACCGGGAATAGTTCCCGTTATTGAAATACTTCGCACCTTTGGTCTTGCCTTGCTCGATAGTCCTGCATACCTCCCAGAACTCGTCCAGGTAGTAGTAGCCTTTTCCTGCCGGAGCCAGATAATTGACCGGCTCGATCCGCTTGTAAAACCCGTTCCAAAGGACACCGGCCTTTTCCAGCTCTTTCGCCAGTTCCTCACGCTGTCCCACGTTGATAGGCTCCAACTGGTAATCTTCTGCCGGGCCGACAACCTCCCGCAGCGAATAACGCACCGGACCGTCTTCCAGTTTCATACAGTACATGACAATCCGTCCCTTGGCATCGATTTCCCGAAACACACCGTAACCGATTTTCTGACCCAATACGCTGATTTGGTACTGGACATTCTCTTTGGGTGTTTCGCGCGGTCTGAGTCTGTTGCGCCACCGGTTCCAGACCAGCCCTTCCCTGTAAAGAGCCCGTTGCAGGCGGAGAACCGTCTCCTTGTCGGCGATTTCCAACGAGGTATAGTCGAAACATCCGGAAGCAACGTCCAGTTCATCACCTCTGATCGAGACGTACAGGCACACGGATTGATTTACGCCCACTGTTTCGACAATCCCTGAAATCCCTTGCCCCACAAGGTTCACGACATCACCGCGTCGGGGCGTATCCGTCTCGAACCATTGTCGGAACTCTTCGTATGTTACAGGCAACCGTTTGTCGGGTGTCGCGTCGATAGAGACGACAAAGCGTCGCTGGGCACAAAACTGCGCTATGGCCAGTTCATGTGTCTCATTCTTCGGTCTGTAACATCGGAAGAAATCATGGATTGCCGACTTGCTTTTACTCATCCGGTATTTGCATCTATAAATTATATACAGGTTTACTTTAGGCAAAGATAAAGATTATCGGGGAAATGCGGGCTTAAATTATCAATTTTCTTTTTAGGGAAACCTAATAAAAGTTTCGACAAAAAATTCGATAATTCATTAGCGCACAAATTTCTATGCAAGACTGTATATGCGACCGTCTGCTTTAATGCCCCATTTTGGAATGTTTTAATAAACAAGATTCTCCGCATAACCGTGTCTGCCATAATATGAAATGACAATCGTCAAGAGGATCCGATAATGCAAAGCCGGCGGGTAAATGGATTCTTGCAAAGTCTGTCTATGACCGGACGGCTTCTCCCGCTACAAATCCTGTTCTGTTTTGAACGAATAATCCCCCGAAACTGTGCCAAACTTTGAACAAAAAAGTCAGAGCCAAAAACGGGACTTGAAAATCAGGCCGTAGGGCGCGTATCGAATCCGCACTGGGGGTAGTACCCACCCCGTTCTTTTCAAAAATTATTAGTGTATTGTTATTCAGTGTCTTAACTCCTTCACTTTGTAGAAAAGTGAAACTAAAAGTCTATAAATAGACCTTTGTTTCTTTCGGATTGAAAGCAAAATTTTTTTTCGCCCTTGTTTTTAGACGGTTATCAACTAACAAATAATTGACTATCAATATATATAGTTTTTCTTTCAGTCCATTTTTGAACGTTGAACCCTATATTTTTTTGAAAAAAAAATTCCACTTTCTTGTAATGTATTGATTTTCAATCGAATAAAAATAGCCATCGCGCGCGGGCGTTCACTCTCATTTTAGAGCCGTTTTTCTCAATCGGACGAAAAAAAATTTTGCGGTTTGAAAAATTTGTTTTAGAGTTGAATTGAACCCGAAAGGGAAACAGCCCCGACAAACAGACGGGGAAAACAGAAACAAAAAATATACAGACTTTCAAAAACGGCACACACGCCGAAAGTCTGTAAATAGTAAAAACAAAAAAAAGTCAGTAAATAAGAAACAGACAGCGAAAACCGCAACAGCGAGAAACAAAGAGCCTTTTTTGTGGGAAACCTGTTTTCGTGGCTCGGACAAACGAAAATTCGCCTGTTCGCTTTGGAGCGATTAAAGAGGGTGTCAAACAACCACACCGCGCAGGACTACAAACCAATGTAGCAAGTCGGAACGGTCAAAATACGTGTATTTTGTCCGCATACGCAAAGCCCGTGATTTTGGGAGGGCGAGAGTCGTATGGAAAAGGGAGGCGATAAAATAATGCCATAAGTCTGCCCTTGCGCAGCCGGAGATAAAAATCGCTATGCGGTAAAAACAATCCGCACGGAGCTTGAGAAAAGGGCATTGCCGAGATTATGCCCACAATCACCAGCCGCCAACCGCCCGAATGTTAGCTGCCCCGTTGGAAAAGACGGGGGACGTGCCAAAGAAGCACCCGTCGGAAATTGGAGTATGTCGGGCTTGCCATGACAGCGGAAAACTGCTTTTGTGTGTGAACAATGCAAATATAGGGCTTTTTTCCGAAATAGCGAGTATAGGGCACGTTTTAGTGAGGTGCAAATTGAGATGAAATCTGCACGCTATCGGGTGAAAGGTAGCGTGCGATTTTTGGGCACGCACAGGTCGTGCCGTTTTGCCATCCGTAGAACGTGTGGTTCGATTCCGCAGTGCCCTCAATATGCACTATTGCATAGAAATTCACAAAAATTTATCATTATGGCAATCAGTAAGTTAAATGCAGAACAGTTTGCAAACATGGCAGTTAATGCCGCAGGTGTGATTTTCGAGTATGCCGGCAAGGACGGCAAGAACACGGCTATGCACTTTTTCGGTGCCGATTACGAAGCGACCGTGAAAACGCAGGACGAAATGTTCCGCGTGCTGCGCAACGTGGTGACTACGTTCTGGGAAGTGAAGACCAAAGAATCGCTGCTCCGCGAATCGAACGACGGTATCCGCTCGAAACTCCGTGCAGGAACTCCGCACCGGCTCATCATCCGCACCTCCGCAGGCGTTACGGTCAAAGTTTTCGACCTCGACGCAAGCGTATGGGCACGAATCGGGTTAATGCCGACCAAAAAGGACTTGGAACGCTCGGCACGTGACCGCAAAAAGTACATCCACAATGCCACCAAAGCACTCATGGAGGCACTGAATTTCCGTGTGGAACTGCCCAAAGACGCCGCACAGCCCGAAGAGGTGCAGACCGAACAGTCTGCCGAACAAGCTACCGCCGAAAGTGCGGCACCCGTAACCGTTGCCGAAACGGTGGCGGAACAACCTGCCCGCAGACGTGGCAGAAAACCGAGAAACGGAGCTGAAACCGTAGCGATTGCAGCGTAACGGCATAACGAACCCGATATAATCAGAGCCGGACAGCGTGCAGAAAATGTGCGCTGTCCTTTTCGTATCCGGTCATGTACAAACTCATCGCTTTCAATGAAGTGGCGGAAAATTTTTCTGCCCACTTTGCGCTCGGCATCTCCCCGTATTTCGACCGCTGCAAAAGCCATGAAACGGGGATGCTGTACTTCATCACGCACAAATTCGTGCGGTATTTATGCCTGAATTGCGGCTATGAACGCACAGAACCTCTGGAAAATTTCGTGTGCCGGAGGTATAGCCCGCAGGCTTGGAAATTCCTAAAAAAACTAATGCAGTAAAAATATGATAGACGTATATAACAATGCCGGAACCGAGAGTTACGGCTGCTTCAAACATCTCAAAGCTGCCAAACCCATGCTGAAACGACTGGGCGAAGCCGGTGTGCAAAGTGTAACAGTTAGCAGTTTTCGCGGGCGCAACCTCGTCCGAGTATATCGTGTGCTCATTGGTGAGGGCTGCCGTATCATCAAAATGCCGCAACTGACGCCGACCCCGACGCCGGCAGCTTAATGTAGTGAGAAATAATCGGTGCAGGCACGGGCGAGAACTCGTGCCTTTTTTGTGCCCGATTGCAAAATGTATAATCGAAATAATCAAAGTCATGAAAAAGATAATCGCCTTTGCCCGCAAACGGCAGGATGCCATTCTGAATACGGTATTCGTCGCAGGCTTGCTCGTGCTCGTCTGGGTCGGAATCCGTGTGTTGACGGCACCGTGCGCCCCTTGTTTCGGGTTCTGAACCCGATGACCGGTATGCGATAATTGAACGTGTACCGACAAAAAAATATGCCCGAATTCCGCCGGAACATTCGGATAGCATCTATTCTTTAACAAATTCCGATTTGCCTATGGAAACGAAAGAACTTACAACACATCAGCGCGGAATCATCCTGCGCGGAATATCCGGCGGTGCTGCATTGAAAGGCAAATCACCGCATATCTCGGAAAACAATACCGTCATAACCTGTGCAGGCAAACTGAACGTCTGGGACATCTGCTGCATCAGTTCCGATGCCGAGGCTTTCGGGCTGAAAGTGCAATGCGGCTATGACGGTCAGACAATAATAACTTTTACACATAAGAAATAAATGGCTGAAATTATTAAAACCGATGGGACGCGCCAACCGGTGCAACCTGCCAATGGAACCGACTTTAAGCTGGAGGAAATGCAGGCAATAGTCGGAGGAGACATCGAACTCGTGTTTCTGAATGACACGGAAATCATGGTCGTGAATGAGGAAGGAAAGGTGCATGGTCTTAAACACAACCCAACGGCTACACGCATTTTCAAAGAGAATCATCCGAGCTTGTCCGACTACATTGTCGGGGATGTACTCGTATGCAAGGAGGAACAAATAAAATGAGTAATAATATGGCAGAAAAGATTCTGCAAATGTTTTTCGACATCGAGCGATGGACGAAAGCAATCGAGAAAGGTGTGGGCAAAGACATCCGGAAAGACCAGCTCATCCGGCTGACCGACGAACATACCCGGCTGGCAATGGCTGAAGCCATGATGCTGGGAAAGTATGAAATCTCTCCGCCCCATACGGCTCAAATCCCCAAAGACAACGGCGAGTTCCGCACAGTGTATGTAAACGAGCCGATGGACCGTGTGATACTCAGTATCGCCAACGACCTCCTGTTTGACTTGATGCCTGAAATGCTCCACGAGACCTGCAAGTCCTACCAGACAGGAATAGGTTGCGGCCGAGTGGTTACCGAGGTCAGTCATCAGATCGTGAACGCTGCAAAGAACGGAGTTTTGGGCTGGAAATCCGACCTCTCCAAATATTTCGACAGCGTACCGATTCAATTCATCGATGAGGCATTCGATAAGGTAGAAGCCAAGTACGGCCATTCCGCTTTAATCGACGTGCTGCGGAAATACTATCATTCCGACCTGTATTTCGACGAGGATAACTGCCTCAAAAGGAAATACCAATCGCTCAAACAAGGGTGTGCCGTCGCAAGCTGGCTGGCAGATGTGCTCCTGTATGACCTCGATGAAGAACTCTCGCAGATGAATGGCTACTATGTACGCTATTCTGACGATATGCTTTTCATCGGCGCCGACTACGAAAAGGCGATGAAATTGCTCCGGAAGCGACTGTCTGAGAAATCCATGCAGCTCAATCCGAAAAAGGTGGAATATTTGACCGCTGACCACTGGTTCAAATTCCTCGGGTTCAGCATTAAGGGCAAAATGATTTCTCTCTCGTCCAGCCGTATCAAAACCTTCCAAAAGGAAATCGGACGACGAACGATTCGCAACCGGAATACGACGCTGACAAAGGCAGTCAATTCCGTGAACCGCTATTTGTACAAGGGCAACGGCGAGTTCAGTTGGGCGACACAGATTCTTCCCGTATGTAACGTGCGGAAAGACCTTGACGAACTGAATATGTTTGCCATGGATTGTTTGCGGGCAGTCGCAACCGGTAAACGCAAAGTCGGAGGTCTGGGATATGTCAGAAACAAGTCTGACGGATGTATTGTCCGGGGGCGTGGGCGTAATGTGAAAGCGAACCGTTCCAAAACCGGAGGCAACATCCCCGGCTATCTGACGATTGGTTGCATGAGGAATGCCCTGCTGACAAGTCGGGCTGTGTACAACACGCTGGTAGCATCATTATAGGATATACCGAACACACGGTAAATGGATGAAGAGGCAAAATTCAATGTTACAGGATGGCAGACCAGAACGCATAGATCTTCGCCGGTCTAACAACCGGCGAGGATCGGTGAGTTCTGGTTCCTCCTGTAATATATCGAAGTCGTAAAGAAATGTGTCGCCTGCCTGACATCCGATGAACTGAAACACATCAGCAGAAGTTCGAGGAATGGATTTGAGATTCCCGCGTGTAACCCAGCTCTATCGAGAGTCTTGAAGGTGATCGGACCATCACCTTCAGACTCCTCAAGAGCTGGGCTCTCGCGGGCAACATCATGCAAGTAAAGAAATGTGTCTGTCATTATGAGAACTTCCCCTTTAGCACGAAAGCGCGGTGATTCAAGGAATATGATTCAACATGCCGAGTTTCGATACAGCCCGTCCGGCGCCGTCGTATCCCTAACGTCATACGACGGCGACCATCCGGCTTCCGAAACTGGCGTACATCAAAACAATAAAGCAATGTGCCGATATTCAGAGAATCATGAGAAGCTGAGTACACAGCTACAAAAGTCGAGATCGGAATTTCAGTTGTGCAGCTCTTGAACTTGCGGCCAGAGCTTCCCTCCATCCGAGTGGATGGAGGAGAATCCCAGGCCAGCAGAACAGAGCAGCGAACATCAGGAAAATAAAGGAATGTACCGTCCGAATGAGATTTTTTCAGCACGGAAAACTGCGGTTCAGGGGACAAGAATCAGCGTGCCGCAAGCAATGAAGTCCCGGCAATGACGTCGTTATTCACTATCAGGAACACGACGTCGCTGCCCGGACTTCAAATCGCGGCGCACATCGACCTATTAGAGCAACGTGCCGCAATCCTAAGAACGGCAAAACTTAGCACAAAGTGAAAAGGTCAAGGTCAGGAGTTTAATGGTGCAGCTAATAACATCAAGGACCGTAGTCCAAGGCATCTGATTAGATGCCTGTGGACAAGGTCCGTAGCTGAATAGCTGCTCATATCGAACTGATAAAGCAATGTGCCGGCCTGATTGAGACTTACGGGCAACGCAGCTCGATTTTGCACGAGGAATCGAATTTAACATACAGTATTCTACCTGGATCCTGACCAGGCGATTACCTGGTTCTGGATCCAGGACCTACTGTATTTATCAGAGCTATAAAGCCATGCGTCAGCGATTCGAGTGCATTTAATGACAAACAATTTAACCAGATAAAAAATGAACGTAAAAGACATTGAAATCGGAAACTGGTATCATATATCGGGAGATATAGATAACGGAACCAAGGACGGGCGGCCATATACCTCCCACGATGAAGTTACACGGAGAATCAAGCGGGTAACGGACACCCACATCATTTGCGAGTGCGACAGGAAATTCCTGATTAACGACAACCTGAAGCTGAGCATTCCCGCCTTCAGGAGAACGGACATAACCAATTCGTAGAAGCTATGGACAATATCTATCAGGAAACAGTCAGTGCCGTAGAAAACGGGGCGCGTTTCAAGGTTGATTTCCAAATGCGGAGCCTCAAAGTGGACGGCAAGTACGTCATCCGGAACAGCTCATATGAAGGCGTTCTCGGAGTGCCGCATTGCAGTGAAGAGGAGTTCTTCTCGAAAGTGGAAGAGCTGTACCGTCGTTACAAGCACTCGATTCCGTCGGAACGCAGCGAGAGTACATCGCGCCGCTATTTCATGGCATTACCGGAAAGAGAATTGAGTGATGACGACATGCTCTATGGAGAGCGGCGCGACAAATCACAAATCGAGCTGGAACTATTCATCCTCAGCCAACTGCTCGGCGGCTTCAAATGGAATCCCGAGAAGTTCGGCCGGTGGTTCTGGCAGAGCAAAGAAGACAAGGACCTGGTAATACTCAGACAATGGGTAGAGCCGAATAATAATCAATCAACTATTTAATCATGAAGAAAAAACAAGAGACGAATGTTACGTGCCCGACATGCGGGACGGAACTTGCCATCGCAGGCAAAAAAGTTACCATCGCAGAAAACCCTGCGGCATCAATCAAACAGGCACAACTGCCCAAGACGGCGCACGAACGCATCGAGGCACTCCGCAGTGTCGGCGTGGACGTGAGCTGTCTGTTTGCCATGCAGGGAGCCAACGGCGGTGATTATGTCGCCTCGAACAAGAACGGCAAACTGTCGATTCTGGACGACAACGACCCGATTTTCGATTACATCCTCGAAAAGGGAACCGTACCCAACCGCCGTCTGTTCCGCCGCTGGGTTATGGCTCAGATGTTCCACATGCTCTCCTACAAGGACTACGGCGCTTGGAATCCGGTCGGCGTGACGGAGATGATCCACCGTCTGGGCTATGAGTACCAGTGGAAGATGCTGCTCGACGAACTGCGTGCCCAACAGAAGATGGAGCGAAACGACCCCGAGAACTTCGCGGACAGGAACCGCTGGTTCAACGTCAAGGTCGCTACGGCTATGGCGGAAGATTACATCGAACAACTGAAAGCGCATGTCGAGGGCCTGCCTGTCAAGAGATGCAAGGGCATTCCTTACAAGCGTTTCGGCAGCCACAACATCTTCGTGCAGGACCTGAACTCCAAACTCTACAGCCCGCTGCGGCTTGCGGCCTACCATATCGAAGCGGCTAAAAATGCCACCCAGCTTTACAATGCCGTGACGAAGTTCAACGACAAGCGGTTCAAGATGAAGCACGCCACGCCCCAAAGCAAGGCGTGGGTGGATGCCTACAAAGGTGCCGGCGCGTTCTACACCATGCAAAACCTCATCCGCTTTCACAACTGTACGGCCATCGACGACAGCGGGCGACGGCTGGACAAATACCAGTCGCTCGCATTCCTCTCGGCCAAGGCCGAAGAGTATAAGAACGGCAATGGTTGGCGCCTGCTTGCCGTATTGAAAAAGATGCTCGACGACAACGGCATCGACATCAAAAAGAAGATGGCCCAGTGGCGTAGGAAGTAAGCCGTCATCGCCTGGCAGGCTTGATGTGATGGACCGAAAACTTTCAGTTCGTCTTCCTTGACAGGATCCTGAGGCGCTGGCTACACGCCGTGCTTCAGGATCCTTCCGGACGACCATACATCGAACGGATAAAGTCATGCCCCACATCGGTAGTCGCATCGTTATGTATCCTCTAAAAATGTAACGACAATGAATAAGAAACAACTCAGACGCAGGGCGTACCTGCTGTACAAACTGCGAAAGAAAGGCATCCGGTGCCTGACACGCCAGTTCACAATCTTCTATCCATACGGGAAAGACCCTGTAACAATGGCGGAAATTGTTCACCTCCGAAAAGAATTCCACTTCTCGGTACAATTTGAAATCGCATGAGGCGGCTTCTTAACCCGGACATTCAATGCACCGATCCCGACCAACTGCAATTCTGCTTGAAAATATCAGATACGGTATTCTGGTATTGCGAGCCGAATACCTGCCACCCGGATTTACTGCCGTGTGCTGAAACTGAGTCCAGCCGGATACACCAACGGTATCTCGGATACCCGACGGAGTTTCTGCGTGATGCACACAATGTGTCCGAGGTCCGGAAATTCGCAACGGACAACATGCTTTGGCGGGAAGGCGAAATCGACGTGACGGATTTCAGCCGGTCGGAGCAAGAAGAATTACTGAAAGATTACGGTTACAAGTGGGATGATTTCTCCGCAGACATCGACCGTAACCAGATCATTTGTGAGAACCATTTCGAGCAATACCTGCTCGACTATCGAAACGACATTTGAATGAACAATCAAAATCATAAATCATCATGCAATACGAAACGACAGATCGGCGCACGAGGGCCGTAAAATACCTCCAACAATACACCCGCGCCATGCGGGATGTGATAGAGCGTTTTGTCGAACTGTTCTGGGATCAGGAGGTGACGGACGAAGAGAACCTTATAGCTTTCGAGAATTACGAAAGCGAGTTGGAAACTGCTTATACATACTGATATGAACAGATACGAACAAATAACCTATAAAGGACACCACATCAATATCTACTACGATGACTGCCCCGAAAGTCCGCGCGAGTGGAGCAACCTCGGCACGTTCTACACGGCACACCGGCGTTACCGTCCCGAAAAGGAGTTCGACGAACATTTCGACTTCGACGAAGTATGCGACGGCCGTCCCGGAAACATTCGGAAATCATTCCTGCAAAAACATGTCGCTTTGAACCTTTTCCTCTATGACCATAGTGGTCTCAGCATTTCATCCGGCCCCTTCTCGTGCCGATGGGACAGCGGATGGTTCGGGATTGTGGCGGTCAGTGTTGAACAGGTAAAAAAGGAATACGGCTGGAAAGTGCTCACGCAATCCCGCCGCAAGAAAATCGAGGAATACCTCCAAAATGAAATCGACACGTACAATGAATACCTGCATGGTGAAGTGTACGGATTTCAGGTTACGCCGGAAGATGACGACACGGAAATTCTGGACAGTTGCTGGGGATTCTTCGGTGATGACGGGCTCGACCAGCTCAAGAGCGAATGCCAGGCTTACATCGATGATAGAATTGCCGAGGACAACCGGCAAAAACAAGCCGAATATCTCTGCACATTCGGTCTGGAGCTCCCATTCCCGGAATTTGCATTATCAACAAACTAACACATACCGCAATGGCTGATAAACTGAAATATAACGCAACAAAAATCATAAACGGCTACAAAATAGACGTTAAGGTGCGGCTCGACGATGACTGCCGCAACGGACATGCCGACTTCGGCATTACAGCAACCATCTACGAAAAGGACAAATACGGTGTCTGGAAATGGTGCATGGCAGGGTGTTGCCATGAACAAATTGCAGTGGCCTTTCCCGAACTGTGTCCGTTCATCGCCTTACACCTGTGCGACGCCAAAGGAGCACCGATGTATGCGCAAGGCAACGGATTCTACCACTTGCGAAATAGCTCCAAGGAGGTTACAATGAGCGAACTCCGTATTACCCAACAAGAGTACGACCGATTCCTTCGTGAAGCGGAAGACCAACTTTACTTCACCTACCTGCTTCAGACGATGGGAATACCCGCTCGTTGGGAGGAGGAAGCCCGCGCCGCAATCAAACAACTCGAAGAACTGACCGAAGAACAATTTGAGGACACCTCCGTTCGCTATCAATTCACCCCTCTCACAGAGGAAGAATTCCAGCTTGTGGAAACCCGAATTGCCGAAGGGTATTATCTGCCCGCCAACATTAAAAAACGCAGACACGAAGCCCTGCTTGCCGCCAAACGGAAGAAAATAGAAGACCTTAAAACCCATGCGGCAAATGAAAAGGCGAAAATCGATCAGGAACTCGCCGTCAAACTCCACGTGCTTCGCTGTGGAATGCCACTCGACAACTTCATCTACTACGACCATCGAAACACGGGCGTATTCAACTGGCGGGACTATGCTTCCAAGAACGACATCGTTACCCAGGAACAATTTGACCGCTTCCTGAAAAAAGTGGACTATTCCAAACTGCCTTCCGGCATCGAATTCCAACTCAAATCCGCGTGACATGATACAGGTACAATACATTCAGGAATGCGTATGCGGAGCGATGACCGTAACATTCGAGAACGGCGCAAGTAACAGTATGAGCCGCGAGGTTTTCAACCGTATAGGATTTACGGGAGAACGTTTGCCGCAGGTCTTCTGTAATTGCAATCATTGCGTCAACCATTGGGGCATCGATCTCTGCAAATGCGGCTCAGGGCAGCCCGTCGGCAAATGTGACTGCGGAAGCGATGAGGCCAGCGAGGAATTCGGCATAAAAAGACCTTTTATCGGATGGGTATTTTAGCAGACCAAATCAACGCACTCGACCGTTTGGAAGAACAGTATAAACGGGAGAAAGAACGTATTGAACAGGCCATTGCCGATACCGTGCGCAGCGTAGGGCAAAATCCGGCTGTCAGGCCAATCGGGAAAAACATGTTCACGATTCCCATGTCCGAACTGATAAACGCCCCTTGGTCTCCGGAATTTCACGACTGGACGATTCAAGCGGAACGCCTGTTGGCCGTACTGAACAAAAAACCGGTCAAAGATTGGCTGACATTCATAAGGGAACTGCTCGACAAGAACTCCGGTAACGGGTGGTCCGGTGTCACAGTCTGCAAACAGGTACTGAGCAAAAAATTCCTCCGGAAGGTTCTCGAACGACTATAAAAATTAACACGAGAGAGAAGGTTATCGCCTTCTCTTTTTCATTTTCAACTATTCTTCAACAGATAAAACAGAAACATCATGAGATACGTCGTAGATGCCCCGATGGTCGCCCATCTATGGGCACATCAAAGTCAGGATAGCGCACGGAATGGGCGCAACTTCTACTTCGAGGGCAAAGATATTTATTCCTATGGGTCACATTTCCGATGTGCCTCGGTAGAAGCAAATCAACAAGGGCAAAAAGCCTATCTGGTAACAACCCGGACCTATTCCAACACCACCTGCAAACACATGGGCATGGTGCGGAAAGCGATTCCCTACGGAGAACTGATTTTCTACACGCCCCGGTCGGTTTCCCTACACAACGACAGGCTGTCGGAATACAGCTATTACGAATCGGCATATTACATTGTCGATCAAGTAGAAAAAATCAGTGATTACATCAATGCACAGCAGAAATCCCGCACTCAGAATTATACGGAACATGTCAAAGAATGCCTGCTCAACATCGGTCGCTGGATTGAATTCTGGGGACTTGACAAACGGCAAAAGTCCGCAACCGGTCGCTGGCTCATGCCGGTACTGGCCAAATTGAGCAGTACCGCAAAAAAAGACATTACGAAATTCTGGACCGTAACAGGCGAACGACCTCGTTATTCCAGTGAACTACCGAGAGAAAACAAGTCCGAATATCAGGAGTTGTTCCTCGATATTCTTGCACGCGGTCTGCTTCAAACCACATCAGCCGCAGAATACAAAACCCGGCTCTCTCAACTCTTTATTGACCGTACCGACGACCCGCTGCTGTGGGAGCATTTTGCCGAACGTAAAGAACGGCAGGACGCAATCAATCGTCGAAATGAAGAACTACGGGAGCAGCGGTATGCCGAACGTCGTGAGAGATGGTTGCGTGAGGAAGAGGAGCGGCACCGTATAGCCAACATGTCTTTTGAGGAGAAAAAAGAGCTATGGTATTCGGGCGAAATTTCAAATAGATGGTTCACCGTTCCTTACGGCCTTGACTTCAATGCGTTGCTCCGGGTACACAACGGGTGCATCGAGACCTCAATGGGCATTCAGGTCAAAGCCAAGGAAGCTGTCCGCCTTTGGAAACTGGTTGAACTGTTCCACAAAAACGAAGCCGACTTCCGACATGACCTTGTCCATGATGCCAACAACCATAATTGGAGTATCAATTCATACAAGAACGACATTCTGACGGCCGGTTGTCATCGCATCAGATACGAAGAAATGCGGAATGCCGCAATGAAACTGGGCATTGCAGCCGATGGAACAGAAAACAATCCGCCAACTCAAAAAAGGAGAGCTCTTCCGCCTCTCAGACCGCGAAACCGCTCCGGTCTGGGTACGTGGAGAATATATCCGTGAAGCGAAGAAATACATCACCTACAAATACGATGATGTAAATCACGAGCGGTTACTCTCCGGCGACAAGCGTGTCATCGTCGATTTCATTTTTTGACCGACAATAAAAATCTATACAATATGAGCAGAAGTTTACACACCGGAAAAATCTACCGCATCGAATACATGAATTGCAACCACGGAATGTTCGGCGGTGACGGACAAGAAGCATTTTACAACATCCTATCAATGTTCGATATCGCCAATTCGGCAGAAGACGAGTTCGATGACGATTACGAAGTTCAACGCATTGAATTGGAACGCTTGCGAACGATCATTGGTGAGGAAAATGAAACATATCAGGCACATGCCGAGGAATTTCACGAGGAGTTGAACCGAGCACGAACAAGCAAAGAAGACTTTATAAATATGCTCGACCTCCTGATCAAAGAAAGCGATCCGAGCAATGATTGGGTTCTCATCTCTTGGTTCTAAAACATCTGAAAATATGAAACGAACAAATGAAAACATCGTCTCCAGCTTCTTCTACTACATGTGGAACCGCTGGAGCAAAGCGGAATGCAAAACCGTATTCGGTGGCATGGCCGGGCATTTCTGGGCAAAATGGTGCGGTCTGAGCAGTGCCACGTTGTCAGGTGCCGCCGAACGCTTCTATGCTGAACTGGGCAACAACGCCCGTGACAAAATCGTGGAACGGGCGTGCGAACTCTATGACGGACAAAGGTTCGTTACCGAAAGGGAGGAGGAAGATGAAAGTCAAATCAATGTATGCGAATGTTGCGGCTCCCGTGATATTCAGGTACGGGCATGGGTCGATGGCAATACGAATGAATACATCTCGGACATTGATGATTCCGATGACGATTTTTGGTGTGACTCGTGTGAAGAGGCTCACTATTTCGTCTCAATGAAAGAGTACAAAGAACGAATGTACCAATGGTGGAAACACCTTGATCTGGAAGAAAACAAACGGCTGTCCGGCGATGCCGAGGACCTCGACGCCTGGTGGAACTCCTTGTCTTTCGACCAGCAGCGGGAGCTGTACAAGAAAAACTATTGGGACGAAGAGTAGGAGGAACCAAAATGATGAAAGAATTGCATACTCTCGACCACTCTGTCGCCATTACCGATGACGAAGAGGAAATCGTTGAGGTTTGGACGACACCCCAAACCAACCCGAAAACTTTCCGAGAAAGGGTAAAAAGCCTGATGATTTCCGGTTTGTCGCAATCAGAGGCCGAACAAATTGCCTCCACCGAACCGATGAAACTGGAACTCTTCTATGATGTGGAACTCGGCAGCTTTGCCATTGACGCCGAAGCTGTCGGCAACACACCGTTATATCATCCCTTTACGGGCAATGAAATACCCGATGAAACGACTTAGTAAACACAATTTATTCACCCGAGGCGGAGAGCGAAAGTTCTTCGCCTTTTTAATTTTTCAGACATGAAATACAAGAAAGCAACTCTCCAAAAACGGCTGGAGCGTCTTGAAGAAAGCCGCAGCAAAGAGAACGCCCGACTCACACGGGTCGCCAACAACATCGGTTGGGGTGCCGGAATGCGCCGCACCAAATGTACCCCTTCGTTCGCAAAGCTGGACAGCATCGACGAGAAAATCCGCAATGTAAAACGCCTTCTGGCAGAATGTGAAGATTAAGATTATGGCAAAAGGATACAACGCCCCGGCAGAAGTCCGGGAACTGGAAAAACAAATCAACGACTTCACGTATCGGAACGGACTGGACGTGAAGACCGTCTTTCAGGACCTGTTGCGCTACATCGTACACGGGTTCTCGCTCCCTGACACGCCTCCGCTCTCCGATTGGAGGTATAATAAAGAACAGACCAAAGTATTCTACGACATGTTCGCCACATGGATTCAAATCATGTCACAGCAAATCAAACGGCACGGCTGGTACGATGCATTCGGTGACCTGTTCATGGCTCTGACTTCCCAGAGCGGCCAGCAACAGAAAGGCCAGTTCTTCACGCCTGCGCACATTACCGACCTGATGTCGAAAATAACAATGGGCAAGCAAGAATCGGATGCCAAAATCCTATCGGTGTGCGACCCTACGGCAGGCAGTGGCCGGACGCTGTTGGCGGCCAAGGCCGACCGACCGCAAAGCTATCTGGTCGCATGGGACATCGACTACACCTGCTGCCTGATGTGCGTGTGCAACTTTCTGATAAATGGCTGTGTGGGCGAGGTGGTCTGCATCGACTCACTCCGGATGGATAACTTCCGGGGAGCCTGGATTGTCAACGAAGCCCTATGCAGAACGGGACTTCCCACGGTTCGCAAACTCGACGAAAAAGAGTACAACCTTTTCAAGCAGGCCGACATTCCGCCTTACGTCTTCTTCATCAACCAGAAAGGCTACGACGACTATTTCCGGATGCGGGAAACGTGGGCGAAAGTCATGTCCCTCTTTCAGGAATCCCCGACACCCCAAACAGGCATGTGATGTCGCATTATTAACATAAATTCTATATGCCTATGTCAGTCAAAGGTCAAATCACTACCGCCGAACCTTTGGAATTCAAGGATTTCCTCCGCCTGCTCTCCAGCCTTCATGAAGACGGCAATTATCTTTGGGAACTTTACTGCTGCATCTCTTTCTGTACGGCCTGCCGTGTGTCCGATGTCCTGTCAATGACATGGAAAGACGTGCTCGATAGAGATGCACTTTACAAAATCGAACAGAAAACCGGCAAGACGCGCCAGATTCCGTTCAACGAAAACGTACAGCGGCGAATCACGTCGCTATATAAACTGCTCGGTTCACCGGACAAACGGTTGCCGGTCATCTGCAACCCAAAAACGAAGAAACCCTATACCACCCAATACATCAACGACACCCTCAAATACCTGCGGGTAAAATACCGGCTGCCAATCAAGCGATTCTCCAGCCATACCTTCCGCAAGACTTTCGGCCGCTACGTTTACGAATCGATGGGACGTACCACCGAAGCGCTCATACTGCTGTCGATGATTTTGAAACACTCGTCACCGCAAGTGACAATGGTCTATCTGGGAATCCGGCAGGAAGAGATTGCCGGAGTTTACGGAACCATTCAACTCAATTATTGATACATCATTCGCCATAATGATAACCGGAGCTGTCCTGACGTGAGTCCCGGCAGCTCCACTTTTTTTTTGAAAAATCAATGGACGGGCAACGCCCGCCTCTCCAACATATTAGCTAATCTTAATAAAACCCGTTTATGGACAACATCAGCAATATCATGGCCGCCATTGTGGCCATTATGAAAAACAATGGTCTGACGGAACTCTCGTTGGGCGATTATGCAGAACAGGAGGATCCGACCTTCATTATTTGGTTCGATAACGACGGAACTCCTTACGACGACCCGGCCATCAAAGTCATCGTGGAGAACTCCGAAATCTCGGTCGAAGTGGAGGCCCGTGACTTCTCCAACAACGTAACCCTTCAGGATTACGAAATAGACCGTCTGGAATGGTGGCAAGGTCTCCATGCCGGTGTGTTGAGGATTCTCGAAACGGATGGCAAACGCCGTTGTCCGGCCTGCGGAAAACCGCTTCGTGCCCGGCAGAAATACTGCTCCGAGACCTGCCGGAAATTCGCAATGCCCCAGCCGACACCGCAAAAGGTAGTCGAACTGGCAAACAAACGCATTCAGAAACTTATCGCCTGCATCGCACAGGGAAACCGGAAACTCAAACGATCATTAACAGAAGAATATTTTATTAAACTCTGACGATTATGAACTTACACCAGTATTACAAAGAAAACAAAGACGAAATCAATTCGTCTATCATGGAAATTGCCAGCGACTTGGCTATTGCCCGATTAGTTGACAAACACAAACTGCCTTTCGATGCCTATGTCGAACCGGAGGACCCTGACGATCCTGACAGCGGAACCTGTTACAAGGAAGAGTATCAGGACGAATACAACCGGTTCTACGACGAAGAATACAACCGCCTTGCCCAACTGATGAAATTCGACATCACTTCTCCCGATGGCATCGCCAGGAACGGCAACGAATCTCGGGTAACCGAAGTCAAGACGGTTTACGCCACGGTTCGCTACGACATCGAGAATCGAAACGGTGGCGAGGTGTCCGAGGAGGATATCGACGACATCCTCGACCAGCTCTGCCGAGACACGAAAACCGTGGGCGACTTCATTGTGAACTCAGAAATATGCAGCCGCAATGACGAAAGTGGTTTTTAGAAAATGGAAGAACGGCGACATCATCGCACTCTTTCCGGATGATGTGGACCCACATGACGGCACTGTAACATCCTACATGCACATCGAACAGCATGGGGCCGCAGACTATGCCGGTGTCATTGCCGACACGTCTCTTGCGCAAGAGGACGAATACAAAGATTTGCTCAATGAACTGAAAGCCATCGGTTATACCGATCTGCGTGTTGTTCAGCGAGCACGACCCAAATTCACTAACAAAAACATATAATGGAAAATAAGACTTACGAAATCGAAATAGACGGACGAATCATTCCCGTCACGACAAAAGAAGTGCTGGACTTTTATCCGAAAGAATATCGTCTTACCGAAGACGACATCCGGCAATATGCTGCCGCTTACACTGCCCGAATTAAATGTTACAGAGAGTATGACGGTCTGCTTGATGCCACTCTCGTTCGCAGGCTTCTGGACGAAGAACGCCTGATGAAAAACGGAGAGTCGGACGGCTTCCGTCTGCAACTTGATTGCAGATGGTATGTGGAACTTCGCAAAGAAGACGGACCGCGAGTTGCCCCGTTCAAATATGCCATAGAGGCTTATTGCTTGGACAATATCCAATCTTTCTCACGTCGGTACGTCAGCATGGAAAAGGCACTGCTGCATTGCCTGAACGGATTCAATGAAAATACCGCCATACCGGACCGCTACACATCCATCCAAGATTATCTTTCCAAACATCCCGAACAATGATAAAAGCAACTATCATATTTGGCGGCGATGCCACCAGATACTACAATGAGACCAGCCAACTTCCGTCTTCCGAATGGCTGATGGACAACGGTGGTGTAGTCAAGAATATAGAATTTTCTACCAAGGCGGAATACGACGCTTACGTGCAAGGCGTATCGGACGCCCACCTATGGGATGATTACCATATCCTCCCAAATGCGGACGAAGAGCCCCAACCGGAAGTAACGATCTGGATGCGCTTAGGCGTGACCGTACATGGAAACAAGGATGATATCGAGAACATCATCCAGGGAGATAGTGCAACCTTGAACCGACTACTTAAACGGCGCAGTTTCGACATCGATGGAGAAGCGTATATCCCTGCATCCGTAATCGAAGAGTACAACAAGGAAAATCAAACCGACTTCGACGAAGAGGATATTGATTTTCCGACTACTTACATATCACAATAAATTATGACACCGCAAGAACAAGAACGGAACTTATCGCAGAATATCATAGATTCTCTCTGCCACATATCCGAACGCCCCGACGGGTGGTTGCCTCACATCGTGTTTGTGGAAGAAGAAGGTGAAGACGGCTATCCCTGCTATGTCAGGTACAACCTGCTCGACTATCACGCGGACGGTACTTGTACGCTCCAGCGCCCGAATACGGATGTTCAGGAAACAGACCGCGAGCTTCGTGAAATCAACGTAGATTGGCTTATAACTATCTGGAATTGGTACAAGGAACTTTGTGCAGAACAAAACCTATCTTCTAAAGAGTACTCTCGTCCTCCTTTCCGAGGCGGTGATTTTGTTCGCCTGACCGACGATGCCATCGCAGAAATCCGCAGAATATTCGGAGATATTCCGGCTGACTATCGGAGAAATATGCTGCTTCAGGTAAAATACATGCGGCAGAATAGCGCGAACAGTTCATGGCACATCGGCGTACAGGACATCCACGAAGACGATGTGCTGGAATTTGACAGTAATTTTCTTCGTTCGGCAACGGTGGACGACATTAGCTCCCTTTCCAACAAAGAACGGTTCTATGCTTTCGTTTGGAGTTGCAATCATCTGAACCGCAGTGTTTCGGATGCAGAACTGCTCGACGCCTGGCGAAACGGTCCTTCCCGCAGTGCCATTGACGAAGAAGACGAAACCGAATACGAGGTCGAACGCCTGACGCTGGACGAATTGGCAGAGCGCATCAACGATGAATGCTTTAACGATACCGAAGATTATGTCCGATTCATACAAATAACCGATTAACATAGAAAATACCATGTTCATATCGAAATCATTAGCGAAGAAACTCCGTCATCCCGCTTCTGTATTGTTGCGCGACGGAGTAGACAAAGACGGCATCCCGAAAATCGTGGTGCGTCAAGTAAAATCAGCATGGGGCAAATTCGAGCCGACCGGTCGTCAAGGCGGAGTCTGTTTCTCCGCCTTATCCGACGGTACTACCCAAACCATCTATGCAGGCCTGTTAGGCTACCACACCGGAACAGAGGCCAGCATCCAGCCTTTGATACTCAACGACTATTTCTGGCGGTCGAAAATGCCGTACAATGACTGGCCGGACTTCCTTCGGCAGGCGGCGGAAAAATTGCTTGCTTCCCGAGCAGACACCGATCCTCGTATCACAGCCTCAAAGCTCACAACCACGAACTATTGGTTCTGTGACAAATGGTACGGAAACCGGCTCTCTTTCGTCCGCTTGCGGGACGCGAAGAAAGCCGCACGCGAGCAAATCGGAGAAAGCGTAACCATATTCTCCAACAAGACTGGAAACATTGTCTGTTTCGCCTCGGCATCAGGGTATTGTCCGCCCTGATTGCCTTATGAAAGAACTAAATACATTCAGTATCCCGAGAGATTTCCGGAAAGTTATCATCTACTGTTCCGGGGATATTTCCGTGAATACTGTATTCTTTGGCTGAGATAGTGGATTCCGTATCGTTTTCATGGTCTTCTTTACGGAACAAAATGGGAATAGCCTCAGATTGATAGGATTCCTGCTCATTGCTAACCGCATATCTTACTTCATACGCCTCATCGAAAGGAGTTACCAAAAAGAGGCGGAGAGATGCTGAATATAAGTACAAAGGATGTCGCACCATTTCGCCAGGTAATATAGGTTTGGTTTCACCTTGCCTTATAGCGATATAATCCCCTTTAGGCTTTATGGTTATATCGGAATGATGCTGGTCTGTATGTACAATTATACGGTAAATCTCAATGGGATAAGACAAATTCTTGACCAATATCTTCATACCCCACATCACATCATGTTTCAATGTAATTTGGATTTTGGGATATATGGTGTTCCCGGCCTGAATACGTGCCATTTCATATTGGCGCGTAAATGTAGCTGCCATTTGGGATAGACTGTCAATCTGTTTTTGAGTCCCTTTTTGACTTCTAATCACATAAATAAAGGTTCCTGCGGTTGCCAAAGCACCGAGGGCTGTAATACAATTGATAATTATTTCAAAATTAGACATAAACATACTTTAATACTTAAATGCAAAGATATGAATGATTTACAATGCAGCAAAATTTCATTCAATATCATATCAATAAAACCAATCAATCATGAACAAAGACAGACGAAAACAACTCGAAGATGTGAGAGATTCACTGGACGAAATCATCTCATCCTTAAACGACATCAAGGACGAAGAACAGGATGCCTACGACAACATGCCCGAAAGCCTCCAGTCATCAGACAAAGGCTCCCGCATGACCGATGCCATCGATACTATTGACGAAGCTATCTCTTCCATCGAGGAGGCGCAGCAGCACATCGACGAAGCTGCCGCATAAAAATAACAAAGCGGCTTGCACCGGTTCCTTCGTCCGGACCATTATTCTTTATTTACATGAACCATTAAAAGCAACGTTATGACAATAGAAGAACTGTTAAACAGCTACTTTCAGCGCGCGGCAAAAGCCTCCGGACAGCTCGACATCATCGAACGTGCCGAAGCCGAACGGCAACCCGTGCCGAAATTGAACATTACGGTACCGAATTATGCGGATGAAGTCATCCGGCCCATTCTGAAAATGGTGGCCGAAGCTCTTCCCGAATACGAAATCTCAGTGCCGTCCTCCAAGCAATGCAAACTGGTCAACGGACTGTTCCAGATACGTACCCCGAAAGTTTGTCTCGGCGGTCTCTCGTATCCGACCAAGGACGACCACAAACTCTATTTCGCCCCGCTATTTCATCGTAAGGCCGGCGAAAGACAGGAAGTGAAGAATTTGGAGCAGTTAGTGAAAATGCTCCGTGAGGAACTCAACAAACGGGGATTGTTAATCCTTCCGAAACACCTTTAATTCAATGATACCATGACAGAAGAAGAATTGAAACGACAGACGGAACGGGAAATCCGGTGGCGGATAGGCTTCCGGCTTCTTCCGTGGGGTCTCCTGATACTTATTATCTGTATCGGCCTGCTCAAAGACTGCGTCCGCTCACGAGACCCGATTGATGACAGCATCAACCGCTCGCAGGAGGTTGTCCGGCATCTCGAAGTATGCGACACCACCCGAAACGGATTCCGTGTAGTTTACGTCACCAACAATGCCGTTACAACAGAACGGTTGAACGAAATCCGACTACGCCGACCGTTGAATCTGGCATTCTGCAAACTCCAAGACAGTGCAGCATTCTACTTCGGCGGGAGCCTGCTCCAAACCGACATCTACGACTTTGCCGCATACGCCCGCCGGTTCGATGTGGACGATGACGTGCGGATGCAGAACATCTTCATTTTCGGCACTGAGAAACAGAAATTGTATGTCGGAAAGAACCCACGGATAGCAAATTCCGCTTCATGGATCAATCCGGCCACCGAACAAGGAGTGCAGTACATCAACGCCGACGATATTTATTTCCGTATAGAAAAAGGCGAAAGAGTCTATCGGTACTGGAAATGTCACGGCAACCACTCAACCTCCACTGCCGACGAACGTTTCAGCCATTTTTCCGAAGACGAAAGACTATGGTAACAAACTCTGTTTCTCTCTGTAAATAGCCGGTTTATCGGTCTGAAAATAGTAGTAAATTTATTTGTTTACTCCAAAACGAAAATATAAATTTGCGTTATAATTTTTAATAATAATGACTGATTTACATTTTGTTAATTGAGCGTAAAACCAGATTGGAAAAATATGAAAGCAGAGTATGATATCAGAGCGAACGCAATTAAAATTTGCGACCTCGGAAAGAACCGGCGAGATCATCGGATTCGTGTCGCGCCACTCGAAGACAAAGCAACTGCGAGGAGTACGTGAGGATTCACCTTACAAGAAGAAAATTTGTGTATTGTCTGAAGACCTGAAAGGCAAAGTCCAGCCGAACATATTGTATTCGGTCGAACTCAAAGCAATGCACTCACGCAACGGTTTTGTCGTAGTAGCGGCTACACCGCTTCTTTTCAAGGCCACGATTGACACACTGGTGATACCGGGTGGAACTTACCGGGTAACTGTCAACTTCGGAAACAAAACCGTTTACTTCGATCCGCTGGGAGGTAATTCATACTCCAGCAAGACAGTATCGGGAGTTGTCTCCCTGTTACAACGCCGCACCGACATCGAAAACTTGGAGGGCGTAATCAACAGCTTCAAATCCGCTGCCGCAAGACTTCTGCGGAGAATGGCCGACGACGGATTCAGCACACCGACCATTCCCGGTTTGTAATGCGCCCGAAACGTGGAATAGCCACCGACGGGGCACATTCTATGAAAAGAGGAGTTACCCGGTACAGAGCCGTTAATTTGGCCACCGGCGAACTCCTCTTTGAACAGAATATCGGAAACCAGACCATCAATATCGGTGAATTTTTAGGCGTTGTCGAAGCCGCAAAATACATCATCGAACATCGTTTCAGTCCGGCAATCATCTACACCGATAGTCTTACCGCCCTGACGTGGTTTAACGAGAAACGAACAGCCTCGCGCAAAAGAAACGCCGCACTCAAAAAAGCGGAAATCTTTCTCAAAGCGATGGCCTCCGAAATCGACAAAATCGAAGTGCTCCATTGGAACAATTCCCTGTGGGGCGAGACGCCCGCTGATTTCGGCGAGAAATAACAATTCAACACCCCGCGACTTATGGCAAGACTTAAAAAAGACCTCCACAAATACGTCGAGATTCGGGAAGAAGACTACCTCCAATTAGTTGAAAACACAATGATAGTTGAGGCCATGAAACTGGCCGGAGTAGAAAAACTTCCCCTATGGAAAGCTGTCCGCCGAATCTTGGACGACAAACGTATCGAGATACACGTCAAACCCGTCAATCGACGATACGCTGACTGACCCCAAACAACCGGTTCCTTTCAAAAATGAACCGGTCTATAAAACATCAAAAGCCCTCGAAAACAACGTTTTTTCGGGGGCTTTTATCGTCCATGTATCTCGTAATGAGTTCGATACTCCTTTCACTTTTGTCGGAGAGTGAAAACAGACACAAAAATCTGACAAATGTTGTAAGACATATATGTTATACGTTGTATATCAATACAATATAATTTCATGTGTCTTATCAAAGAAACAAGACAGGAACAAAATCAATAATTTAAGCGATTCTTCGCTTTTCACATTTCACTTAGTTTCATCCTTTGCACTTGGTTGTACTAAAATGTTTTTTAAGCCATTTTCCCCGACAACCAGTCGCTCTTCTGAGAATATATTGTTGAAGCGCATCGATGAATTGTTGCAGCCAAAAGAGAAAATGAGCAAAAGTATATCTTCAGATTACATTCGCCGGAATTTTTATTATCCGCAAAGGTAAGCATTTCCATCAAGTCATAGGCATATGGAAAGGCAAATATGCCTACCTAAATTTAGTTTACTTTGTTTAGCATATATATAGGCTAATGTACTAAACTAAACCGAATTTTCACCTCTTCTTGCACTTTCTTCACATAACAGCGCAGTTAAAAAGAATACGAAACAACATCGTATTTTTCTCTTTTGGCTGCAATATCAATTTCGACATAAGATTGTGTCATTCAATAAAAAATCGTGAGATCGTTAAAAACAGAGGTTTTTTATTATGCACGAATCAAATAAAAGCAGTACATTTGTCAAAGAATGACAAATAACGAAACATAAAATGCTATTTGCTCAAAGAATAAAAGAGGCTCGAATTAAAAATGGATTGCTACAAAAAGAATTAGCAATAGCTCTAAACATAGATATACCTATGTATAGCCGAATCGAACGTGGAGATCGATTCGCTAAAAGAGAACAAGTAATTCATCTTTCCTCTATATTGAATATTGAGCGAGATGAATTACTAAGCCTTTGGATTGCAGATAGAGTAAACGCAGTTATAGGAGAAGATAAAAACATTGCTGATAAAGCTTTGAAAATAATAGTGGATGATAGAATATGGAAATAAAAACAACGCATACGCTTATTAATGGTGATAGTCGGAATCTATCTTTGATACCGGATAAATCCGTTCATTTGATAATTACATCGCCACCGTATTGGCAATTAAAAGATTATGGAACCGATAGTCAAATCGGATTCCATGATAGTTACGAGAGTTATATCAATAATTTGAACACCGTATGGTCGGAATGCAATCGTATATTGCATGACGGTTGCCGTTTGTGTGTAAATATCGGGGATCAATTCGCTCGCTCCGTTTATTACGGACGCTATAAAGTAATACCTATAAGAACAGAAATCATTCGTTTTTGCGAGTCGCTCGGAATGGATTATATGGGAGCGATTATATGGCAAAAGCAGACCACAATGAACACGACCGGTGGAGGAGCGGTTATGGGAAGTTTCCCATATCCTCGGAACGGTATTCTGAAAATCGATTATGAATTCATTCTGATATTCAAAAAGCAAGGCAAAGCACCAGTTCCCACTGCCGAACAAAAAAAATGTTCGGCAATGACGAAAGAGGAGTGGAATACCTTTTTCGCCTCCCATTGGAATTTTGGCGGAGCAAAACAAGATGGGCATATTGCTGTCTTTCCTGAAGAATTGCCGCACCGTTTAATCAAAATGTTCTCTTTTGCTGGAGAAACGGTATTCGATCCATTCATGGGTAGCGGAACTACGGCTTTGGCAGCGCGTAATCTGCAACGTAATTCTATCGGGTATGAAATAAATCCCGATTATAAAAAATACTATGAGGAAAAGGTCGCTTCATCCTTTTCGTTCGGCAATGTAGAATATAGATACAGCAACGATATATCTGTTTTCGACATTGACGAAAAGATGAAAACTTTGCCTTATATATTCAGTGACCCGCACAAAATGGAAAGCAAAATCGAGATTAAGAAATTGCAATTCGGTTCACGGATAGATAAAGACAAGAAAGAACGGGAAGAGTATTTTTCTGTAAAAACGATCTTGTCACCAAATACTATTGTATTGAACAATGGACTTACCATACGACTGCTCGGAATCAAAGAAAAGCCGTCTGTCAATGGTAATGCGACAAAATTTCTTGTGGAAAAGACAAAAGGCAGGAAGGTCTTTTTGCGTTACGATGCCATAAAGTATGATGATAAAGACTTGTTGTTGTGTTACTTATACTTGGATAACAAGACTTTTATAAATGCACATATGCTGAAAAATGGTTTGGCAGACGTGGACTATTCTTTTGATTTCAAATATAAAAACAAATTCGAGAAACTGATAACCCTATAATGTTATGGATAGATATTCAATGAATTTCGGGAAAAAGGAACGAGTTCTGAACTATGCTTGCCAAACTTATCAATTATCCCGTCCTAATAAAGTCGGTGCAGTTATGGCTCTTATACGTGATTGCCAACCATCCTCTTTCGAAGAGTGGCAATCATGGTATTTCGATAACGCCCATACAGCAGGTAAGAACCCGACAAAAATAACGGTAGAAAGTTTGAAAGAATTAGGAGAACGGCTATATGCTAAAATTACAGAAGTCGTTATACCCGAATGGGAATCCGCTTTTCGAGAGTTGACTGAACAAGATTGTATCGATTATATTTATAATCTTACCATAAATCGTACTTACGACGGTTATTTACGAGAAAAGTCCGTTATCAATGATGGTTTAGCCAAAATATTTTCCGACATAACTTTTGAAGAAAGCGATCCTGAATTGGATCATGCCGGAGATATCGACTATATTGCAAAAGTCGGAGATAAAGCGATAGGCATACAAATCAAGCCGATAACTGCAAGTGCCAATTTCGGAAGTTATTCTCTAACGGAACGGATGAAAGCGAGTTTCGAATCATTCAAAGAGCAATATGGCGGAAATGTATTTATAGTATTTAGTTTGGATGGAGAAATAGCCAATAAAGAAGTAATAGAACAAATCAAATTAGAAATAAATCGATTATCATAATAAACTCATGAATCCAATAGGTATAAAAATATCTAATTCGTTATTAGATGTAATGCAAGACGGCAGAGAATTTGAGAGTCTGCTTGGTTATCAATACAATAATTTGGATGTTCTCAGAGAAATCAGACGTAGTATATCTGAAATATATGCTGTTAGAAATAATCCTGTTGTATGTTATGTTACAAATGTAGTTCAAGGCAATATAAACAATTCAATCGATGGAACAGATGATCTTCCTTTTAATGAGATGATATCGTCGGTTCCTGCTGATGCAAAAGAAATAGATATAGTATTGGTTACTCCTGGAGGGTCTGCAAATCAGGTCAATAGTTTTGTTAACGTACTACGACCTCGCTTTGAAAAAGTGAATTTTATCGTTCTAAATATGGCGATGAGTGCAGGTACAATCTTAATTATGTCAGGAGATGAAATTATCATGTCTGCTCAATCAAAATTTGGTCCTATAGATCCTCAAATTCCGAATAAGGAAGGTCGATTTATTCCTGCACAGTCAATATTGGTAGCATTAGAAGGAATTCGTATTAGAGGAGAAGAAAAACTCAAACAAAATCAGCAACCGGATTGGACGGATATTCAGTTACTGAGAAATATGGATGCGCGAGATATTGGATTAGCGCAAAGTGCAAGCAAGTATTCAATCGATATGGTTAAAGACTTTCTTGTTAAATTCAAGTTCAAAGCATGGAATACTCATTCTTCAACAAATACACCTGTTACAAACGATGAAAAAATAAAAAGAGCTAATGAAATAGCTAATCTTTTATGTAGTCATAGCAACTGGAAAAGCCATGGTCATGCTATTAATAGGGATGTTGCTTGGAATGTCTGTAAACTTAAAATTACCCATTCAGAGTCAATTGATGGGCTGGATAAAGCTATGCGACGAATGTGGGCAATGTTTTATTGGATATTTGAAAATACAGGAATTGTTAAAATATTTGTTTCCAACAACTATTGTGTCATAAGAAATGCAGCTCCCATTAATATTCCATTAACTCCTCAAAGAAGATGAAATCGTTAAATAGTACATTAAAAGAGGCGGGGTTCTCCGAGAAGTTTATAGATGCAATTAATAATGCAGACTTCCCGGCAAACCAATACAAAGAAATTGAAAACACAAGCTTTCAATCACATGAAAATATGTTCCAAAGTTCAACAACATTAGAAATTAAGGAATCAAATAATATGTCTGCTAATTATTTCGCCATAGACATAGCCTCAGAGTAAGCATCCTATATTATACTTAATTATTGATGCTCATTATCAGACTTCTGTATGCGAAAGAGGTCAGTCCCAAGTGTCTTGGGGCTGATTTTATTTTGCCATTATATAATACTACATGAACTTATCCATGTGCCACGAAATTTATTTCGGGGGAGCCTAATACCCCAACCGCCTTACTGCGTCGGGAGGATTGCCATACAATCTGCAAGCAGAAATTGTAAGATTGTCCAATGTAATTCTAAAAAAGATCACAAATAATCTGCCAAAATGACACTATTATGCCATAAATATGGCTATTTTGTGCCAAATACATGATTGGCATTTTTATTGTCCTTATTTTTTAAACTTAAAATTAATAGACATGGGAATTAAGCCAGGACCAAAAAGGATTGCAAAATCCACAGGGAAACCAGACAGACGTCAAAGAGACAACAAGCAGACACCAGGGAATACGCCGTCTCTTAAGCCCCATATTCATAAAAAGGGGGATTAAAAAGAATACCGCTGGCATTGTGCTTCAGCGGTGTTTTTTGTCAATATGAAAGTATATATTTGATTTGGAAGTTTTATAAACTTCGCTATCGTTATACACCTATGCGCTTTCTTTTCAGTTGTTTTTACGAAACGGTTTACTTTAGTTTTCTTGCCCTATATATAGAGAAATACTAAACTAAACAGAATTATATATGCCCGCGCGGAAATAAACTGCACCAGCAAAAAACATCGGGCAACCCTAAAATTCGGCAGCTGCTTTAGTCGAACAATCCGTTTACTAAATTGACCGCATCATCCTTTTTCTGGTTGATGATTTTGGCATACACCTGCGTCATCTTGACATCTGCATGGCCGAGTAATTTCGAGGTCGTGTAGAGGTCTGCACCGAGCGTCAGCATCATCGTCGCAAACGTGTGCCGACTGGTGTGGAACGAAAACCGCTTATCTATTCCAGCCGCTTTCGCCCAAGGTTTGAGAAGCGTGTTTATCATCGTTGGGCTCGGCAAATCGAATACATGATCTTCCGATGTCTTCTCTCCACGTTCCGGCATCCACTTCAACGCTTCAGGGGAAAGAGGTAGATAAATCGGCTCTTTGGTCTTTTGCATGGATACGGCCAAACGATATTGTCCTCTATCGACAAACACGTCTTTCCACTTCAAACTGATAATATCGCTTATCCGCAGTCCGCAGAAGCAGGAGAACAAATAAGCCTGTTTTACGGCTTCGTTTTTCATCGGAGTACCAATCAATGCCCGAACCTCTTCTATGGTCATATAAGACCGCTTACTTTCCGGCAGACGGATTTTATCCGAATTGTTGATTTTGGTAAAAGGATTGACTTTTATAATTTCCGCTCGTACGGCTGCATTCAAAGCTCCGTTCAAGATACGGTAGTAGGTGTGAAGCGTAAAGTTAGATACCCGTTTCCCTTTGGGGCGATACTCCGTCAGCAAGTAGTCGATATACTCTTGGCAGAACGCCTTGTCAATTTGATCCATTGTCATACGTTCTCCGGCATAATCTTTCAGTATGCGGATAGTAACTTGGATTTGGTTTCCATCTTTTTTTCCTCGCTTTGCCTGATTCTCTTTGTAGGTTTCCATCCAGTCCAGAAGAAAAACCTTTTCACGGGTTTCGATACCCGCTTCTCCGTTGGTCAGTTGGATAATGCGCTTCGACTTGATAGCATTGGCGGCAGCCATTGTCGTTTCGTTCTGTCTACGGGCATTGTGATCCGTTTCTGGAATAAGATACATCTTCAGATATTCATACGTCCGTTTGCCGTCGCGGTATATATCCAGATACAGGCTTTTGTTTCCATTGGCCAACTCTTTCATCCGAAGACGGATAGGTTCTTTGACTTTTGCGGGCTTCTTTACTCGTGGCATAATTCCTCCTTGCTTTACTCGTTATTTCTGCCACAAAGATAGAAAGAATAATCCGAATTAAGGAACAAATAAGAAACAAAAATGTACCGAAAAAGAGCCAAGCAACAATAATCAAGTAAAACAAGAGAAGATGCAGATATAGCTTAATTGCTTATTATACAGCATATTTATTTTCATTTGATTGACTTTTGTTTTCCTTCCTAATTTATACTTTATAAATCTGACAATTAACGTCTTATATTGAACAACTCTGTATATCTTTGTACTCGAAACAAATTCTAACATTAACCGGCTCATGTACGGCTGTATGTTAGGAATAGCACACTGCCACCAATTAACACCTGATAAACAGGGAGTTGATATTAAAGTTGAATAGTCCTTTCAGATCTTGATGCTTAAAATATATTTCATTGTATTCATTTCGTATTGCTTCAGCATATTCTGATGATGAAATATTGGCAATCATGTGATGCGCTATTGTTGAACCGCATAATGGACAATCTACATCCTTCAGCTGAGACACCAAAGAATTTCCAGCATTAATAAATTGCAACCGACTCATTTCATCTTCGTAATCAGATTTTAAATTATTCAGCCTTGATATAAGATGAAGTAACTTCTTTTTTTCCGTCTCATATATCCTAACCTCTTCTAAAATTTGTTCTCGCTTATTATACAAAGCTTCCTCCTCCGAAGCAACCTCTGACAATTTCTTTCTATAAACATCAATAAAGCTATCATCAGTTAATGAAATATATCCAACATCGCCCAAAGATTCCAATTTTAATTCTGCCTCTTTAAGAGTTTGAGTCAAATACTCAATTTTCCCATTTATGCGAGATTTTTTATCTTTAGGATCTTCATTTGGTCTAAATTCACTATCATCAACGCCTGTCATCAAATATGCAATAAGGTTTTTCTCAACCCATTGCTGATTCGGAACAGAGTTATAGACTAATGGAGATTTGTCTTTTGCTGCAACTCTTGTTTCATCTATCATACATAAGTGACGAATAGCTGGATATGATATTTTCGTCGGATTCTTTCTCTCCGAAGATTTAGAATATATGGTTGGGACATTAGAAATTGACAACAAAAAATCAGACAAACTAATATTTGAAGAACCTTGACAACTATATTCAGTTTCTTTGTGCTGTCCATCATATTCACTTAACAAACATGGAGAAACATATACAGACATTGAATTTATGCTTCTCCTCAATGTATATACTCTTTCATCGTAAGTATGAATTTCAAGTAAGAAATCTGTATAACCATCCCCCTCTGGAGGTAAGGTCAAATCTATACTTCCTTTACCTAATACAAACTCAATTATTGAATATAATGTCGTTTTTCCTGTGTCTGATTTTCCTAGAACAACATTACACCCTTTCTGAAAAGTCAACTTCGATGTTGATACATTTTCCCCACGAGCCTCAAACTCTTTTATATATAATCCATTGTTATTCATCATGAATCTCAAATTTGGCTATTAATATATGACAGCAATTGCTCTTTCGCAATATCATGCAAGATGATATCAGTTTGGTGTATTGCTTTATATAGTTTTACTGCATATACTTCTGTTGCCAACTCTGTAACCAAAGCATTTCCTATATTACTCAGCAAATACATATTTTCATTTTGATTTATTTTGCAAACTATTAATTGTTTAGCCAACAGCAGATGCAAAGAATCATTGATTGTTTTTTGAAGTCCAACATACGTAAACTGATGATTCTTCCAATCATTATTACATGACACATAGTCGTATACAACAATACGTTCTTTTTCCATCGATTTATTATATACCGACAATATAAATAACACCCTCAAAGAGACATCCAAGACGCCATCAAGTATCTTTATTCGTTTACAGTCCATTTTATTCTATTTTCATTTGAAAGTTGATGACACACACCAACACATACATTACTATCTACTAAATGAGAAATCAGCATTGATGTCGGCATATTATAAGTTCCTGCCTTTTTTTCAACTGATTTTACTTTTGTAAAACCATCAGGATAATCATCATCCAGTTCATTGCCAATATATCGTTCTATAGATGTTACTAAATCATTAAATTCATCAGAATCTGGAGCAGTGGATTTTCTACTTGCAATCTTTACTTCTTCCGATTCATAAAACGATATTCTAGCTCTATCCAAATGTTTTCGATATTTACTTACAACTGCATTATCATCATCTATAACATTTATAATATGACCCGCATGTTCGGAATAGGCATCATTAAGATTCTGAATATAATTACGTTCTGTGTTTATTGGAGAATGTGGTACTTGAAGAGGAGTACGTTTAATCATATTAAATCCACCTCCAAAATAATAGAAATAATAAGGACTTTGACGTATCTCATCAATAAACTTTATCGGCTCTATTTTCTTTATAATATTAAAATTAAATTCATCAATATAAGTAGATAATTCCTCATTTAATGCTACCCAGTTAGTACCAACTTTTTTATTTATCACAGTTTCCCAGTCGTTTTTCAGCTTAATTTTAAGATTTTTTCCATTATTGCTAAGCAAATCAACGAAAGACTGACTAACATCTTTGGGACAAAGAATATAATAATTCTGTGGTATCGGATAGGTGTTATTAAAAGTATATATCAATAATTTGCCCATTTCTCCACACAGGTCACTATAGGTTAGTGCTGATTTATATTGTTTACATTGATATAAGTCAAATGCGCCTTTTACCCTATCATAATATGCCAAAACATCACGCCCTTTATCCCCAGCCTGACCGACTCGGTATACTTCAGTATATCCTTTATTGCCCAAACAGGAATATGCCCATACGCATACCAGTTCTTCATATGTATCTTCATCAATACTATAAAGTCTTTGTAATGGAGTCATATTACAAAGAACCCTATCTTCATTACTTAACATATTTGGGGTGTTTGATAAAGGTTGCTCAATAGGCTCAAGTACTAATGAATCCAAATTACTCATATAGGCATAAATAAAAATTAAACTTGATATTTCAGTTAATTTATTTCTATCCTCTATTTCCTTAAAGAGAACCTATCACTTTCCATTGCCCACCTTTATCTGGACCAACACGTTGAATCAATCCTTCATCCACAAGTGTTTTTAAGCGACGTTTTACACTACTATCATGAAGCCCTGTCTTTTCAGATATTTCAGTTCTGCTTATACTAGGATTCGACTTTATCAATTCAAGTATAATTCTCATCTGGTCGCTTTTCTGGTCGCTTTCTGGTCGCTTCTGGTCGGACTTGGTAGTTTCTTGCCATTCCTCCAAAACATTGGCGCATACAGTCGCTTTCATGATGAAGGCAACCAAGTTGTATTGCGGCTCTTTGACACCTAATGCCGACAACTCACGGCACATACGGTCAACTCCCTCTCCGAACTCTTTTACATAGTCATATGCTTTGAGGAATTCCGCAATTTTCGGATTGCGAGAGAAATGGGTATGACGAATATTGTCAGTGCGAACAATGCCCGGCAACTTGCCTGGTGTTTCGAACACAAGACGGTCGTCGAACATCTTTATCTGAATTTCCGTGCCCTTAATACTGTAATCGCGATGGCAAACGGAGTTCACCACCATCTCTTGTATTACAAACTTGGGGTATTCGCGGTCGGTTTTGAAGATGCCGTCCTCTCCGAGATAGGAATGCTCCTTGACCTGCGTTTCAAGATATTCGACAGTTTTCTGGATCTGTTCAAGAATACGACCATCGAAAGTAACATCTTTGATGACATTCATTTCACGTCCCACCTTTTCCTCTGTGCCGAAATATTTGATAAAACGCACTCTTGCACGAGGAAAGAATGTCTGAGGATGCTTGCCAAAAAGCAATATACAAGCTGCACTGACTTGCGGCACATCACCTTTATAGGTCACAAAACCTTTGTTCTCTTGCAGATATTCCATTGCAGACTTGCCATAGCCAATCCGTTTCATGTAGGCTTTGACTGCATCCATATCTATATCATCAAGCGTGGCATCGTATGCTGTGGAATCCTCGTAATAGCGTTCTCCTTTGTCGTACATAAGTTGCAAACGCTCATCAAAAGTCAGTTTGCGTGATTTGTCTCCTACACGCCAAAACACTTCATCGGCTTGATTCGCATGAAGTCGCGGACTTGCAGGGATGTGCATCAACAATACACGGTTATCACGTCCCTCAGCATCCGTACAAGGCACATAATCCGTAGTGACAGAAACTGATGGAACACAAAAGTCCAAAGGTGTCCGCAATATATCATTGAGATGTTCCTTGTCCTGGTTAACACCCTCTATTCTGCGAGTCTTATCGGATATACCCACAGCAATCATTCCACCATCTGCATTCGCCATAGCGACTATGATAGTGGCAAGGTGTTTAGGCTCAATTAGGATACTTTTACAGTCAAAAGTCTGACCTTCCTGCATCTGCCGTATTTCTTCTATTGTATATTTCATATCCTCTATTTTTCTTTTGTATGGCAAATCAATCTGTGAATATCCACATCCAGCACTTCTGCTATCCGCGCCAATGTGTATAAATCAGGTTGCGAATGATTGTTGCACCACTTTGACACCGTTGCCGGATCTTTCTGCAAAGTTTTAGCAAGCCACTTACTCATAATGCCTTTCTCAGCTAATACAGCCTTTATACAGTTCAAATTCGCCATATTATATTCAATTATAAATTGCGTCAAATGCAAAGCTACATATTTTATTTGGTTTGCGAGCATGATTGAAAAATAAAATCCTATATCATAGTGTTTTGGCAAAAGAATTTAATGAAAAGTGATGTGAGAATGGAATTTATTTGCTAATTTTGCATTGCTTTTAAGACAATAAAACATTAACAATGCAAAGAAACAGAATGAACATATTTTCAATAACAACCACAATTCAGAGCAACAAACGCACTGAATCCGTGTCGAGTGTTCATGTTTCATGCATTGAACCTCGTAGAGCAAATACTTTCCAGCGAACATAACGAGTACATTATTGTACTATGAGAGAAAAGAAACTGAATAGTTGGAGAGTCCTTACCAAACTTTCCAACTATTCAGTTTGTATGCCCATTTGTGACAGTCGCCTTTGTGATGCTCTTCTGCCATTTCCGTCTGATGGGCTGTTGGTAACCGGATTATTAACGTGCAGTGATGCACACAAATTGCAAAGAAATGAACTATAAATTTGATGGCAGTAAGGTGTTCTTTACATCCGATACCCATTTTTATCATGGGAATATCATTCGTTTCTGCAACAGACCGTTTAAGGATGTGGAAGTGATGAATGAGACTATAATCTCCAATTGGAATAATACAGTCGGGCAGGATGATATCGTGTTTCATCTGGGAGATTTCTGTCTTGGCGGTTCAGCCGAATGGACTAAAATCCTTGACAGGTTGAACGGAAAGATATATCTGATTATGGGTAATCACGATTTGAAGAATATACGCCAAGGCTACATTGACAGATTTGAACATGTGGCAATGCAGATGCACATAGAAATTGGCAAACAGAGGATATATTTGAATCATTATCCCTTTCTATGCTTTGATGGAGGATATAAAGATGTGTGGCAACTATTCGGACACGTTCACACAAGAAAGAACAACACCGGAATAGATGCTGCCCGGCTTCAGTATCTCTATCCAACGCAATATGATGTGGGAGTAGATAACAACAACTTTACCCCTGTTTCATTTCAACAAGTGAAGAGAATAATTGAAAATCAAGTGGGACAATTTAATAAGAATAAATGATAAGGAAGATTAACAATGAGTGAATATACTACCATTTATTTAAGATGCAAGGAGATACCTTTGTTGAAGTACAAAGAGCATCCTTCGTATGAGGAATATCAAAAGTTATCTAAGGAAGATTTAATGAAAGTTAATCGAGAGATTGATGAATATAACAAACAAGTCACCAAGTCTTTGGGATGTAAATTGTTTTATCTTAGCACTACTCCAAGCCGAGAGTTGACGATACTTCCATGGAGTCCTTCTCCGAGTATACTAACCAAAGGCCTGCTTGATGAGATTCTTTATTTCTACCAAGAAGAGATTGATAATTACAAAAATGCTATTGCTAAAAATAAAGAAGATATAGCCAAGTTGGAAGTCCGTATATCCAAAGCAAATGTCAATTTGTACGGTAGAATCAGCAAGGAGATAGACGAATGCTATGAAAGAATAAATTTTGAAGAAGAAGAACTCGAACACTACCAATACTTGTACAACAAATTTGCTTTCTGTAGCAGTATCATAAACAACGAATCAAATTCAGAGTATTATGAACTGATTTACACAAAAAGTTAATAACATAAATAGATTATGAAGATACAATATATGAGTGACCTGCATTTGGAGTTCAGCGACAACAGCAGGTGGTTGAAGCATAATGAATTGCCTGCGACGGGCGATGTTCTGGTTCTTGCCGGAGATATATTCTATTTGAAAAACAAGGTCGCGCCTTTGGCTAACTTTTGGAAATGGGCATCTGCGAATTATCGTCAGGTGCTCATTGTGCCCGGAAACCATGAGTATTACAATTATTGTGATGTAATGGACAAGGGATTGCAATGGAAATGGCTGTTCAAGAACAATGTAGGATATTATCAGAATCAAGTAGTGCGGATTGATGATACCGACTTTATCATGAGCACTTTGTGGTCTCGAATATCTCCATCTGACGAGTATTTTGTGTGGAAGGGCATGAACGACTTTCGGCAGATAATGTATAATGGCAAATTGCTCCAAACAGAGGAATTCAATCAGATGCACAACTTCTGTTTGGATTTCATCAAGCAAAGTCTGGTGGAAACCACCGCCAAACACATTGTGGTAATAACGCATCATCTTCCCACATTGGAGGTTGTTGCATCTCACCATAAAGGTTCTGTGTTGAATAGTGCATTTGCAACTGAACTGAGTAGGCTTATCGCCGACAGTCGCATTGATGCATGGATTTATGGGCATTCACATACCAACATTGATGCTGAGATAAACGGAACAAAGGTAGTTTGCAATCAGATGGGATATGTTTTTGAGAACGAACATATCGCCAATGGTTTTAATCCGGGCAAGTGCCTTGTCTTGTAAAAGGCATGAACTCGTCAGCAATACGCTAAAGCCTCAATATATCATATAGTAACTAAAAATGCTCCTTTTTGTATATTATATGATATGTTGGGGCTTTAAAAATTCAGTTATTCGAAAATTTCCAATAACTGAATTTTTGCTTGCCAAAAGAAAAAGATATGTCTCCACTCTCAACTTGACTTTAATGACCGTTATTATATACACGGGCAATAAAGTTAAGTCAAATAGAGGGAGAGAAGAAAATTAGCCTACTGGGTATTTTTTCTTTTCGCCAGCAATCAATATCAGTCACTCCGTGTTCAATCTTGGAGGAGCAACCAGCAATATAGACATAGGCATAACACTAGATGAAATGCTATGCAAAATCTTCCGAAAACCTCATAGTACAGCTGGCAAATTTGCCCCCAAAACCACCTTTTTTATCAAAGTCTTTTCATTTGTTTTCCTGTACCGGAAAAACGCATTATCTTTGCATCAGTTCAGCGAAGAATAAAGAGCAAAATAAGACTTTCCTACCGTTTAATTTTCAAAACATTGGTAGACAATTAGTCCAATATGCTGCATCGGTATCGAACTGGGCAACGCTCAAAACGGCACGGTCGATTTGGGGCGCTTCTCGCTCGACAACATGGAGTCGGTGACGCTCTACAACGGGCAGAAATGAGAAATGTGCGGTTGAATTTCCGCCAACAGGAACGTTCGCACCTGATGGAAAATATGATTTACAACGATTTGATCCGCAGGGGATATTCGGTAGACGTGGGAATAGTAGAACTGACGCGAATCATAGAGGGCCGACGCCGCTCGTCGCAATACAAGATCGACTTCGTGGTCAACGTGGGCAATGACAAACTGTATATCCAGTCGGCATTACACGTAGACACGCCGGAAAAGAAGGCACAGGAAACCTTCTCTTTGAGAAACACCGGCGACTTCTTCCGCAAGATCGTCGTGCTGGACGGCAACAGCAAGCCGTGGACGGATGAGGATGGCGTCATGTATGTGGGCGTGATCCCGTTCCTGCTGGAAGATATTGTGGCCGAGGCGATCGGATAAAACAGGGGACGGCGTTTCCTGTCCCGCAGGGAAAAACGGACGGTACGGACTATCGGTATCCACCACGGTACAAGAGGCTGTCGGCCGGCTTGCCGGCCCCTCCTGCCGCTTTTCCAATGCAAATACGGGTTGTTTTTGTCGTTTTTCTACGATTCGAGGTTTTTGGGCGGAATACAAAAGGATGGCGACCAGAGAAAAAAGGGACGGGGAGCGGCTTGTGCATAAACCGCTCCCCGCGCGTCTGTCTGCCGTCACGTATAATCGGCAAAACCAAATGCGACGGATTTCAGAACCAGCTGTGACTTTTCGAGGGTTGAGTTCGCTCAAAACGAAAAGCGACTGAAATTTCGCACACGCGCCGAATATATGTAAAGCAAATGCATGATCCGTTTACATATTACGGGAAATATGTAAAGCGAATCAAGAAAACACATCGTTCGAATGGCGTTTGACTACCGCTCGAACGGTTTTTTATTTCAAGATGAATCAATACCAGCTCCATTTATTCGCCTAAATACTCACCCTCGAACAGGGATGCCTGTGCCCGTTCCTCGTAGTTGCAGACCATCCACTCCTCTTGTCTGCGGCGATTTGATTTCGAGGCACTGATCGTCCTCTCGATACGATGGATAATCCATCCGTTCTTCCGGGCATACCGGTCGATCATATCGAACGGGAACATCGTGAGCATAAACTTTCCCTTGACGGTTTCGAGCAATTGCAAGAGTTGCTCCATATTCTGCTCGTTGAATGTATCCTCATAGTGTCCGCAATCGGAGTTCACATAAGGCGGATCGATGAAATGAAAGGTATCGGGAGCATCATAGCAGGCGATCACGTCGAGAGCATTTCGGTTCTCAATAGTCACTCGTTCGAGCCGCTGACAAAGCCGCTCTGTGAACTCCTCCTTCGCGTTACGCAGTTTCTTGGTCATTGTGCCGCTGAAGTCATATCCAAACGTCCCGTCCATCATTGACGCAAACGACATTTTACAGAGCACCCATACGGCCCATGCCCGTTCGACGGGAGTAAAGAACTGCGGATAAGAGTTGATATGCCCGGCATGGGCGTGTAGGTCCCGGCTGTGTAGTGTTTTGTTAATCTCGTGTTTGAGGTCTGAATAGTAAACTTGCATACACCAGTAGAAGTTTGTCAACTCCATGTTGATGTCATTGATGATTTCAGCTTCGGAGGGCCGTTTGGCGAACAAGACGGCCGCACCGCCGCAAAATGCCTCTGTATAGATCTTATGCGATGGGATCAAAGGCAAAATGTGCTTGAGCATTGTCTGCTTGCCGCCATAGTAGGAAATAGGGGTTCTCATAGTTTGCTGTTTTATAAAAATTAGTATCTTTGCGTATCTCATCTACATACCAGCCGTTTCCTGTACAGGGAACGACACAAAAAATTACTCGCAGCAGGAGGCTTTATCCCCCGGTCGCTGCGAGTAATCGTGCATTTGTTGGTATGTAGGTGAGATGACTGCTAACAAACCGGGGGATTCTTTGTGTCCTCCCCCGAAGGACTTTATTTGTCAGATTCGATGCTGACCGATTCTACTTCGTCTTTTACTTTTCTGCCGACAACCGATGTATTCCATACATGGTCCATCGCAGCTATTAAAAATTCTTCAATTCATCTACGACTGTCTCCAATGGCGTTTCTCAAATCTTTGTCCAGGTCGTATGGTCGGTATCTCTCTTATATACATACCCGTTTTGAATACGTAATCCGGCTTTTCCGATCAGGACCTCGAAAATATCTCCTGTGAATACCGCGTAGTTGCTCGATCCTTTCACAACGGCTACTCCGTTGGGTGCAATCAGGTTCTTGCGGATGTCGGTCACGAAAGAAAAAGTAATCGCTTCGACAGCTGCGGATGCCGCATTTCCGAGTCCTCCGGACGAGGATGCTTCCACTGTTACTTTTATATAGTAGTTGCCGGGGGTCGTAAAACGATAACTAATGTTCTTGTTGATCTGTATCGATACCGTGTCGTCATATGCGGAAGATTGCCGGAATATCGTGTCGGTAGTATCGGCTGTCTGGTTGATAATTTCGATCTTCACGCTTCCTCCGCTCCGGATCGTCCCCTTGACTTGTGCCGACATCTGCACCTCCGCGCCGCATTTGAATTGACTTGAGTTTCTGGAATCCGAGGCGAAAGGCTTCGTTTGAGAGGTTATGACCGCCACATTTCCCGTTGTTTGGCTCGACGGGACTTTGGAAGAACCCAAAACCTGGCTTACGCTGTTTATATTGTTAGTAGTGAGTATGATCTTGTTTCCGCTTGCGGTCGCATCGCTCACCTCTACGGAATCGTTTTTGACCTGCAAGATTCCGACGGTACCTTTGGTTGCGTGTACTTCTCCGTCGGCGTGTACCCTGAACACGGCTTTTTTCCGGTTCGTATAGTCGGCTCCCGACCAGAAGGGCACATCGTCTTCCTGCAAGCCGCTCACTCCGGCCGTCACCTCGCCTTGCCGGTTTCTCAGTAATATCATACTGAGAAGATAGAGACCGCCTTTTTCCTCGGAGCCTCCTTCTATCGCCTGCTTGAGGTACTCTGTCGATTTGATGGATTCGTCTATCGCATCGTCGATCAAGTCCGACATGTTGTTGCTTATTTGATAATAATCGGAGAATACCTTTCTGAACTCGGTGCCGGTTATCTCGGATGTCGTACTCATATCGGCCAACAAGGGTGTGAGATAATCTTTGAGCCGCTGGAAATAGACCGTAAATGAATCCGTGGGTACATCATACTTTTCGGCATTCGCCATGATGCTCCAGTATTCACCTTGAATCCGCACCCATTCATTAGCCACCTGCTGTTTGTCGGAGGGCGTCAGGCTCGAATCCGAGGCGATGTAGTCCACATCCATCTTCACCTGCTCGATCTGCGCCTGCACATCCTCCTCGGCCGTGATATACCCCGTGGGGGCCTTGTCGCCTTCCGTAAGCTGAATGTCGTAGAGATACATAGAAACACCGTCACGGATATTCATATATATCTTCTGCACCACACGCGAAGCATCGATGGTGCGGACCACTTCATATACTCCTTCCGTTCCCGCCGGAGGAGCGGAAAGAGTTTCTGTGGTGCCGTCTTCATACCTGACTCTGAACGTCATTTCGGCCCCCTGCTTGATCCGGGCTTTGAAGACGTACGGAGTATTCGGCTTGTATTTTATCTGGCCGCCGAAACAGTCGGGGACCGTCGAAACCTGCGGGATGTTGGTTGCGGCAAGCCCGGCCTGCAGAAGTTTGCTCCAATTGACATACAAATATGTTCCGTCCGCGTCCGCCCCCGAAGTTACGACATCCGTAACGCCCTCTTTGACACTGTTCCATTCCCGGATAAATTGTTTGGCGATATAGTTGCGGGCGCCGAACTTTACATCTTCTTCCGCAACCAAGTATCCTGCCGGCGCCTTGTTACCTTCGGTGAGCTGAACGTCATATAGGTAGATCGGGTTCCAGGCAACCACATAGAGAACTATTTTCTGCAAGGACTTGCCCGCTTGGGTCGTATAGACCGCTTCATACAGCTCGGATGCGGTCGGCGAAGGCGGTGCCGACATAAATTGATAGGTATTATCGTCATAGACCGCACAAAACATAACTCCCCGCTTACTGTTGGGCTGCTTGATCCGGGCCTTGAAGACATAGGACATACCGGCCTTGTAAGCGATCTTACCTCCGAAACAATCCGTCCAGTTTACGATCTGGCTCGTAGATGCAATAGCCACTCCTGCATTGCTCGCTTTGTTGGCATCGATCCTCATGTATGCTCCATCCGTGTCCGTACCGGTCGTTACCACGTCCGAAACACCCTCTTTGGCGCTGTTCCATTCCCGGATAAACTGCTTGGCGATGTAGTTGCGGGCGCCGAACTGAAGATTCGCAATTTCGTCTTTGGCTTCGTTGGCTGCCGTATCATCGGTGTATTTGGATGCTTTGTCCCAATCCGAGCTTTCGAAATTGCCCGTTGCACGGGATTCGATACAGCGCATGATGTCGCCACCTTCGCCCTGCGTCCAGATGTCACCCACATCGTAGGGTGTAGTCGGTGTTACGACGAATACACGACGTTTGGCATCGGCCGTGTCCTGCGCCCGCGCCGCCTCTTGCAGGGCCTTTACCGCATCGCTGTCGGCGATCGGCGTCCATTTATAGGTTCCGTCCTCTTCTTTTACCCACCGCCACGATTTGCCCGCATCGGGGTTCGTCGTCTTGTCGCTCGATATGGTGAAGTGAATCTGCGGGTATTCCGCCGGAGTGATTTTGGCATTATCGGTTTTGCGGATGACAAAAGCTATGTAGGGATTGTCGCTTCCGACGGTATAGCTCTGGCTCCATACGTAACTTGCTATAACCGCTCCGGATGACGCTATCGGATTGTAACCCATCGTATAGCCTTCACCCACCGACAATACGGCGCCTTTGGGTATTCCTCCGACCGGAGTTTTGAGCCGGATGCGGGTGCTGTCGGCGATTTTGATCTGATCCCAGGTCTTAATGCCGTCGATATAGGATGCACCGATGCTTCCCTGCTCCCAGCAGCCTGCGTCCGTCGGGTCGAAATTCGCGGGCAGCGTATTGGTGAACGTGTCGCCGATATGGTTTTCCTGCTCGCCGTCCGCTATCCATGTTTGGGCCGGTTCATTGTAAAGCGAGGGAGTATAGGGATAGAACCAGTTTTCCACGACACCGTCCAGCCGTTTGTTGATCTCGGACAATTCGCCGGGCAGCGTGTTATCGATGTAATCCTTGGCCTGCTGAGCTTTGCGATCGGCGGAATTGGCAGTGTCCTGGGCTTCGGTGGCCGTCTGATCGATCTGTTCGATGTCGAACTCCTTTTGAAACTGTCCCGTCGCGGGGTCGTAGAGCTTGCCTTGCTTCCAGCCTGCCTCCGGGGTAAATGCCACGCCGACGCCGTTGTCGCCGACCAGCCGGAACAGCTTGCTCCGGGTGTCCAGCAGCGCCTTCTTGTCCAGGCTGCTGATCATACCTTGCAGGTAGATATTATCCAGATAGGCCGAATAGCCCGACATTTGGATCCCGAAGACGGAGAGGTTCGTAAGATCGCCGAACTGCGCGGCGATATTCTCGGCCGTGAACTCCCAGTCGCTGACATTGCGCAGATAACGCTGGTAGGTGCGCGTCGAGTAGCGCGAGCTCTGCCGGGCGGGATTCGTGAACGAGCCGTAGGCCACGAAGGTCATCGATTCCATCGGGTCGATCTGCCTGGTAAAGGTAGCCGACAGGGGGCGCAGCTCGTAGCGGAACTGCTCGTTGCGGTCGCCCAAGACCTCCGTGATACGGAAATAGACCGTTGCGAAGCCTGCGAAAGAGAAGTTGCCCCGGCCGTCGTCGGAATCTGCCGTCGCATTGTTCGACGGGTCGAAGTCGTGGAAGATACCCATACATATATCCTCGACCGCTACGGCGCCGATCTCGCCCTCTTCGAGTTTGAGCGTTACGAGCTTCTGATCCTTGTCCACGCTCTCGATCACCCCGGCGCCCGGAGCGCTCCAGTCATCCCCGACGCTGATGCCGACACGGTTTTTCCGAAGCTCCGGAACCTCCAGAAAACGACGGATGAAGAGGCTCTCCAACTCGCCGGCGCCTCGTCCGTCGATCTGTGCACCGAAGCCGGTGATGCCGCTGGCAAAGTCGCTTGTCCGGAATCCCTCGTCGAGCTGCTGCCGCTTAAGGAATCGGGTGATTCCTTCGACCGTACCTCCCCGGCGCTTGTTGAGAAATTCCCGTTCGCTCTTACGCGACGAATAGAGCGTCGTGTCGCTCGCTGGTGTTTCCTCCCACGATTTAATGATGTCAGGAAATTCCGATGAAACCTGCCGGGTTATCTGCGTCACTTCCGAAATCTGATTTTCGATGCGGGAAATACGGCCTGTGGAGAGGACATCGCTCATTTTGAGAGTCATGCTTCCGGGCTGAACGACGGAGCGACTGATCGCGACGATACGGATATCGCGGTATCCGGTATCGGGAAAAAACTTGTCGCTTCCGAGCCGAATCCGTTGCCCTGGCTTCAAATCGAGGTTTCTTTTATCGACAACCGTAAAATCCGTCGATGCCTGGAACACGGATATATCTTTACGGCTGTCGGCCATAAAGGTATCTACCGCAGTTTTGAATTCCTGTTCGGCCGCAGGATAATAACTGTCCGGCATACTGATATTCCAGAGCACGTATTCGTTCCCGGGAGCCGGGACCAACGGTTCTGACGGCAACTGCATATCGTTGTCGTAGGGCCATTGGGTGATGATCTCGAACTCCTTCTTTTCCGAGTCGTAATTCACTTCGAACTCCCGTCCGCGAAGCTCTCCGGTCTGAAAGGTCACCCGTTTGACGAGGCCGCCTATTTCGTATTGATTGGGATCGAACGGAATGTCGGGATCGGTGAAATACCAGACCGTAAACGGAGAGCCGTCATCGCTCGTGCGCTCTTCGGACCGTACGGCACCGACCGTCCCGATCCGGCGGGGATATATCGCATCGAACGCTTCCTGCTCGAAATATTCGATGATACCGAGGTGGGTATCCTGTTCGACGTACTTCGCCCCGTCGGGCAATTGCAGCCGGGCATGTCCGTACCGATCCGGATCGATGTTGCGGGAGGAGCCTACCGGAAAGAGCCGAGTGAAAAATTTCACGCCATCGGCCATGCTCCGTTCGATTCCTCCGATCAATCCGTCGCCGTAAGACAACGGGACAGGCTCGCCGAACTCACAGCGGGATATGTTGAGCGTCATCCCGTCGAACCACCACTCCGTCCCGGCGGCAGACGACAGTTCCGAAAGTGCATCGGAGGCGTACTTTCCCGTATATTCGATATCGATGTACTCCGATACGACCACTTCTCCGACTTTCCATTCGGTCGTCCCCATTTTGCGGTTCATGTTAGCGATAATCAGCGCCGCATGTTCGCGTGCCGGTGCCGTGAGTGTCAGAATCGGATTGTCGTCATCATCCGGATTGACCATCAGGACCTGCGTGGTGAGTCCTTCGACCCCCGACAGTTGCACCGAGTAGCTCCATTCGCTGTCGCAGTTCATCTTCGGCTGATAACGTTCGAGAATCCAATAACGCCGTCCGAGGAAGTCCGCATAATCGTAAACTTCGAGCGTGACGCATTCGAAGGCCGTGAAGGAGAGCGAGAGGACACTCTCCTCCTGTATGCCGCAGGTTGCAGCACTGTTACTATCGGGAGAGGCCGTCAGCTTCAGATTCCCTTCTTTCGAATATATTTTGAGTTCCATTTTTTGAAGATTTGAACGTGACCTTTAGATCGACGCAGCGAGTTCGAATGTCGGCTTCGGCTCCCGGAATTTCACCGAGAAGGTCGCCGCGACCTCTCCCTTTCCGAATGGCGCCAGTTGTGAATAATCCGAAAATCCGGTCATATAAACCCGGAATTTCAGCCCTACGTCCGTCAGATGGAGCGCCAGCCACCCGTCGTCGCCCTCCTTGAGAAATTTCACGAACGAGGCGTAGCGCATGAAGAACGAAACATCGTTCGAGGCGACGATGGCGAATCGCAGCGTAATATCACGGGCTTCATAAGTCTGCGTCAGTATATCGGGCATACGGACGCCGTCCTCCTCCCGAATGGAAACCTCCGCCTGCTGCTTGAGAGCCGGAGGTGCGAGCAGCGAATCGTAGTTGTCGTGTCTGTCTTCGGCGGTTTCCGCGAGGAAAGCCCCGAAACGGGCATATACATCCGTTTGGTTGATCAGCAACAGTCCTTCGAGTATTTCAGCCATAATCAGATCGCTTTTAATCCGTCGCGTTTTATGGTTTGCAACAGTTCATAGATTTGGGGTATCGGTTCGGTATTTTCCCGGATGGCATTCATCGCTTCGAGTGACCCTTTGAGAACCGGGACAATACCTTCGGTGTTTTCATCGATATTCGCGGAATGGATCTGTACCGATGTGACCAGTCCTTCGACGCGGGAGAACGAATCCTGCGTTACAGTCTGAGTGGCTCCGGCCTTACCGTTCTGCTGCGAAGTGCCGGCTTCCTCGTCAATCGAAAATCCGTTCTCTTTTGCAATGCGGCGGAACTCTTCCCACAGACGATTGAAATCGTCCTGTTGATCCATGACGCCCGAAACCAGCGATTTCATCGTTTCGCTCCATTGAGCGAAACGCTCTTCGTCGGAAAGGTCGCTCTGCATGACCTTTTCGATGCGTTTTTGGGTATCTTCGAATAATTTACCGAACACGATCGAGGAGGCCATACGCTTACCCAGCAAGCGCAAGGCTTGTCCGACACTATCAACAAAAGTATTCGCCGCATCGGTGCCGTTTTCGAAAGCATCCACCAAAGCATCGGTAAGCGTACTGCCCAGATCGCCGAAAATATCCTGCAAATAATCCCGGACCGCAGTCAATGCCTCTTCGTAGGTTTCCCAGTCGTCCACCATTTCGCGGAGCATCTCCTGATTCTCCCGTGCCAGGTGCTGGAAAGTTTCTCCGCCCTCTTCGACGAATTGCCGGAGCGCGTCCATATCGACTTCGCCATCCGTGAATAATTCGGGAAGCAGCGAACCGAGGGACTGATATTTTGCCGAACGGAACCAGGTCGAGTGACGTGTCTGAACCTGCATGTTGGCGATCGAATCGGCAATGTTCTCCCAAGTTTTTTCGTACCTGAACAAGCCCGAAAGTCCCGTGCCGGCTCCGCCTCGCCACTCTCCCGGCAACTGATATTTTTCTTCCCCGCGCGAGAGGATTCTCTCCCGGACTTTCTCCAGTTCCTCGAGCGAGGTGCGCACCACATCGATATTTTGCTTGTAACGGTCGTACACTCGATCCCCGAAGATATTGTCGAATTCATCGGAGTCGATACGGCTACGCTCTTTCATGATCCGAAGTTCTTCATTGAACTCGCGGGCCAGACGAAGGTTGCGCTCCATCGAAGTTTCACCGCCCTTGAACAAATTGACAATAGTGGTCAGCGCACCGATACCGGCAGATATGCCTCCGAGAATTCCGGAGGCCATGCCGAGTGTGTTCGATGCGGCTTGAGCTTTCCGGTATGCCTGAACGGCATTGATGATTTGCAGGGTAGAGCCGGCGATATCTCCTGCGGTGGCGATGATGGTTCCTCCGGCACCCCCGACGGCATCGCCGACCTCATTGAAGGTACCGATGACGTCGGTCAATACGCGGTGAAGCTCCGTCCAGGAAGTCGTATCGGTAGTTTCCTGTTCCGTTTGGTTCTGTTTTTTCGCCAGTTGCTGTTCGGCCTTGCGGAGTTTGGCCCGCGCAACGGCGATGGCATTACCGTCATCCGGCGTTTCGCTTTGCAGGTTCTCCAGCTCTTCCTGAGCTTCGATCACCAGGCTTTCCAGCTTTTTGACCGAGGCAGCGACGACCCGGTCGGCCCAGGCTTCGAATTCCGGGAACTGGCTTGCAAATTGTTCCGTGAAGTCGTCGAGCGCTTTTTGTTTGGCCTCGCGAGCGAGTCGCTGGGCCTCCGGATTTGAGGCAAGAGCGGCAATATCCTGATCGTATTTCCGGGCGATTCGCAGACGCCCCTGCTGGTAGGTTTCGTACTTCTCCAGCAACTTGGTGTATGAAGCCTCCTCTTTCTTATCGACATCCGCAAGCTCTCTGTCCCGAATTTCCGCAGCTTGGGCTATTGCAGCGGCCGTGCCAGCCATAAAGGTTTTCTCCGCATTCGAATCGATATCGGCCCCCGACTCCCGGAGTTTGCGAATCAGCGCGAGCGTCTGTTGTTCCTGCCGCTCATATTCCTGACGGTTTTTCTCGTAATTGAGGCGGATCGCTTCCCGTTCCCGGTCGAATTCGTTTTCAATCAACTCGACCCGCTGGTCGTCGAGGCTCTGCTGTTGGCGACGTACGGCCGCCTTATACTGTTCTGTGAGTTGGTCGGTGGAAGCCGGTTCGCTACCGGTCGCGCTCGGCGTGCCGGACGGGTTTTCCAGCAACTGGGCCTGCTCCGCCACGGCAGCCAATTTCGTCCGCTGCTCTGCGAGAAATTGCAGAAATGCCCCGAGGTTGCCATCGAATTTCTCCTCTATCTCATCGATAATCTCTTCTCCTCCTTTGTTCTTCCTGATCTCTTCGAAAATCCTTTCCTGCCAGTAAGAAACACTTTCTTCTGCATCTGACAGAATGGTTTCCGCCCAAGAGAGATCTTTGTACATTTTAGACGCATTGCCCCGTTGGGTCCACGTCGCCGCATCGTAGATTTTCCGTTTGTCAGCAACATCCTTTTGGGCCTCGAGGTATTTGTCATAATCCTTTCGGAATTGTTCGATATCCGGTATGTTATTGAAGAACAGCTCTTGCTGTTCGATATCCACCAGGCTCTTGAAAGCCGCCTGTGCTTTGGCGTATTTGTAAATGTTTTTGATCAGCTCCTTGTAAGTGTCATTCGCTTGTCCGAGCATGATTTGCTCGTCGGAAAGATTCTTGAAATAACCCGAAAACTCCTCTTTGAGTTTGCGCACGGCATCCCGGCGATCGTCTGTGGCACGGGCGTTATCCGTTGCGGCCCGGTAGAGAAGATTCAATTTTACGACCTCCTGCTGGGCGTTCCGGGCCCCTTCGAGCATCGTATTCTGAAAACGTTCGGTCGCCATGCGAGCGGTGTCGAGGGCTTTCTTTCCCCGAAACAGATTCGTCACCCAGTTTCCGATCTCTTTGCCGTACGCTACTGTCAGCGTGATTCCGACGGCTAACGCCGTTTGCCAGGATAGAAGGGACGAAAGAACCTGCCGCCACACGGGGACGCCTTTCTGCCCGCTGGCAATCATCGCCTCGTACTCTTTACGCGCACGAGCCAGTTCGTCGGTGAAGATCGGCAGGTTGTTCGAAATGGCCATGAAGAACATTTGAGGCCCCATCGACAATACCGGCAGCTCCCGGGCCAGTTGTTGGATCGACATGTTCAATCCGTTGAATGTACTCTTAGCTTTCGTTGCATCAGAAGGAACGATTGTCGTATTTTTGGCCGTTTCTGAGACTGCCTTCGCGCTCTTCGAAACGCGGCCCAGCTCCTCTTCAAGTTCCTTGATTCGAGCCTGCAGGGTCTCGATCTGTCGAATATTATCACTTTGATCCATCTTCGGTGTCGTAGACATTGTTTTGCTCAATCGTGCCACCTCTGCCTCCAGAGCTTCGATCTGTTTCCTGGCATCCATAGCATCCTTCTCGACACCATCAATCCCGCCGGAAACTCCGGAGAGTCCCTGGCGGGTATTGTTCTTTACGAGGAATTCTATCTCGACGGGTTTCATTGCAAGTTGAGTTTCGATTGAAAGAGTTGTGCGGTATCGGGTTTTCCCGTTGCACTCCCGGCTTCCGTACATTCGGCCGGGACGCTTCGATAATGCGGGGCATCGGCCAGCATCATGGCCAGTGTCTGGAAATTGACCTTCCACAGAATGTAATGCACCGACCATCCTGTTGCGGAGGCAATTTGCCAAACGATTCCGAAGGGGCTATGGGAACTCTCGTAAACGGTTCTTAACTCCCCTTTCCTGCTCTTTTGGGGCGGCTCGCTTCGTACCGGAAGGGATCGATCCTCTCGGCCGATTCGATAATACTCGTAAAATCCCGCGTGCCCCGCATTCTGCGGAACCAGCGCTGGGCTTCGATCCGGTACTCGGAGGGTACCTTCCACCGGATCAACCAGGCCACCACGGGGGCCAGCAGGAGTCCGGACAGATAGCCGCGACATATCGTCAGCGCAAGGATCAGCGAAAGGCGTTTGGCATGCCGGTCGAAAAAGGCACGCTCCTCGTCTTCGGAGAAAGCATCCCATTCCCGGGCCGTGATTCCCAGCTTCAGGTAGTGGCGTACGATGCGCATCTGCCCTCCCAGGCAGGGGCGCCGCATCGTTACGCGCAGCACCCGCTCCCGGCCTCCGGGCAGGCGGAATCGGAGAAGAGGCAGCAGAATCCCCACATCGAGCAGAGCTTCCGCTGCCTCCAGTTCTACATTGCGTTTCATGGCTTAGGCATTGGGCTGCGAAAGCGATACGGTAGCTTTTGTTTCAGGATCGGACTCCAGGATGAATTCCAGTTGTCCGGAGCGGGGCGATTCCGTGGAATTGGCTTCGGCGATCACCGTGACGCGTCCGTTTATGACTTCCACCGAGAAGCCTTCGGGCACAGCACCTACCGAGAACGGACCCGATGCTTCGATATCGACCGGGAGGCTGCCGCCTGCCTGTTCGAAGGTCAGCGACGTCGGGTCGGCCTCGATGAAGGGCTCCGTCGGCAGAATCGAACCGGGCGAAGAGCCGTCCAGCGGGGCCAGGACCTTCAGTCCGAATTCGATGCCGAGGACGTTTTCGCCGCCCAAGCCGCCGCGAATCTTCGAGGCACGCAACGAAACGCGCTTGAGTTTGACGGTCTTACCCGTACCGGTCAGAATGCGCATATCTCCTTCGACACGCATCGAGCTGGCAGGCATTTGCCACTCCTCACCCGCGACTTTGCCGCCCATCAGATCGACGCAGTTCTGGGGAACCATTTCGATCATCTTTCCGGTAATCTCATTCGTCGCGGCTCGCGTTTCGATATCCAGCACGGGACTGGTCCGAATCTGTGCGGCCCAGAGTTCGACGGTCTGGGCGTCTTCACCGCCCCAGTCAAGGCCCTCTTCCGAAATGTTCCCCATGCGTCTGCCGTTGAAATAGACAGCGTCGAGCAGCATCAGATAGCCGTCGTTAGTTTGAATTACAGATCGTTTAGACATAATTAAATTGTTTTGAAAAGTTTTGCAAATAAGTTTGTTTTATGAGCCCACCAGCCGCCGAGACATCCGATAACGATTCCGAAAAGCATCCACCTTCCCCGATAGGCCGGGGACCGCGTTTGTTGTATTGCTGTTTCCGAAGATTGATGCCTGGAGACTTCGAGGAGTCGGTCGTATGCTTCCCGGGTTTCTGCCAGACTCTCCTTCAGAGAATCTGCATATCGGTCCTGCCGGGCCGAGGTTGCTTTGTAATATTCGACTCGTCGGGCAAGCGAATCGCTGCGTGCTGAAATGCGGATGGTATCCCCGTCACGCCGGGCTTCGAGCGTCAGCCGACCGTCACGGGCAACATAGGCCGCCCCCTCCGGCAGATTACGGAGGCTCTCCTCCGTCACCGTCACCGCTGCTGTCCGAAGCGGAATCGCCTCCGTCCGCAGCGCCCGCAGCACAGAGGTCTCCTCCGATCGAGAGTTCATTGCCGCTCGTGCGGTTTGCTCTACGGCGTTTTGTGCGCCGCGTTGCATGTGCGACACGGTATCCGTACTGTTCTGCGTCCCTGTCGAGAGGAGCTTCTTCGTCGCAGTGCAACTTACCAGCAGCAGGATGGATAGCAGCAAAAAGAGTCTTGTCTTCATACGAATTTCGTTTTCCGATGGTCTTGCGGAGGCGCTCCACCTCTTTAGTCAGCCGGTCGATGCGTACGAGCATCTCTTCCTGGTTGGCCTTGAGGTCGATGTTTTCCCGCCGCAGTTGGATATTTTCTTCGAGAATCTTCTTGTTTTCGCCCGAAAGCAGGTTGATCGAACTCTGCAACTCTTTGAGAAAATCGTTGTTCTGTTTGCGGCGCGAGAAGATCCAGGTGAAAACGCTGCCGAGGAATCCCCCGGGAAGTGCGAAAGCGAGTATCTGCATCCAAATGCTGTCCATCGTTCAATCGGTTTTTGAAAGTTAGTTTACGCCCGTTCGATCATGCGTGCAATCTTCGAGATCAAATCCGCGTAGGCTGCGGGTTCTGCCGTACAGTACCCGGCCTTGGCGATCTCATAAGCGAAACGTGTTATGTCGTTACGATACGCCCAGGCTACTGCGTAGCGTTTGGCGGAAAGGACCTTCGCATGGTCGCGGATGCCCTCCTCCGGCGTGTCGTAGTCGCGGAACTTGCGATCGACCTCGTAACGGTAGCGTCCATCCGAAGTCCGGGTGATCGAATAAACCTTCTCGAATCGTCCGCTCTGCCGGTCATCCGAAAAGTATTCGAAGGTCCGTTCGGTTCGCCGCTTTCCGGTCCACTTATCTCCGGCCGTAATGCCGAAAAGATTATTTCCGATAGCATGATCGCCCCATCCGCTTTCGAGGGCGGCCTGCGCCGCAACAAACAGAGGATTCAACCCTGTTTCGGCGCAGACCCGCTCGATTGTCGGATAATAGGTGCGCTTGAAATCCGTCGGTTTCATGGCTTACTCGGTTGCGGTGCCGACCAGGGCCATTACACCTGCATTATCGCCGCGCATGATGCTGCCTCCGGCACGTACGAGGAAAGAGTAGACATCCCCATAATAGTCGGGCGCTTTCTCCTGCTCAAAAGCCTTGACTTCGCCCAAGGCGCGGCATACGGACTGATCGTGCCAGGCAAGGGCTGCGGCCAGGTCCGTGGCGGCACCGCTTTCGCCCCACCGCTTCGGAGCTTTATCCGCAGTGTAGAGCGTAGCTTGTGAACGCATCATGACGTTGAACGAGAAGAGTTTTCCGATGATGCCGTTCTGGGCATCCGCCGAGGCGAGGAATGCGGAGTTCTCATTGGCAGTGAGATCGCTCAACAGCTGTGCGTACATCTGCGCATCGAGCAGCAGGTAGCGGCCCTCCTGGGGAATGTTCTCGCTGTTGAATTTCGTCATCAGCGTCAGAATATCCGCCCTGCAAAGCCCTTTTCGCCTGCCTGTCGCCGAAGGTGTGTAAGCATCCACCGGTGCCCCCGTGGTTTCGATCACACGATCCGAGGCAGGACTCCAGGCGAACAGAAAATCCTTGGCCACAGCCTCATGCAGGGCGAGCTTGTCCTGCCGTAATACGGACTCGCGTTTGTTGTACGACAGCTCGACCTTGTCGGCATCGGGGATCAAAACGGGATCCGTCGTGAAAGCAGCCAGCTCGAAAGTTTTGTCCGTGTCGGTACGCTGCTTTACCGTTGCGGGTAATGACGTTCGGTTCTTCTCGACTTTCGAAGCGGCACCTGCCTGCGGGATATGCACGATCTTTCCCGCTTCGACATACTCGTCGGCGTTGAACGCTTTCGAAAGGAAGCTGTTGGGAGCGAACAGACCTTCGACGATCGATTTCTCCCAGATTTCTTTTTGAATAGCCATAATGTTTTTTGTTTTTGATGAGTTCTACATGTTAGGTTCGGTACCGAAGGCCGCTTTGAACTTCTCACGGAAGAGTTCCGGCGCCTTGTCCCTGAGTTCAACAAGGCGCCCTGCCTTATCGAGTTCTTCCCACGACTTGTTTACAAGGTCGGAGAGTTCGACCGACTGCCGTCGTTCACCCTCACGGATAAGCGCTGTGACGGATTTGCGGTGCGGAATGGCTTCGAGGGTGGCTTTGGCACTCTCGAAATCCGTATCAAAGAGTTTCAGATAAGCCTCCTTGCCTGCGGTATTGATCCTTCCGTCGGCAATGGCTGCATCCACGAGGCGAATCGCCTCGGACTTCCGGATCTCCTTGTGCTCGGACTCCGCACGCGCTGCAGCATCTCTGAGTTCCTGATTTTCACGTGTTAGCCGGTCGTTGTTTTCGATCAGCCGGTTCACAGCGCCGATAACCTCGGCATCCTGTGCTGAGTCCTGCAACTTGAGGACTTCCTTCAAAGTCTTGTTCATATTCGAATCGATTTTTGAGTGATTGAGCCTGTCCATAAGCCGGATGACAGTCGAAGCATCCGTGAGATCGAGAGGTTTTCCCGTTTGACGGTCGAAAAGCACCAGGGCATTATGATTGGCCCCGATCGTGACAATGGACGCTTCACGGGCTGTCCAGCGCGTCACGGTCGGAAGCGTCTGCCCGGGAAGTTTCAACTCTGCGGCGTCACTCACCTCTTCGGGAGGCCAGGCTCCCATAGAAGCCATGCGCAGGAATCCGCCTTCGACCTTGTCGGCAATCTTCACCGCCTCGTCATCCTTCTCGTCGAAGAGGGCATCGGCAAGGATCTGCGTACCTTCAATACGGATGTTCTCCCAACGACCGATCGGAAGCTCCCAGTCCTTATGGTTGAGCAGGATCACGGGGTTCTTACGGAACTCCTCGAGATTAGCGCCGCTGGTGAGCATACGGAACCCGTAGGTATTGACCGTCTCGTCGTGCAACACGAATGTAAATCGTTTCATAAAAGCCATCATTTTTCGGCAAAATTGGATTGAAAACACCCGTCTTGCAAATTATATTGTATTGTTTTACAATTTATTACGCTTTAATTGCACTTTACATGCAGACCATTTATCCACGATTCGCTCCGTTCGGGTGAAGAGCTTACCTTTGGGGTGTAAAACAGAGATTTTTCATGACACAAGAGTTGGATAACAAGCAGAAGAAGGAGTGGGCGAAACTACTTTTCCTCACTACGGATCTCACCCAAGCCGAGATTGCCGTGAAGATCGGTGTCTCGAGGATTACTATCGTACGATGGGCCAAAGAGTGGGAGGGTCTCAAGTTGAATTTCCTCCAAACCCGTGAGGCACGGATCAAATCGACACTCATGCAGCTTAACGAACTCGACGAAAGCATCGCGGCGCGTGAGCAGGGTGCGCGCTATCCGACGGTCAAGGAGGCAGATATCCGGCGCAAACTCACCGCCGACCTCGAGGCGCTCGAACAGGAGGCCTCCGTGCGGGACATTGTCAATGTGTCAAGAGATATTCTCGACTATGTCCGAGCTATTGACCTGGAGAAGGCCAAGATGCTCTCGGACTATTTCGATTCATACATACAGGAACGGCTGAAATGGGTAAAGTAGATGACATGCGCGCCTGGAACGAATGGCGTGAATACCACCGTGCCCTGAAGCGCGACAAGGCGGTGGACAAACTCTCACCTGTGGAACGGATGAGGCGACTCGAGAAGCTCGAAAAGGATCCCGTTTCGTGGATGCTTTTCTTCTTCGCCGAATACACCCGGCATCCCTTCACTTCCTTCCAGAAGAAGGCGATCCGGCGGATCACCTCCAATCCGGAATGGTATGAAGTGCTCTCGTGGTCACGCGAGCTGGCCAAATCGACCATCGTCTTCATGTGCATCATGTATCTTGTACTGACGAAACGCAAGCGCAACGTGCTGCTCGTTTCCAACAGCCATGAGAATGCCACGCGGCTTCTGGATCCTTACAAGAAGTCCTTCGAACAAAATTCACTGTTAAAGGCTTACTACGGGGACCTGAGGGAGGCCGGCAACTGGACCGCCGACGAGTTCTCGCTGACCTCGGGCGCGGCATTCCGGGCGCTCGGTGCAATGGAATCGCCGCGAGGCACCCGCAAGGATGCCTTTCGCCCGGATACGATTCTCCCGGACGACTTCGACACGGATGCCGACTGCCGTAATCCCGACATTGTAAAAAAGAAGTGGCAGTGGTTCGAGGAAGCCCTGATTCCAACCCGATCCGTGAGCGGCGACCTGCTGGTCGTGTTCTGCGGGAACGTCATTGCCCGGGATTGCTGTGTGACGCGGGCCGGGGCCAAGGCCGACCATTGGGATATTGTGAACATCCGCGATGCCGAAGGCCGCTCGACCTGGCCCGAGAAGAACACCGAGGAGCGTATCCGCCGCATCGAGCAGACCATTTCCACCAAAGCCTTCCAGCAGGAGTATATGAACAATCCGCTTTCCGAAGGCGAGGTCATCAAGGAGGTGATCTGGGGAAAATGTCCGCCGATGCAACGGCTCCAGTTCGCAGTGGCCTACGCCGATCCTTCTCCGTCAAACGCCCGCAACAAGGCATCGAGTTTCAAAGCGGATTTTCTGCTCGGTTACTGCGACGGGACATTCTACGTCTATACGGGATTTCTCGACCATGTCACCAACGACGAGTTCGTGGACTGGTTCTACAACCTGCGCGATTATGCGAGCGAACGTGTGCAGGTTTATTACTTCATCGAGAACAACAGCCTGCAGGATCCTTTCTATGAGCAGGTGTTCCTCCCAATGTTCGCCGCCCGCGCCCGCGAACGGGGATTCATCGGCATCACACCCGACTGTCGCTGTAAACCGCCGAAATTCGAACGCATCGAGGGAAACCTCGAACCGTTGATCCGCCAGGGGCGCCTGGTACTGAATATCGACGAACGCGAGAATCCGCACATGAAACGCCTCGAAGAGCAGTTCCTGCTGCTCAACCGGCAAATGAAATCTCCGGCCGACGGCCCTGACTGCATCGAAGGAGGCGTATGGATCATCAACCAGAAGATCTCCACGCTCAACGAAGGATCCTATACCATCGGTCAACGAGTACGCGCATCAAAACGTTTCTAATATGGCTTTTCTGACACCTGAAGAGTTGCAGACGCATCTCTATAAAGAGAATATCGAAACCATCGCCCGAGAGGACGATGCGATCGTGGCAGCGGCTATCGATGCCGCCATTGAGGAGGCCTCGGGGTATCTCGGGGCTTATGACCGTAAGAAGATCTTCGGCACCGAGGGTGACGAACGTAACGCACTGCTGTTAATTTTTGTCAAGGACATCGCCGTATGGCACTTCATCAACCTGTGCAATGCAGGAACGGATCTCCAGCTCCGGCAGGATCGATACGAACGGGCCGTCGCCTGGCTGAAGTCCGTCCAGCGCTCGGAGATCAAACCCAACCTACCCGTAATGGAGGATGCCGACGGCGACGGAAAGCCCGACCCCGCTGCCGGAGAGTACATTTTCGGGTCGAACCCAAAACGATCACAACATTTTTGATTATGGCACAAATAGGTTATAAGACATCTTCCCGAAAGAGTTCAGGCGCGAAAGCCTCAAAGCCGATAGTGGTGCAGCAGATCGTTGTCCAGGCTCCGCAGCGTCGCGTGTACGACATCGGAGATTGGCGGTCAGCTTTGCGCTCGGCCGACAACGGACGGCCGAAATATCTCTACGACCTGTTCGAAGACATCTTGATCGACGGAGTTCTTGCCGATGCGATCAACAAACGTATCGAGGCCGTGCTGAACGCTGAAGTCGTCTTCATGAATGCCCGGGGACAGGAAGAACCCGCCATCGCAGCGATGATCGACACGACAGCCTGGGAAACGCTCATCCGCGAAATCATGCACCGGCTGTTCTACGGCAGGGCGGGCGTGGAGCTCTTTTTCAACGGCGGATTCCACGTCGAACCCATCAAACCCAAGTATATCGACCTGGACAACTGTCAGATTCTGCTGAACGACACAGGAGATCGATCGGTACCGTACGACCAGGATCCGAACCTTCTGGTCGTCGGTCGTCCCGGGGACTACGGGCTGCTGCTCAAAGCTGCACCCTATGCTATCTGGAAACGCGGTGGATTTGGCGACTATGCTCAATGGATCGAGCTGTTCGGAATGCCTCAGCGTATCGGAAAGTACAACACGTTCGACCCACAGAGCCGGGAACTGCTTAAGCAAGCCTTGGAAGAGGCCGGATCCGCACCTTATCTCGTCATCCCCAAAGAGGCAGACATTGAAACCAAAGAGGTAAATAGGGGGTCCGGCTCGTCATTCAATGAGTTCCGTCAGGCGACGAATGAAGAGATGCTTATCACGATCCTCGGACAGACGTTGACAACCATTCAGGGCGAGCGCGGAGCCCGCTCGCTCGGAGAGGTGCATCTGCAGGTCGAGGATTCGAAACACACGAGCGACCTGCGTTTTGTACAGCGTACGCTCAACGAACGGCTGCTGCCGGTTCTGGAGGCGTGCGGCTTACCCGTGAAAGGCGGCCGCTTCGTCTATCCGAAGGCAGCCGACCCGCTCTCCGTGGATGAAATCGTGAAGCTCTCGACGATCATCGACATCCCCGCAGCATTCATTCACGACAAGTATTCGATCCCCATGCCGGACAAAGGAGAGGTGATCGCCGGAGAAAAGTCGAATATGGTATTAGGCTCACACCTTGAAACGGATACGGATGTCGAGGAGAAGGTGCGGAATGCCGACAACCGGAACATCTGGCACCGCTTATGGGATTTTTTCGTCAAAGCCCCGCAGGGCGGGGCAATCGATGGCATAACCCTCATGCGGATGCAGGACAGTGATACGCTCGAAAAGAGGCTGATGGGACGTGTGGCCGCCTCGCAGCCCGCGTTCGACACGGAGCTATTTCGATTCCTCTCCGAAGACCTTTTGAAGGCCGTTCAACCGGAAGCTGACAGCATCGGGAATGCTGATATCAGGGTTGTGTACGGAGTACGTGACGACGCTTTACAGACAGCGATGGAGATTAACCTGTTCCAGTTCTCGGCAGCCAAAACCCTGGCCGAATTGCAGGAACTCAACCGCCTCTTCCGTGAAAGTAGCAATTTCGCCGACTTCGAACGTGAAGCCCGCAAGATTTGTACGGCATTCAACCGCGACTGGCAACGTACCGAGTACGACACGGCACTACTTACGGCCGAAGCCGCAAGCACCTACCGACGGTTGATGGGCAAGACAAAGCTGTTCCCCTACTGGGAGTACCGGACGGTCGGAGACGATCGTGTACGTCCGTCCCATCGCCAGCTCGAAGGGGTCGTCCTTCCCTACAACGATGCCAGATGGAAGAAGATCTTCCCGCCGAACGACTGGCGATGTCGCTGCCGGGTCGTGCCGCGGATGGCCCATGAGGTCAAGAAAGAGGCGGTCGAAGCCTCGCAACAACGCGTGGATGAGTTCTTCGGAACGGCGACGTGGAAGAAAGCCGCAGCGCAGGGTTGGGGCGTAAACCGCGCCCTTACCGGCGAGGTATTCACGCAGAACCAGTTCTACATCCGCCGCTTCCAGAACAAGGCTTCGAAGCTACTCGGCCGGCTCTACTACAACGACTGGGGACTCGACTCGTTTGCCAAACGCCTGGCGGCAGCGACGGAACCGATTCCCGAATACAGCGGTTCGGCCGCAGAATGGTACAAGGCTCACAAGACGCTGCACGACTACAAGGGCCGCAAAGTCGTCCTGGACGAGAAGGTGTTCCGGACTCATACGACCGGGAGCTATGAGAAAGTGCGGGTGCCGCTGCTGGCATGTGTCGAAGAGGTGTTGAAGAATCCCGACGAGGTTTGGCTGAACGATTATCACAGACCGTTCAGGAACATAAATTTCATAAAATTCTATGACGGAAAGGTGATCGACGTGATTTGTGAAGTGGATGAAAATCTCGAATATAGGATAACGACCTGGTTCGAGATCGTTCAGACTCCGAATTTGAAACAGAAAACGCGAAGCAGCCGCCACATTGACCCGCGATGGAGATACCGGCGGGGCTTGCTTATAAAAAAGTCGTAGCGGCATGTCTTTGCGTCCGGACGTACTGTTGTTTACCTTGGGAACACGTCCTGCAGGTATCCGCAACGCCTTGGATAGCCAGTGTCATACCGCTGCTTCGGGTTAACGTACTCATCCGCTGTATCAAGCCCAGACTTTGGTCCCATGCCCCCATCACCCGCGAGGGATAGCAGAATTCGATTCACCCCCGGAATTGTACGCTTCGGAACAAATATACGAAATTTTTATGAAAATAGAAATCGACAAACTCCTCGAGGAGCGTATGGAGGAGATCCTGCAGGGAACGGCTGAAATCGTCGCTGAAACATCCGTCGGATATTTCCAGGACACGTTCCGGCACAAGGCCTTTGACGGGAATCCGTGGGCACCACCCCGGGTCCCCAAACAATCGGGGTCACTGCTCGTGCAGTCCGGAGCTTTGCTCAACAGCATCCGGCCTGTCGTGGTCACGCCCGGGCGGATCGTCATCGCGGCCGGAAACGAGAAAGTGGACTATGCCCGGGTACACAACGAAGGATTCAAAGGTGCGGTTGCGGTTCCGGCCCATATCCGGCACACGCGCCGGGGTGATCAGAGCGTTCGGCAGTACACCCGAAGGGTGAACATTCCCCGGCGACAGTTTATCGGCGACGCCCGGGAACTCGAAACCGAGCTGCAAAAAAGAATCGAGACTCATGTGGAATCCGTATTAAACAACTGATTATGGAAAAAGAACTCTTCATCGCCCTGTGCGATCAGCTGAAAAACAAAGTCCCCGAATTGCGATGGATCGATTCGGATCAGGGACAACTCAATGTTTCGGAACGGCCTCCGGTGGCCTTCCCCTGCTGCCTGGTCGAGATGAGCTACCCGCAATGCACGACCCACATGGCCGGAAAACAACGCGTGCGTGTGAGATTTCAACTGCAAGTGGCATTCAACGTCTGGGGTACGGCAAACGCATCCGCACCGCAAGAGAGTCGTGAAAAAGCGCTTCAACAGTACGACACCCTGCAGAATATACACAAGGCGCTTCAATGGTGGTCTTTCGGACGCAAGATCAATCCGACATCCCGGGTGTCGGTCTTAACGGAGAATAGGTCGAACGGATTGAAAATATTCCGGATGATCTACGAATCGGAGTTTATGGATTAACCCCAGTCGAACCCGGGAAACATCTGACGCAACTGGCGTTTGGTCGTACGTTGACGGATCAGCTTGTTGTAGAACTCGTCCTCGGCGACCAGGGCGTTGCTGATCGTACGGTCCTCGACGAAAAATTCATTGTCGGCAAGGATCTTCAGCACATCGTCGAAACGTCGCCGCTCCAACTCTGTCCAGTAGTAATAACGGGCCGTCAGGAGGCGGTTGCGCTTGGCGATTCGGTCTGCACGCGACGTGATGTTTCCATCTCCCGAACGGGGCAGAGAACGTGTACGCCGCCGGTTCCCGGCTTTCTCAATGGTCGGGCAGTGGAAAAGAATGAGTTGATTGTCTGACGTGTTACCCATATTGCAAAGATACGAAATTTTGCACTGGAAGAAACAAAAACGCTGCCGATTTTCGATTCTTGGCAGCGTTTTTATGTTATCAAACAATCCCCACATTCAGTAGAAAATCAATGCGAAGACGGTTGAAATATGTGAGTTTTATGTCGAATTTACGATATTCCGGATCTTGTGCCTCCAAATATTGTCGGAGTTCCTCCTGACAGGCTTTGCGCATCGCATTGACCGAGAGGTTACCTCTTGGTCGATAAAGGCCTTCGAGATAGCATTTGCGATAGCCGGGCCTTTGCAAAATAAAACGCACTCTATACATATTTACATCGAATCTCTTGACAGGAATAAGAATTATCGCATATAAAAACGGGATAATTATGGTATCAACTGAATGATATTTGCTCCATTCTGGAGTTTTTCAATGGCTTCAGGCATCTGTTTTCCGATCGCCTTGAATCTGGCTCGGCACGCATTTTTGATCGGTCCTATGGATTCGGATGGACCGTGTTGGACGACATGTAATCGCACCTTTTCGACAAAATCTTCAATTATCAATTTCTCGGCGCGATCCATATCTCCAGTTAAAACACAAGCCCGAAGTTGCCAATCAACATGTGGAGAATCATTGCCTTGTGCAATCTTCTTTACATTGTTGGTCATAGCCCATAATTTGAAAAACAGAATAATTTGGAGGAGTCCAAAAATAAAAAACAGAATTCCAAGAATTACGAAATAAAGATCCATAAAATTATATTTTTTGTTAAACACATACAAAGCTACAAAATTTGTTACTTTTCGGCAATGTTCCCGGCGGCGGAATCGAACCGCCGCAGACAACCGTTCGGGACTACTCCATGGCCGCCAACGAGAGCGGCAATGTCTGTTTCACGCCCTTGTCGTCCTTGTAGGAGACGGAAATGAACTGACAGGTATCGACGGGCCGGTAGGCGTTCTGGATGATGTCGGTGGCCTCAATTAGTTGCGGGTAGCCTGATTTGCGGGCGATTTCGCGCAGTTGCAGTACGCGGCTGGCCTTCAGATTTCCCTTGCGATCCTTCGCCAGCAGATTCATGACCATCTCGGTCAAAGCCGCCGAATCCTCGTCTTTGGCCAGCGATTTGATGAACGTTTTGACCTTATCGACCCCGACATTCACTGTATCGTCCCAGCCGTCGTTGGTGCGATAACCGAGTGCCACCGTGATCTTGCCGTCGGAAGTCGTGAATTGATTGCTGTGTCGGTCCGATTTGGTCCGGAACAACTCATCCTTAAGCGCGATCAGCGTTTCGGCATCGCCGAAAACCTCCTCTTTCAGCCGGCGCATCTCCTCGCTCAACGCCTGCAACCGGCTAAACTTGTTGCGGCAGAACTCATCCACCGACGACTTGTATGCGGCAATACTCTCTTCGCGTTTCTGTTTCTCGGCACGCTCCTCGGCCTCAAGCTGCGCCTTCAGTTCGGCGCGTTGTGCTGCTGTCATTTTCGTAATATCCATACAATTTATAATTGCGTTATCTTCTCTTTCCTTTTAACTCCGCAACGCGGCGGAGGATGTATTCATCGGGCCACGCTATATACGCCCATGCTCCGCAACACGGCGTAGAACTCCACATTCTGATTTATGCCACATCCTCCCACAAATCGGGCATATCCTGTAATCGTTATGATTCAATATAGCCTCCTTTCGTAACCGCTTCAAAAGTTTGGTTTTCATAGATGCTTTTGTCATATCTTACTCTTTTTCGAGAATCGGCCGCCAGCCGATGACCATATCGTCATCTAAAGATCCATTGTTCTCGTGCCAATGATGATTCCGGCCCCCATTTGCTTTGTAAAAGGCAATGCAGTATTCACGGCATAATGTTGTTTTAACTAAAACATCTCGATTATCATTTGGCAGCTCCACTTTCGGGTCACGCCAGCGGGTCAATTCATCGCGCTCGGATTGTGCACCGGCAGAAAAGCCATCTATGAAGCATGTTGAGTACAATTCTCCCTCTCTGTATTCATAGTCAGACCAAGCAGCATTTGCCCTCTCTTCAATTGGTTTCATAATTATTTCGATATTTTGCGAGAATCTCGCTATTTCACCAACTCAAATTCGTAAACAGGGTTCGAATGTTTTGTCGCTTCATTTGCAGCTCGGACGGCTTCCCGCGATGCTCGCCATAAAAGGGAATCCCGATGTGTCTTGGGCACCCATTTACGGCTGGTTGAGTATGGAACAGAAGAGTAAATTGGTATGGGATACCTGATGACCAACACTCGATGACAGGGACAACAACCGATTAATGCCAACAGACAAAAGATAATTAATATCCTATTTTTCATTTTCTTTCGTATTCGTTTATCGTTTCAAAAATCTGCAATCAGATAGCCCCTCCGATCCCGCTGAAAAGAGAGTCGTGGGTCATAAGCGATCATCGGTTATCCCCGTTTCCATCGATCACGCCGCGCTCACGGCGGCTGGCGAGTTTGTCGAGGTTCTGCTGCATGACCTCTTCGAGCGTGAAGCCGAAGCAATCGGCAATGCCCGCGATAAACCACGCACAATCCCCGACCTCTTTCATCAGCTCGGATTTGTAACCCTCCACCTCTTGCAGATCACCCGTATTGAAGACCAAATGATCCATATCCAGCCGGCACACTCCCTTTCGGCGCCATTTGGCGATCTTGTCGGCGATTTCGCCCACCTCGGCCATCAGGCCGAAAAGCATATAGGTCGCATTCTCGCAACTCGGCAGCCGCGTACTCATCGCGCGTGTCTGATATTCGTTCGCTCGCATAGTTATTTCTAGTTTTTTCGGTTAAACTTCCTCTCGACCAGATCGCACAAATCCAGGTACATCGCATCGGTATTCTTCGCCTTCACCCTCTCCCGGAACCAGGCTATATCCGACAGCCAGCAGCCGCAACGGACATAAATGCCGTCTTGCAGGTTGAAAAAGTAAACCTTGCTGCCAATCCGGGAGCCGAACCCGACAAAAGCCAGGAAAGGATAATCGCCGATATATTCGCCTTTATCTTCGAAGGAGCAACCCCTACCGAAGGAGCAACCCCTACCGAAGGAGCACCACTCGCCGAAGGAGCAACCCCTACCGAAGGAGCACCACTCGCCGAAGGAGCAACACTCGCCGAAGGAGCAACCCCTACCGAAGGAGCACCTATTGCCGAAGGAGCAACCCCTACCGAAGGAGCACCACTCGCCGAAGGAGCAACCCTCGCCGAAGGAGCAACCCCTACCGAAGGAGCACCGCTCGCCGAAGGAGCACCACTCGCCGAAGGAGCAACCCCTACCGAAGGAGCACCGCTCGCCGAAGGAGCACCTATTGCCGAAGGAGCACCTCTTACCGAATACCCGTATATCACTGTAATCTCCAGAGGGGCATTGTTTGATTCCGTCGATCACCTCGAAGGCGTCGAAATCTGCCTGTGTGTATTTTTTCATTTTATTTTATTGTTTACTCACACAATCCGTAAAAGCTCATACAACTGGTCGCCGTATCGTCGTCGAACAAACTGCCCGTCGCGTTCTGCCATTGGACGTAGCGCACGACATCGTGGATATTGTGATACTTATTGCCGCTGGTAATTGCGTAGGAGGGAATCTTATCCGGGCCGAAAAAAGAAGAGTGCAACTCTCTTTCGAAGTTTGCTATTTCCGCTATACGTTCGGGAGATTGTTGGGCGATATTGAGAATATCGCGCTGGTTTGCCATCACACACGGCCAGCACCCGACGCGCTTATACCCCATCGTGTAGAGCGGATTCGGCTCTAACCCTGCGGCGAGGATGTAATCGATCACCTGCTGCGCCGACCAGTCGAACACGGGCCGAAGCAAATCGTCGGCGAACTTTTCCCGAAATGCCCGGACATCCTTACCACGGTAGCTGTGCTTCTTCGGCTTACCGTTTTTGTCATAACTGTAGGGCTCGAAATAATATTTGAAGTACGTACATTGCGCCGACATCTTGGCTCGCGCCGGAGATTCCGCGCCTCTGATGCCCTGAATCATCAGCATATTGTCCTGAACTTCGTCCAGCACATAGTCGATCGTCGGTTTGGTTTTGAGTTCTACCGTACAGAACCGCGCCCGCGTCGAGGCCCAGCGCTTTTTTTGCCGCGCAAGATCGACCATCCCGTCGTACTTGTGCGACTTGAGCGTAACGAGATCGAGGTGCAGCTTGTCGGCGATACGGTTGATATACTCATAGGTCAGTGGGTGTTCCCAGCCTGTATCGCAGAACACGGTGGTAAAGTTGGTGGTAATATGCTCGCGCACCCACAACAGCGCTGCAAGGCTGTCCTTGCCTCCTGAGAAGGTAACGATTACTTTCATTTTCGTTAGTCCGTTAAATTCAATTCGATGATTCCGTCTATTTTGCAATCTTCGATCCCGGTACACTCCAACAGAGCCGGGATGCGTACAAGAGGTTTGGCCGGATTGAAGTCGTAGCGACCCGAAATCCGACCATTGAGAGAGCTGATGATCCTACACAGCGACAACACGATGTTGTAAGACCTTTGAGGAGCCTCCAACAGGATGCAGCCGCTGATGGTCCGATACGCCTCGTCCGTCTTGTCGTTGTACTGCCGGGCGGCCCGGTCGTCGATCTTGCGAAGCATCGACCACGCGATGCCGTGAGCCTGCAAGACCAAAGTCTGAGCCTGCGTATAACGGCGCTTGGTTTCATGGCGGAACAAGCCGGACGCCGTGAGTTCGGATTCAAGATCGAGCATCGCGTAGTTCAAGCATCCGACCAGCGTAAGCATCCGCACCGCGAGCGGCACGTACCGCTCGTCTTCCGGCCGAGGACCCCGCGCGAGCAAGCGAGTGTTCATCCATGCCGTATGTTTAATCAGCATTGCCTGGCGGTAAGGAAGGTTGGTCATAATTTGACAACGATTGAGGTTCCGATTTGGCGATCTGTTATTTTCCCGTATTCATTGTAGATTTCACGCGGATAGACGCTTAAATCGGAGATATGTATTCCGTTATCTTTTTCGAACTGCATCAGCAAGCAGGATATTTGGTCTTCAAGATGTTCCTTGGCATCTTTGACTTCAGATATCGTTTTAATTACAGGTTTCATGGTTAGCTCGGCAATTGGTTGGATCGAATAATAAGCGGAATTGAAACGGCGCATTGTGTATTTCGGATTTTGGGCTTGCGTAGAATCGCCTCCAGTTTGGGAATAAGGGACTGCAATTCCTCTACGGTCAATAGTCCGAACGGCTTGCCTGCGATACGTAAATCCATGCAGAATTCGTTGACCGGGGTAAATGAAGAATCAGTCGTATCGATACCGAGGCGTTGCATGCGTTTCAACACTGCCGAACGTGCTTTTCGTAGCCGTTCTTTGTGGTCTGCAATACTTTCTCCCCTCATTTTACCCGACTGCAAGCACTCGCACATATCTTCGTACTCCGTCGACATCATCTCCCGAAGCGATGAAGTACGACCATCGGTGAATTGCAATACCAAAGTTTCCTTGTACCGGTCGAGGTCGATACCTTTCGCCTTGGCGATGGCATAGAACCGGAAGTAGCTACGCTTTTTCTTTGTCATAATCTTCGAAGGTTTGTACGCTGAAAAATCCGAGTTTGGGCCGTACGTTCATAAAGACCGGCATTCGACGATGGAGGGCGATGCACAACTCGATGCGTGCACCCTCGCTCTTCTCGTAATCGTCCAACAAGTAGATGGCGTCACATCGAAGCAGCAACGAGATATCTTTGCCTATGTGCTCCGCCCAGTCGGCCTCCAGTGGAAGGCCGTTGTCGAACGGGCTGACCGGTTCGAATCCGAACCGCCGTATCTTCTCCGCCGCACTTCGAAATTTGGCGATCGCCTCCTGGACAGGCAGTCCGGTGATCTTTCCGCTGATGTAAATTTTCTTGATGTCCATATCGTTTTGCATTTAAGGTTTATCCCCAGTATTTACGCGCACCTTCTTCGTAAATCGTACATTCGCCTGTCGGACCGATAAAACGGCCCTTACTGAAGGCTTTGTAACCTTCGACCCAGATTTTCAGCGAAGCGTCGTACATCACTTTGATCGCAGCACGTCCGTCCGGGCGTTTGCCGTCGGCATGGCTGACGAAAATCAGCAATTTGTTGCGATGCCGCTCCTTGAATGCGATGTATTCCTTGTAACTCATTTGGGTATATTGGAAAGAGTCGATGACAACGAAATCCCACGATCGAGGTTTCGACAGTCGTTCGTCCATTTCTTCGAAACTCATCGAATCGTTGTACTGAAAACGACTGCCGCATTCATCTGCCCGATAACGCCGAATAGCATCCTGTGTCGTTCCTCCGAGTCCCTCCTCCAACGGCAGATAAAGTACTTTGCCATGAGCGCACAGCGCCTTGCAAAAGGATACCACAGCCGAAGTCTTTCCGTTGCCGCTGTTACCCCAGAAGAACACCACACCCGTACGGTCGATTTCCCCCACGCAATCATCCCAGATGCCGCCCAAACGAATTGTGCGGCGTTTGATCGTCAGAACCTGTTTTGCAGATAGTGTCCGGCCCATTTGAATTGCTTTTGAACAAGATTATTTCTTGATTTCAGCGAGCTTTTTACTTTTGTGCACCGATTTCCGAACACGGCGCATGTCGTAATAGTCCCGCACTTGCTTCTTATCCCATGGATTTGCAGCTTTCGATACGACCGTGCGGGCATCTGCCAGCACGCTGGAGATTGCTGCTTCGGCATTCAGCCCGTTTGCCAGACATACGGCCGTCACCTCATGGCTGGTTGCGGGAGTGAGGTCGATGAACCGGCGCCCGATACGTGAAAACATCTCGTCATAACCCTTTTTGTCGTACTCCAAGCCGATACTCATCCGCCGCTTGATGTATTCGGTCGATAGAAAGATGATTCCGCAGCGTCCTTCGAGCGCGTTGTAAATCGAAATGAAGTAGTAAAACACCGTATCCATCAACTTGTCGCCTTCGTCGAAGACGAGCAGCGGCCGGTCGAGCACACGCAATTCATCCGTTACGGCTTGGAGTTTCTCCCGCAGGCTCGTCTGGGCGAGTTTGAGCCCTATGACGCGGGCCATTTCACGAATAAAGTCCCCGCGACGCATGTCCTCCGAACACGAGATAACGAACACGTTTTCATGCTTGGCCGCATAATCGTGCGCGGTCGTCGTCTTGCCGATACCGGCATTTCCTACCACCCATGACACGTTTTGATTCGCTTGCGCATCCTCCAGCAAAAGAAATAATTCCCGGTAAGCCGTCGTTTCGCAGACAGTCCATTCCTCCGGATTCACAGGAGAAATTTGCGAACGGATCCGCAGGAACATTTCGTCGCTGATGTTGTCGAATTTACCGTTCAGAATCGTACTAATCGTACCTGCACTGATACCGAGTGAATTCACCGCCTTGTTTTGGCTGGGATACTTGGATACATAGACCTGCAAACGGGCCTGAATATCCTTTTTCTCTTCGAGAGATAACTGTTTCATATTGGTTTGTAATCAAAAATTTACATTCGATTGAATATCGCCGTCGGATCGCAATCCAGATTGCTGACCGCCTTGGTATATTCGCCGACGGTCACCGGTTCGGAGTACTGCTCGGAAGGAACGACTACAACCGTATCGGCCAGGCGTTCGTACTCTTTTTCGCTGATGCCTTTGATCGCCGGTGTCCGCAGCCCGTGCTGTTCCGGTGCGACGCCGTGTTCCAGTTCCAACGTGTGCGCCTCGATTTGACGGCGCACCCGCTCACGTTTGTTCGCTTCATCGTTGTAGCGAATCAGCTCCATATCGCCTTCCTGTTGTTCCTGAATATTGCGGCGGACGGTGAGATAAGGATATGCTACGGTTTCGTAACGTAACCCCATCGGGGTCTGTTCGTAAAGCAATGCGCGATTCATGGACTTCGGATCGAAACGCACGAAGAATTCTCGGCCGGTATTCTCACTGCGCCATGCGTAATCGGGTGTACCATCGGAGGTCAATACCTCGTAAGTGTACTTGCGGTTTTGGTATTGGATCGTGATACCATCGGCTGTAAATATGCTCGGCCGCTCGGTCGTCAGCCAGAACAGATCGATCATATCCAATTCCGTTACGCGCTCCGTTGCAGGATTGACGCTCGTGCGGTACATCTCTTCGTGTGCAATCCCCGTCTGGTAGTGCTTCATCGCATTCCATTTGCTGCGGGCGACGGAGTAGGCCTCCAGCATCTCCTCGTAGGTGAACAGTTTCTCCTTGTTCGCTTCGAGGAACTCCCGGTTGATCTTCCACGCCTCTTTCGAAGTGATGTTCCCGCCGGTGAAACGCCAATCCTCATGCAGTACCTGCTTTTGAAAGCGACCGAACACCGACTCGATACTTTTCGACGGTGCGTTATATGGTGCTGTCGGGCGATTGATGCGGCAGATATTCGCGAAGAACTTCTGAGCGATCTTGCTCCGCTGCCCGCCCTGATTGTCGGTAACGATTTCATACGGTTTGTGTCCGGCTGTTTCGATAGCCATACGGAATGCCCGAAACTGAGCGTCGAAATTCTCCGTATCGCTGACCGCATAGCCGAGCAAGGTTTCGCTGTAAGCATCGATCACTTCGTACACCGATGCGGAACGCACCACCGTTTTGCCGTTCTCGACCGCCTTGTAGAAGAGGTTGAGCTTCGTGCCGTCACCGTACCACAGCGAATCGCGCATCGTCGGCATTTCGGTCTTGTTGCGGCGTGCATAGAGCTGTTTGGCCGCCAGTTCACCATAAACAGCGTCGTACCACAGCGGCTTGATCTCCGGCCGTTCGAGGTATTGCACCAGCGACGACTGCGAAGCGAGCCGTTTCCAACCGCGACGTTCGGCGATGCGGTTGAATTCTTCGAAGAGCTGCTTGGTCGTATAGACCGGGACGCGACAACGACGCAGGGCGACGATCTGACGTCCGGCCGCTTTGGTAATTTTCAGCGTGTTCGCATTGCAGAACTTGCCAGACACGAGGCAGGCATAGCCCTCTTTCGTATATTGGCGGAGCTTGTCGCGCAGACGAGCTTCACTCTTGGGCAGGGTGTGTCCGTAGGCTTGGCGCAACTCCTCGGCCGTGGCGAAGATGTTGGACCAGATGACCGGCGTATTGTTATTGCACGCACGTCGCATCGCTTTTTGTGTCCCCCGCATTTCCCGAAGAGCATTCAGCACCCGCGCATTCAACGTGTATTCTGTTTGTTTATCCTCCGGTAAATGTTCGCCGTTCGGCAACAGATATTCATGATAATACTTTTGTGCTTCGCTATCGACTGCAAGCGGCATATCTTCCTGTTTCATTATCTTTTCGGGATTACCGTATTTCGCTTCAAAACGCAGTCGGAACCGTTCAGGTAGCGAGTGGTACTCGATCAGAGCATACGACCCGAGTCCCTTGCCCGGACGTAGAACATTTACCCGGCCCCGCGTCACGAGATGATCGTAAGCACTACGACTCATTACCGCCTCGCCATCGTCCGACTGCGTCAGCTCGTGCATCGTTACTGCTATTATGTTTCCGAAATATTCCATCGCTTCGTTGTTCTCGATCCCGCGCCGGTATCGCTCCGGGCAACGCCTTCAGCGTTCGCGGGAAAATCGCTATATTTGTATTGCCATCTACAAAATTTCAGCGATTATGTTACCTGCCGATCTATATATCCATTTCATTTGCCCGTCGGAACAGCTGATGTTCCGTACTCGTGAATCGATGTCTCCTCAATTGCGCCGGTTAGACGTGAGATACAGAACTGATAAATCGTATCCTCCTGAATGTTACCGATTTGAACTTTCCATTCCTGCCGTGGAGGAGTACACGATGACCTTTCGGGTGTGGATTGATAAGCATGATCCCCGGATTGGGCAGATCCTGACGGTTGCACACGACGTTGCCGAAAGCGTTTCAACAGAGATACGTCTTGAAATAGAAAGGTGATCGTACCGTCGGCTTCGTTCCAGTCGGACTCTCCGAGACCGTATCCGCTGATCGATTCCAGTTCTTCGACCGCCGCATGCAATAGCTCATTCAGACGCTCTTCGTGACGGGAAATAGCCTCTCTTTGGTGTTTGGGTATCATAAGCCTACCTGTTTAATGAATCCGTGAGGCTTTGCGCCTCGAATACGATGTTTCCCCAGTCGCGAACCTTGACATCGGAGAACGTTTTCACGGCACGATTGTCCCGACTGATACTGGCTGTGCACGTCGCGTTGTCGAACTCCACTCGAACACCGTTCGAGAAGGTCTGAATAATCCGTTGTACGCCGCCGATATCATGTACGAAATCGATCTCGCAATTCGGCATGAAACCTTCCGTGACATCGAGCTTGATCATTACGCGTCCGCCATTTTGCACGGCCATGCGGCGAATCTTTTCTGCCAACGTGCTCTGGGTCTGGAAGGTCAAGGCCGACCACAGCGTTACACGGCTTACCCCCAACGCCCGACAGATGCGAGCTTTTTTAGAAGTCGATAATTCGATATATTTCATCATTCTCTTGGTTATGTTTGGTTCTACAAGTAGTCAGACAGTATCTCTTTGAAATGCCATCATCGGGATATCGCCGGGTTATTTTACTTCATTGATGCTCGGTCTCAAGGAACAACCGTAAGCCGTTACCAAAGCGTCGGACATGCGCTTCACGAAGGAAGCGGACGCTTCGAAAACAATTCCGGACTTCTCCGTATAACTGAATGCGATACCGCGTGTAATCAGGTAAAAACAGACCTTGTTCTTGTTGCTTTGCGTTTGCCATTTCTTCATTTCCTCTTTCATAGCCTTGATTCAAAATTTTCACTACCTTTATAGCGCCCTAATATATTAAGACGATGCAAATATAATACGCAAATGCGAATATTCAAAATAAAACGCGAATAATTTTCGCTTTTGCGAATAATTTTGGAACAATGAATATAAACGCCCGATTTGAAGAGATTATAAATTCCTTATATAAAGGAAATAAGCGAGCATTTGCGCAGAGCGTTGGCATATCGGCAACTGTCGTGGAAAATGTAGTTGGGACTCGAAAAGGAAAACCGTCATATGATGTTCTTGAAAAAGTATGCGCAAATGCGAATATATCCGCCGAATGGCTACTGACCGGCAAAGGTGAAATGCAGCGCGCAGAAGATCGACAGTTGGCCATTCCCGCCATCAAGGAGCAGTTCTCCCTCCGTACAGATCGCACGATTGGAATGCAGAGCGTCCCGCTGTATGAACTCGACGCTACCGCTGGACTGGTGGCCCTCTTCGATGGAACGACCCGACAGGTTCCGGTCAGCCATTTGCAAATTCCCGATCTGCCGCCATGCGACGGGGCATTATATGTTCGCGGAGACTCTATGTATCCGCTTCTGAAAAGTGGAGATATTATATTATATAAAGAGATTCCTCATGCCACGAGTAGTATATTATGGGGCGAGATGTATCTGCTATCGTTCACGCTTGACGGCGAGGACTATATTACTATCAAGTATATACAAAAAGCTGATGACGATCGTTTCGTCCGGCTCGTTAGCCACAACCCACACCATTCACCGAAAGATATCCCCGCCGACTCGATCCAAGCACTGGCATTGGTAAAGGCGAGTGTGAGATTCAACACGATGGGATAAATGCGTGTCACGCGCACTTTTTCAAACAGCAAACAGCGGCAACTTGAACGGTTGCCGCTGTTTTTTAGACGATTATACAAAAATAAGCGATTGAAATTTGTAAAAAGTGTGTCATTAAGGGGGTACATATACCTCCATTTTCCTGCATTTTTGCACGGTTTTGGTAGTTAAAGGTTAGTTTAGGTGCATCTCTTTTTCACGTTTTTGGCAGTCTTAATGGCTGTTTAACGTGGATATTTCGTTTTGAAACACGAAAAAACAGGGGCAGTTTTAACGGCCGTTTTTGTGGCCGTCTAAATCTCAGATCATAGAACATGACTGCCGAAATGGCAGAACGACCTTGCTTTGTTTGGTGAGGGTTTGAACGGCCGTTTGAACGATAAAAATACGATACTCGACTGGCGTCACCTATACACGCCTACCAATGGCTGAAATCGCAGCACAAACAGCCTCAGTCGCAAATCCGACCTACGGTCGCAGATATCAAAAAGCCTCCGAAATTTGACCGTTTTTGGCCGTTTTCGGAGGCAATGTAACATCGGAGGTCGAACACCGCGTTCAAATCTGGTTCAAATGTAACACGAAAGTATCACCGAAGTAACATTTGGTTTCGCGGTGCATCTGGGGGTATCGTGCTGCTAACCGTTTGATATATACCGGTTACCTATCTTTCTGTCGCTGCTCTTCTTTTGTACATTTGGTTTTTACCCCCATACACGGCCTGACGGGCCGGAACCGGAAGGAGCGTCAGGCCAGCAGTCGGTCGATCATGGACTGCAACCGCAACAGATCGCAATATTGATTGGTGCCGCCGGTATAGTCCTCGGCATGCCGGGCCGTGCGGATCAGGAACGAATCGAGTTCTATTCTGACCGAGCCAATCCTCCGGGACAATCCGGAGGAATGGTTTATGTAAACGAATTTGCCGTTGCGCTCGACAAAACAGCTCGTAAAGTAATGCCCCTTGGTCTTGGCTACGACCGCCGCATCCACGGCTTTGGCATATTTGGATATTTCACGGACGAGCGCCGTCTGGAAATTCCGGTATTCTCTCGAGACATAACACCCTGCGTCCGCAAGGAAGACATATTGCCATTTGGTATAAAAACTCTGTGCCATAATCCAATTTGTCCGTTATCGTGTGTTCTGTAAATAAATTCGCCACTCCTCGCCGTCGATGGTAAGGCTGTTCAGTTCCCAGTCGTACTCCACTTCCGGCATATCGGAATAAGGGAAATGAACGGCATAGCCTATCTGTCCGTAGGAACAGAGCAGCGGCGTGACGCAAACTTCACGACCGAAATAGGTCTGCGGAGTACAGTATTTGCGCCAGTCGAAACGGCCTGCGGTCACATTGCCGCAGAGCCGTGCGAGGATCGCCCCGTCCGTCATCGCTTTCATACGTCGGCACCTCCTTTCTGTACCAACGTCAGTTGGCCGGGGCGGTCGGGGAACCAATAGGCGTCGTTGTCTGAAAAGACGATGCCGCAATCCTCGTCCTCGGGGTAACGGTGCGGACAAAGGAAACTGTCCGGACGGCAAAACCCCAGCACTTCGTGGGGGCCGAACGTCACTCCATAATCGTTTGTAAAGAGAACCGTGTCGCCGACGGCCAGGTCGTCGTCCGTGTCGATGACCTCCGAAAGACGGTCGTAAATCATCTTGCCGTGTTTTTTCTCCACTTCTGCCTTCCAACGCAGAAATTCCGCTTTGTAACTTCGTTTCGTACTCATTTCAATGCTGTTTTCAGGGTTTCATAAAGCGTGTCGATCATTGCCTCGGCCGCTTCCATATCGCTCACGATGTCTTTGATGTGGTAAGGGGCGCCGTTCTTGCCGTGCCCGTCCGTGCCGATCCACAGATAGGCTTCATAGTCGGAGTCGTAAGCCTCGTAATACTTTTCCAGCTCTTGCAGGAGGCTGTCGGGATCGCCGTTCCGCATTTCGACGCTGAAGCCGAAGTCCTGTCCTGCGGGCGTGTACTGCCGGAACTCGAACTCCGTGAAGCCGGGACGACTGGCGTCCGTTTCCACACTCCAGCCCAAAGCAGTGGCCACATTGGTAATCTGTTCTGTTGTTGTCATCGTTTCCGTTTTTTCTTTCCCTCCGTTCGATGTCTTCCGACTTCGCCCGAAGGGGATGTTTTCACGTGCGGAGTCGGACGGGGGATGCGAGAACGACGGGCAAGGAAACGGAAGGAAATTTTATGAAAGGCCGGAATCCCGGATTCCGGAAAGTTTGCGTCAAATTTCATTACAGGTAACGGCAGCGGTCCTTGAACCGTGTTCGTCCACCGTACCTTTGCACACGAAAACGAACCCGGCGGCGAAAGTCGAGACAACGAGAGGGTTATACTCGGTATATCGGGCGTCGTCCGGCAGGTATATAAACGGAAGGGGCGGCGGTCCAAGCCGTCCACAGGGTGAGCTATAAAAGCAACCGGGGGCGCAAACAGCAGGAAAAGATACGAACGTGCATACCGTTTCCGGTACGGGATTCGTTATATAGGTATCAAGGGATACGCCGGCGATACGGACTTTTCGGTTATATCCCGGAATTTATTATCTTTGCCGAACAAGAGGATAGCCTTACGACGAATTAAATACCTGACCGCTATGACACATATAATGATCGAAGACAATACGCCCGAAGGAAAGTGGCTGCTGGAGCTGATCCGGGGACACAAGAGCGTGACTGTCATGGACGAGAAAAAAAAGAAGGGGTTCCGGGAAGCCGTGGCAGAATGCAATGGCCGTCCTGCCGCTGAATTTTTCGACGAAATGAGCCGACAGGCTAAAGAGCATTTCGACCATGCGTGA